AAATGCCAATCATTTTGACTATCGCGGATTAATAAACAAAGGCTTAGCAATTAATACTACTGACTTAAATATTTATTGATATGAAAAACCAAGATACCGATTTACAACTTGAATGTCTATCTAATCAGAGGCAGATTGATACAGAGTTTAACTCTATTCCTTCAGGTCATAAGAAGGAATCTTTACGGATTAGTGTTACAGAAAGATTACCAGAAAATGACTTTAATTGTATTGTGACAGAAGCGGAACGGTACATTAATAGTGTGTGGCATGATATGAAAGAAAAACTTGATTTTAAAAAACTGCCTGTTTTATTGAAACATAAATCTGGGGTAATTCATTTTATTGATAGTACACCTACGAGTTGGAAATATTTAATTAAGCATTATGTAAAATGGGTATACATCAGAGATTTGTTACCCAATGAGGAAAAATAATAATAATAAAAGATATGGAAACAAAAGAAAATAATAAATATAAACCATTTGATCTCGAGCAAGCTAAAGCTGGTAAACCTGTTTGTACAAGAGACGGACATAAAGCAAGGATTATTTGTTTTGATGCTAAATTAGAGAATTATTCTATAATAGCTTTAGTTAAAAAAAAAGGTTCCACACAGGAATATTTACATACTTATACCAATGAAGGCAGAATTTACTATAAGAATCCTACGCATAGCTTAGATCTTGTAATGCCTTTAGAAAAGAAAACAGGATGGGTTAATATATTTGTAAATGGCGAATATACTGTATCGAATATATATACAACAGAGCAAAGTGCTAAAGTAAATGCGATAATAAGCAAAGCTGTTGATACTATTCAGATAGAGTGGTATGAATAAATAAAGATTATGAGTGAGTTTAAAGATCGATTATTAAAGCAATTAGAGACAGACTATTCAGAAAATGCCAGAGACTGTCTTAAAATATATGAAGCTATTGAAAAGTTAAATGGAGGGAGTATCCCTAGTGATCAATGGATGGTATTATCCAGAGTTCAACATTTAGGAACCCATATAGATCCTATGAGAGTTTATTCCCCTTCTAAAATAGGTTACGTATTCCTAAAAGGATTAGAAAGAAACGACGAGATGAAAACATTACTAATAACAGAAACAGAGGCTAGGATGATTTATTCAAGTATATCCGGAGAATTTAAGAAAAAGCTTGAAGATATCTTCGGAATAGAAAGACTTACATTGAGTTTCCAGGACCTGGTGAAGACCTATGAGGATGTATGTGAAATCACGGGATCAGTTCCTGATATAGAATGTGATGACAGGTCTGAATTGGCACGTTTAAAACTGATACAGATCTATAAGGCCTCTAATATATTGAATGATAATTGGAAGCTTACCCCTCTTGGTACTCAATGTGCATTTTACCCGTCTTTTATGTGGAAGGAAGGTAAACTTGTATGCGGTGATATATGTCATACTTTATACAGTGTCTCCTATGATCCTAAATTATGTTGTGGCAAAAGGGAGGATGCTTTTTACATAGGAACTCATTTTATTGATCTATATAGGGATTACTTACTACTAGAGTAAAATGGAAATACAAGAAATAAAAATTGATGGGATAACGTATATAGAGAACGAGGACTCAAGAGTATGTAATGATTGTGCTCTTAAAGATGAAGAAGAATGCTATATCCTTATACAGGGAGATGAAGTCACACTCTGTAATCTATTCTCAGGACATGTACTTAAAATAAAGGAGGATTAATATGTTTCCAATTAATTTTATAATAGCTTTTATAATAATTGTTTTATTTCTTATTTTTGTTGCTCAAGAACTTCGTGATAGAGATATTAATTTCTATAACAAGTATAAAATTTTAGAGAATGAAAACGGATGTTATGTTGTTAAATATGTAAAATATTATCTCTTCGGATTTATTCCTATGTGGAGATGGCTTAAGAAGAAATGTCCTTTTAGCTTGGATGAAGAGGTTGTCGAATTTCAACATAAAGAATCAGCACATAATATTATGTTAGACTACTACGAATTGGCTCGCCATGATTATAATATAACTAAAATCAAAAATAAAACACTTTAATAAATGACAGAAGAACAAATTAGAGATTATAAAACAGCATTACGAACAAAAACTACTCTTTTAAATAAACATTCTACAGTTAAAGAAAATTTAATAATAGGTGGTATATTTACTCCTAGTATACTTGATAATCGTGATAGTTTATCTTATGAATGTTATATAGTATATACAGAATTACAAAAAGAAGTTGATGATGCATTCAAAAAAGCTATTGAAAGAATTACTAATATTATATCTGAAATATAAATATTTAATAAATTAATATCTATATATGAAGAATATATTAGATTAAATAAATAACTAAATTAATATTTAAAGAGATGTTACCTATATTATATCTAATTAGATATATTCATAATGTTTGTATGAAATTTCTAAAAGAAGTAAACTTCGATGGAGCTGTAGATATGTATATTGATGAACGTGTTAAATCTACTTGTTTAATTGAAAGAATTAGATTAAACAATTTTCGAAGTCTTTTAATGGAAGGTGTAGAAAACTCTATAGATTTAAAGGTTTTTTCAAGAAATTGTGTAAAATTTCTTACTAAAGCTTTTAGTAGCTCTGACATAATAGAAGCTTTTACTCACTGTAATATAAACGAATCATGGGGGAAAATTTGAATCCAGTTATAGAATTTGGTATTCGAATATATTAGGATCTGATGTTACAGATTCTGATATATGATCTTAATTGTATACTACAAGGAGGAGGAGAGGGGCTTAAAAATTCCTGGAAAGATAATTCCTGTAATTTTAATTTACTGCTTACTTATATAAACAGATATAATCATGAACCTTCTAGCTGCTATTCAAACGAACTAAAAATATCTATTCTAAAAGATGCTAAACGTATTATAAAATCAAAAACTGTATCAGGGTTATGTTTAGCCCTTAAGGAATCTTTTCAATGTCAACCAAAATTTTACTATCATAATGGTATAAAAGAAGTACCAGATCTATCTACAGTATTACAATATTACTTTCCAGAGTTTAATAAGGATAGATTTGTTCCACGTTGTACTGATTATAATGGTTTCTGGTGGGATGTTGATGATAAAACTTCAAGAATAGAGGTATTATCTATATTAATAGATATATATGAAAGAAAACTAAATGATGAAAACCTTTATTATATTGGGTAAGTCTTTACTAAAACACATAAAGAAAAATAACTTATATTTTAAGGAAGGGAAAATGTTGCTATAAAAATTGTGTAACAAATACTCTGATTATATCTAAACAAATTAATAGCAAAATTTTATTATATCATTTTAATAATTACTTAAATCTCTATTTATAAATGAAAGGATAAAATCTCTAGTGTATAATAAAAATATCTATGCACATCCTACTCCTATAACAGCAAGGGTAGAAGTAGTTGAGAAAGAAGAAGGATTATACAGTACGTATATATTTAAAGATTTAGATCTGGAAAATGAATATTATATGATAACTAAGTATCCAAATTGGAATCAAGGTCCTATAAATATCGGGGATATTGGATATGTTACTTATTATATAATAATCGCAGGAGTATCTAAATGGTATGTTAATTCTGAAGAAAATGTAAAAGAAGTATATACTCCATATAATTATACTCATTTAGCTCTTGTTAAATTTATTAAAGATAATTCTAATATAATTAAAAAAGATAAAGATAATAAACTTAAAATAAAAATTATTTAAACACATAAAGTTATGACATTATTAAAAGAAAGACTATTAGAAGCACAAGAAAGAAAAGAGAATGATATTAAAAACTTTACATGGTTATATCCGAAAGATAGAGATAATGGAAATGTTCAGAATGAGGTTAAATTAGTATCTTGTACTGAGGAACAACTTAAGGGTTTTTATTCCCACTGTAATAAAATGTTATATAATGACTCTAAGGAAAATCCCGGAAGAGTTAATGTGTTAAAAATAATTCAGGACCAAATTACAAAGATTGGAGTCGAGTTAATGCTTCGAGATTTCGAAGCTAAAAATGAAAATTTTGATAGATTCTCTTTTGCATTATCTATCGATGAGTTCTTGGAAAAGAATAAAGATGTAGATCCCAAAGTTGCTACAATTAAGAACTTTATTAAGGTAGCTAGGAAATATGAAGATTTAACTTTACATTCTGTATATGAAGGATGTATTGGGAAGTTGGGATTGTTTGAGAATCCTCATATCACTAAATCTTTTATTCTTAGAATGGGGCTATGGATGAGTAAAATGGCTGGAGATCATAAGAAATTAAAAGAGTGGGCTGAGTTAAATAAATTATCCAGCTTAAATCCTATGGATAAAGTATATAAATATTTAAGACTTAAAGAACATGATAAATTAAGATCTAATCCAACTGGATTAACTCTATCCCAGATAAAAGGGATGTTAGAAATTACTAACCATTCTAAAAAATATAGTGAATTGACTACAGAACAGCTAACAACTCTTAGATATAGGGTATTGTTAGATTTAAGAACTAGTGTAAGAAGTCATATCTCAAGATGGGAAACTTTAAAGCATCAGATTGAATTGGTTGCTGAATCTAAAGGATTTAAATTGCTTTAATGATTTATTACGTAACAAAAGCTTCTGAACTATATAAGTCTAATAGATATACTATTATATCCCCTGAAGAGTCGTTAAAATTACTACATCCATTAAAATATGTAGGAACAGATACCGAAACTGAAGGATTAGATTGTCATAGTAAGAAACTTTTATCTATTCAATTTGGATGTAGGGATTTTCAAGTAGTTATAGATTGTACTACTATAAATCCTATTATATATAAAGATTATTTAGAATCCGAAAGAATTTTTCTTTTATGGAATGCTAATTTTGATCTTAAATTCTTCTATAAAATAGGAATCTTTCCAAATAATATCCGAGACTTGATGTTATCTGAAAAAGCTATATATCTAGGATATCCTTCTGGTATGCATAGTATGGCTTTGAAAGAAGCTGCTTGGAAGTATCTAAAAAAGAGTCTAGATAAATCTGTTAGAGGAAAAATTATCACTCAAGGTTTAAATGAAGAAACTATTGTATATTCCGCAGAGGATGTTGAGCACTTGGAGGATATAATGATTGCTCAACAACCAGAATTAGATAATCAAAATTTAAATGCAGCACTTAAATTAGAAAATGAATATGTTAAAGTAAATGCTTATTTTGAATTTTGTGGAGCTAAACTAGATATTTCTAAGTGGAAGGAGAAAATGAAGAGGGATCAGGAGAACTTAAATAAAGCTAAAGATATCCTTGATTCATGGGTTGTTGATTGGGAGAATACTAAAATATCTAAAGAATCTGAATTAGTATATTTAGATGTTTCTAAATTTAGAGGGGATAATGTTATAGAAGAAGATAGGAAAAAATTAAAATTTGCAAAGAGAAGAAAAGAGTCCGACATCAGAGAGAAAGATGGCACCTTAATTGCAGAAGCATATGAGAAAGAAGTTAAGAGGAAGTATTCTAGTATAAATACTCAGGGAGATTTGTTTTCCGGGTTTGATTTAACTCCTAAATGTACTATTAATTGGAAAAGTTCTGCACAAGTATTACTTCTCTTTGAAGAATTAGGTATAAAGTGTTCTACAATAGATCCGAAAACTAAAACTTCTAAAAAATCTATAAACGAAAAGGTTATAGCACCACAACAGAAAAATTTTCCGATTATTGAACTATATCTTAATTTCAAGGAAGCAGAAAAGTTAGTAGATTCTTTCGGACAGAAATTTTTGGATTTTGTTAATCCAGCTACTGGAAGAATACATTCTACTTTTCATCAGTTTGGCACAGATACAGGGAGGTTGTCGTCTACAAGTCCTAAATTATTGGGCACTATATATGTGAATATATATGTGAATGAGGGTGAATTGCTGGAAATCTAAGTGTTATATTTAAATATAACATATGATAATCAGCAGCCAAGCTTAAAACTGGAAGTTTTGATTTTAAGTGGGTTCAGAGACTAGATGTTGAGTAATTCCATACAATACTACATCCACGAGCGCCCTCCAACTCTATTTATCTAGAGAGTTGAAGATATAGTCCGATACTTCTTGGAAACGAGGAGATCAGTTTAAACGGCTGATATAACTATTGAATTTACAACAATTACCCAAAGATGCACTAACTAGATCATGCTTCGTAGCAGAAAAAGGGAATAAATGGATTAGTTGTGACTATTCTGGTTAAAATTGTCATATATAAATGTAATTTTTCTTCATTAATAAAATTTAATAAAATATTTGGATTAATCCTGACTAATCTGTATCTTTGCATATTAATCAATACATTTTTATTATGTCAAAGAGAATCACTAAAAGTCAAGAAAATGAAATTATTAAATTGTATGTAGAGGAAAATAAATCCTCTAAAGAAATTTCGGAGATTATAGGAATCTCTAGTAGTTCAGTATTAAGAGTTTTAAAGAGAAATAATATTGAAACTAGATCTAAAGCTCCAGTTAGGATACCTAATAAGTTTGGTGAAGAAAAAGAAAAAGAAATTATTAGATTATATACAGAAGAAAATAAAAGTACATTAGAGATTGCAAATATTTTCGAAACTTATAATACTTCTATTAGAAGAGTTTTAGAAAGAAATAATGTAAAAATTCGTTCTTATAGTGAAGCTCAACGCTATATAGAGTTAGAAGATATATCTCTAAAAGAGGGTACTAGAGACTTTGATTATTTTTTAGGGTTATTAGCTACAGACGGATGTGTAACAGAAAATAAGATAGTATTAGATTTTAGTGAAGAAAACAAGGAACTTTTAGACTATTGGAATGATTTTTTAGGGAATAAATGTAACATTACTATTTCCATTCATAAAGTTTTTAAAGTTCCACAATATAGAATAGCTTTTAGGAATAAAGAAGTTGTTAAATATTTAGCTACCTTTGGAATAGTCCCTAGAAAATCCTTCAATTTGAAACTAAAATACATTAATTGGGATGTATTAAGAGGCATTATTGACGGGGATGGATGTATTTCTTCTACTAATTCAGGAAATACAATAAAATTAGGAATCACTTCTGCATGTAAAGAATTCCTAATTCAAATCCAAGAATTTCTAGAAGGCGAAGGAATTACTTCTTTTATAAATGAAAGTAAAAGAAACGAAAATCCAATATTTGATCTTTTTGTATATAAAACTAATGATTTAATGATAATACATAAACATTTATATACTGATGCTCATTACTTTCTTAAAAGAAAAGAGAGTAATTTTGGCCCAATATTAAAGAAATTTAATATATGTAACTCCGTAAATTCAGTTAACGATGAGCATTCCAAGACTGAGCCAAGCCTTATAGAGGAAGGTGCAGAGACTAGAAACGGAGAACCTAAGGAATAGTATTAGTATATACTATTCTATGGTTAAGGTATAGTCCAGTGTTGACACACTGCAAGAAAGTTTCATTATGGCATCTCTATCCAACGATTCTGCTATGTTAGATGAGCTGCTTAGGGGATCGGGTGACCTACACTCGTTAACAGCTCGAATGGTGTTCGAAGAGATTCCAAATGATACTCCACTCAAAGAAATTAAGACGAAATATCATAATCTTAGACAAAACGCCAAAGGTTATGAATTTTGTTTTAATTATGGAGGTAATGCCTCTACTTTAGTGAAAAACTATGGGATAGATGAAGATTATGCTAAATCTATTTATGACAACTATATGTCTGGTTTCGATGGTTTATGTAAATATCAGCAAAACCAGAGAAATTTTGTTAATAAATATGGGTATATTATATTAAACAAACTAGGTCTTCGTGCTCATATATATGACTTCTCTGATTGGGAATATTTAAAGCAGAATAATCCGAGAGAGTATAGACAGCGTAAGGCTGCTTCAGAGAAACAGGCGATCAACTACCGTAAATTGTATGCGGCTTTATACAGTAATGTATATTGAAAAATTGGGTGGATTGCGGGAAAGCTAAGTTGTAAAATAAGCTAATCCGCAGCTAAGGCTAGGAAGAATCTAGGTACTAGCAAAGTTCAGAGACTAGAGATTGAGTAGTTCTAACAATAATATCTCAATAGCGCCCAACATCCTATAAGGATGATGAGATAGTCCAATCCTATATGAAAATATAGATCATATACAAAATATGATACAAGGCACCGGTGCTGCAATGTGGAAACTGGCAATGGTAAAAATATTTAATTGGATTAAGAAGAATAATTATCTTAATATAGTTAAGTTATGTGTGCCAGTACACGATAATCCTCAACTTTGTCGTGTATAAACTTGGTTAATTGCTGGGAATCTTTAAAATACTATATACTACAAAAATATTGAAAAATATTTTGAACGTTTTAATAAATATAGTATACTTATTAAATATAAGAATAAGACAATCAGCAGCTTTCGTTTCTAAATAATACATACTTACATGAAAGAAAGTTCAGAGACTATCCAGAAATGGAGTAAGCTCCAAGAGGAGTTGAAACGCCAAGGTAAGATAGTATTAGATTTTAGATCTCATTTATTATCTAATAAATTATCTTATAAGATATAGTCCGACACTGCAAGAGATTGCAGAAATATCATGGAATCGATGATATTGATAACATAAAGGAAGTTAACTTAGAGGCACCGGAAAGTATCGCAAATGAAGTAGCTGATATAGTAGTGACTGCAATGAAATCTGCTGGAGTATATTTTTGCCCCAATGCTCCCCTAAACGCTACTTGTGATGTAGGAGATTTTTGGATTCATGATTAAATATAAACCAATCATATGACTACTAATGAAGAATTATCCCTAAAACTGGATCAAGTTCTTAGGAATCAGGAAGAATTAAAAGCATTAGGATTAGTAATAATTCAAATCCTGAACAAATTTATAGAACATGAAAAAGGTCCAGAAGATTTTATTAGGAATATAATAGCCAATATAGCTGGAGATGAAATAGAATGGAATAGAAGAGGACAGTATATTAAATAAACTAATATGATAGAATTAAAAATACTACCAAAATTTTATAATGATATCCTTTATAATGATAAAAGATTTGAAGTAAGAGATACTGCAGATAGAACATTTAAACTTGGAGATTTAGTTCTTTTAAGGGAATATTATAATGGAGAATATACTGATCGAGAATGTATCATAAAAATTGTATATATCTTAAAAGACCCTAAATACTGCAAGGATAATACATGTATTTTTGGATTTGAATTAATTACCACTAATCAAATGTAATGAAAAAAGAAGATAGAATAAAAGAGTTAGTAGAACTCTGGAGAAAAAATAATGGAAAAGGAAGGATAATTCTTCCTAATCAATTCGGGAAACAGTTATTAGTATCTAAAGTATTAGAGCTTTTCTTAAATAAAAATCCTTCTTCTGAGGTATTTATTATAACTCAAGATTATTCTTCTTCTTATCAATGGAATACATGGTTATATACTCAGAAGTTACATAATAAAAGTAAAGCTTATAGTATTTCTTATGTATTAAATAATTTATCTAATTTTACCAAATTTCCATTTTTATTACTTGATGACATAACTACTGAGAAAAGTTTACATATTATCTTAAAAATCCCACATAAATTTCTATTATCTATAACTACTTTCTATGATTTAAATTATCTAAAGTCTCTTCCAATTATTGGGGAAATTACTAAAGATGAAGCAATATCTAATAAATGGATTAATAATTATAAAGAGTATAAAGTTATTATAGATGTAGACGATTTAAATTTATATAAAGAGCATGATCAGAAATTTTATAGATACATGAAACTATTTAACTATGATCTTACTCTAGCAATGAACTGCTTATCATCTAAAGAAGTAAGAGAAGAATTTAGTAAACTTAAGAACTGTAAAATAGAATTAGTCAATGCTTGTACTTTTGGAGTTTATAGAGAGCTTAAATGGAGAAAAGATTTTGTATTTTTCCACCCAAAAAAGAGAGAATTAACTGAAAAGATTTTAGAGTATAATAAATTTAAAAGAGTTATTATATTCTCTCCAACTATAGAAGAGTCTTATAAGTATGGAGATATTCAATACAATAGTAAACTATCAGATAAACAGAAGTTCGAAGCATTGAAGCATATAAATTTCCCAAGTCCGATATTAGTATCTGCTGTAAATGATATTTCTCATGAAATAAAGTCTCAATTTGATGTGGAAATTATTACATGTAATAATTCATCTAATATATTAAAAGAGAATAGATTAAAATTAATAAAAGAAGAAGGTAAGATTTTTACATTTGTTATAAAGAATACTATGGAAGAAGCTTGGTACAAATTAAGTACTTTAGATAATGATTATATAACAATCACTGAGAAAATGCTACAAAGAGTCTTAGAAGGAAAAGAAATCTTAGAAGAAAGAATTGAAGGTCCGGAAATGATTTATAATTATTAAATATTTAACATGAAAGAATATAACACTCCGTATGATGAGTTTGGTTGTGAACATGGTCCTGGATGGTATGGATTAGTTTATCCTATTATATTTGATATAGAAGAATATAATAAGACTCATCCAGATAAATCACAACAAATAGAAATTTTTCAGATAAAAGAGAAATTTGGAGAATTATGTATTTACTTAGATAATGCTCCAGAAGATATTAAGAAAAAAGTTAGAAAGGCAGAAGAATTATCTAAGAAAATATGTGAAGTATGTGGTTCTCCTATAGATGTAGTTACATATTCTAAAAATGGATGGATACGTACTCGATGTAAAGATTGTAAAATTTAAAAATTATGCCATACTACAGAATATTAATGAATGTGCCATGTACAAAACTTGCAGAAGTTGAGGTATATGCTAAATCTAAAGAAGAAATTATAGAATTCTTTGAACGTAATAGTTATATAGATAGAGATCTTATAGAAGAATTAAACTAACACTATTCCATTCACGTAACATCTAATAAACTAGAATTAACCGTGCTTGTTTGTGTTATATTGTATAACAATATAAACAAACATTAATGGAAAAAATCTCAATCTCATTAGATCGTGAATTAGATCTAATGACACAATATAATCTATCAGCCGAGGAATGGTGGATTATACAATTATTATTCCTCGCTCAATATCCCGAGGGGAGGATAGATCCTTTAGAAAGATATAGTAAAATTATAGGTGGATTTAAATATGATATAATTGAATCTCTCCAATCTAAAGGAGTATTAAAAAAGATGAATATTAAAAAAGGAGATCATTTTGAGATAGATGATTTACAGTTTAATTATGTAAAAGGTGAAGATAAGAAAACATATCCATTAGATATTCCATTCACTGCTAATTTTATTAAGTCTTATTTAAAACATTCTGGGGAATTAGGGAAGGAATTGTTCCTAGAATACCCAAGTTTTATATACATTAATAATTCTCCTGTAAATGCTCGTAGTATAACGACTGGGAATCATTTCGGATCTATGGAAGATTTCTTTTTCTTTTACGGAAAGACTATCAAATGGAATCCAACATTACATAGAGAAATAATTGACCTGCTACAATGGGGAAAAGAAAATGATATGATAAAAATGGGGATTTCTACATTCGTTATTAACCAATCATGGATTGCTTTAAAAGAAGCTAGGGATAAGGGTATGGGATCGGTGGATATAAATACTCTTATATGAATTTAATTGATTCTTTTTATCAAAAAGTAGAAGAAGGGAAGAAAGGGAATAATATGGGTATACCATCTGGATTTCCTAAATTGGATAAGTATATATATGGTATACAAAGAAGGTTTATGAGCACAGTTATTGCCGACTCGGGTAAATTAAGTGCCCCTATTTAATACAAATAAATAGAAAACCATTTGAATTGCTAGGAATTCGCGAAGATTTAGTAACTAAAACATCAGAAGAAATTCTAAATGTGAATGTTAAAAATACTAAATTATGTGATAATTAGCAGCTAAGCTCCTAAGGATGTAATCTATGGAGAAAGTTCAACGACTATCTCGAAAGAGAGTAGGGCTAAGTAGCTCGAAGCGGATGGTATAATATTTTAATATTATAATGAAATAGTCTAATCTTACACGAAAGTGTAAGAGTATGTATGGAAACGATATATACGTAATATAATTGGCAGGTAAGAGTTCTGTGGCCATATTCATGTATATCTACAAACCTTTAGTTTATTCCTTAGAACATCCAGAGATACCTGTAAATATTCTCGCATTAAGCTTTGAAATGTCAAAAGAAGTACTTCTCGCTAAACTTCTTTCTCTTTATATTCTTGATAAATATCATATTGATATTAGTTATTCTGAAATATTCTCATTAGATAAACCTGTTTCAGATGATAAACTTAAATATATCTATGATGCTAGGGATTGGTTAACTAAAGTAGATGATAAATTAACCATCTATGATACTCCTTTAAATTCTACTGGAGTATATAATATCCTCAGAGCATGGGCTGGATATTTTGGGAAGTTTGAAACAGATGATAATGGTGAGAGGTATATAAAGAATGATAAAAATCAGTATTTAATAACAGTATTAGATCATTGTAAGTTATTAAAGAATAATGGTTCCGGAATTAAGCATGAAATAGATGAAACAGCTAAACATTTTATTTATTACCGTAATCTGTGCGATATGACAATATGCGCTGTTCAACAAGCTAATAGACAATTTAAATCTATGGATAGAAGAAATTCCGAACATAATTATCTCGAATTACAAGATGCTCAGGATACTGCGGACATGACACAAGCATCAGAAATTGTTATTGGTGTCTATCATCCATTCAGAGAGAAGAAGGCTAAGTGTGAAGGGTTTGATATTAAGAAACTACGTGACCAATTTAGGCTAATTCAATTGCTCAAAGGAAGATTTGGACAGTCTGATGTTGTTGAGGGTTGTATTTTCCAAGGAAGTATAGGATATTTTAAAGAATTAGATCCTCCCGAAGATGGAAAGAGATTTGATTACGATAGAGTTCTGAGAATGGATTATTTATTCGAAGAATTTGATAATCAACAAAAGAAAAAAGAAGAGTTAGATAGAGTTATTAAAGAAGATGAAGAAGATGAAGTACTTGAATTTAATTTTAATGTATAAATGGCTATAGTATTACCAACAAGTAAAATACAACCAACAGAAACTGAACCTAGGGTATTAGTTATATTCTCGAAGCCAAAATCCGGGAAATCTACGGCTCTAAGTTTATTAGATAATAATCTAATATTAGATACAGAAGGAGGAACAGCATATATTGAAGCATTAAAAGTAGATATTTCCTCAGTTAAAGATATATTAGAAGTATGTAGACAAGTTAAGGCAGCAGGATGTCCTTATAAATACATAACTCTAGATACCTTAACTTCTTTAGAGGAAATTCTACAACCGTATGCTTTAAATCTATGGAAGAAATCTAACGCATATAATCCAGAAAAGAATCCGGAACAATTAAAAGTAACTGATGTATATACTTTACCCTTTGGATTAGGGCAGAAGTATATGAGAGATTCATATTTAGCAGTAATCGGATTATTACAACAAGTATGTAAGAGGATTATTCTAGTATGTCATTCAAAAGATGCGAAAATAAATGAGAATGAATTAACTATAAAAGATATTGATTTAGCTGGAAAGTTATCTGATATTATTGCATCTAAATATGATGGAGCTGGATATTTATATAGGGATAAAGATGATAATACTATTATTACTTTTGATATAAAACAGCTTGCAGCAGAATGTAAATGTAGAGTCCCTAGATTAGATGGTAAGAAGTTTGTATTAATCGAGAATCGAGATGGAAAATTAATACCTCATTGGGATCGTATTTATTCTTCCGAACCCTATAGTGGAGAAGATGTAATTACTACTCCTCAGATTAATGTTGCAGATATTTCAGATGAAATAGAATTTAACAAAGAAGATCAATCTGAAAATTCTAATACATCTGAAGAGAAATCTGAAGTAGGTGAACTTTCAAATATAGAATTATAAAATGGAAATAGAACTTAATCTTGTAGTTACTCTATCAGATAATTTAAAAGTTACTGGAGTTAGAATTAATAAACCATCTGATTCTTTTGAAGAAGCAGCTTCTAAAACTATTGCTGTAGTAACTCCTAAAAGATCTAAATCTAAAAAAGATCAGGATACAATAGTTCTAGAAGATAATAAACTAGTATTAACTCAGAAGTTATTAGATATAATTAATGCTGAACCAGGAGATAGATTACTAGTTTCTTTTAAAGAAGAGAATGGTATTTACTTTCCAGTAATTGCTAAATCAGAAGTTTTCGCAGATCCAGAATCTGGAAATAAATTAACTAAAAGTCTTACTCTTTCTTATAGAGGAAAACAGAGAGAACAGTTATTAATCTATGGTACAAAATTTAGATTCGAGGAAACTTCCGAAAATTCTAAAACATGTAAATTAATTGGAGATAAAGAAGTTAAAGCAGATGATAAAGTTATTAAATTTAATAAAGATATTGTAACTTTTGATTCTGATGAATCGGAAGATGATACAAAGAAAACTTATACAAGGGAATTAAAAACTCCTTTTGAAGTTACTTTGGAAGATGAGGGAGATTATGAAATTCCAACAGATCTTAAAAACTTAGATTTAGAGGGATTAGAAGAAATAAATCTAGATGATGAAACACTTTTTAATTTAACTAATTAATTTATTTAAACATTATGGCACTAAATTTTGGAGCAGATTTTAACAATGCAGGAGAACACACATTAGCTAAAGGAAGTTATTTACAAGGTGATAAAATTCATATTGTTAAATTAAAAGAAGCGAAAGCTGATAGACAAAAATTAAAAGATGGAAGGGAAGTAGATACTATCAACGTAGTATTTGAGGATGAAAATGGAGCAACTTTTGAAGATAGAACCTTTGAATTAACACAAGACTCTATTGAAAGAAAAACATTCGAGTGGGGAACTTCTGCGTCTATGTATGATTCCGCAGTATTAAAGTTCCGGTGTTATATTGAACACTTCGCACCTAAATATAATGAAAAACTAATTAAAGGAGAAGTAAAACTTGAAATGAAGAGCTGGAAACAATTCCGGGATTCGATGGTTGCAATTCTCCAAGCTGTTATTAAACAAAAAACTCCTGTATGGTGTAAACTTAAATTAATTAAGAATAGCTCAGGATTTGCTAGTCTTCCTTTCTTTGCAGCAGTAAATAAAGAAGGAAATGCGTATGTAAACAATAACTTTATCGGCAATGTAGAAATTTTGAAACAACAAGATAGGGATATTGCATTTACTGCTTCTGAAATCAAGAAGATTAGAGCTAGAGAAGAAGCTTCTTCTGGAACTACTACTTCCACAGAAGAATTAATTTCTTCTAATCCGGAGGAAATTTCGGATATTAATATGGAAGATTTTGAAAATATGACTCTGTAATGGGAGTTAACCTCAGTAAAGTAGATGTTTCTAGTCCTCCTTTAATAGCTGATTACGATTCCGTGTTCTCTGAGAAGTTAACTCAAGAATTATTACTTAGATATAATTCAGAAGAAACTTATATGGAACATTATTTGGGAATTCCAGTTAAAAAAGGGTTATTTAAGTCTCCACTTAGAAAAGATAATACTCCTACATGTGCATTTTTTAGAGATAGTGTAGGGAGGCTTGTATTTAAAGATTTTAGGGGCGATTTTTATGGAAATTTTATTGAGGTAGTTAAGTATAAATATAATGTTTCTTATTCTAAAGCGTTAGCAATTATTGCTAATGACTTTGGAATAAGAAAAAATATTAACTTTCCAGTTAATAAATCCTGCATAAAAGAATATACTAATTCAAAATTTGAAAAAACAGAAGGATCTATTATTAAAGTTAAAGTTAAGGACTTTACAGAAGAAGAATTGAAATGGTGGGGAAAATTTGGAATAAGTCTAAATACTTTAAAGAAATTTTTTGTATTTTCCTTAGAACTAGTATATTTAAATAATGAAATATTCTCATTTAGCACCTCTAAAAAGTTTCAGTTTGGGTATTACTATCCTACTAAGGACAAAGAGAAGCAATTGTGGAAAATTTACTACCCAATGAATAAAAAATATCGCTTCATAACTAATTATAAGAAAAGTATAATTCAAGGTATTCATAACATGCCAAAGAATGGAGAATATTTAGTAATAACTAAATCTCTTAAAGATGTTATGTGTTTATATGAACTTGGGATACCTGCAATTGCACCTAATTCGGAGAATCAGTTTGTGAGTGATATTTTATATTCTAAATTAAAAGAAAGATTTAAGAAAATATTCTTGTTTTATGATTCTGATTTAGCTGGGATTAGTAATATGAATAAAATTAGAAAGAAATTTTCTGATATATTTCCTATATATATTCCGAGGAGATATAAGGCTAAAGATATATCAGATTTCTATTCTAAATATGGAAGTTTAAAGACTTTCGACTTAATAGAAAATACGAAAAGGTTATATTTAAATGGATAAAGTACAAAAAATAGAATTAGAAGAATGTATAGCTGATATAGAAGCTGCTTTACATAGTATTTCTAATTTTAGAAATAAATATCACAATGATATTTTTAATATTGTAAAGATAATGTATTATCTTGACTTAATAAAACTAGACGTTGATTCTTTAAAACATCTCCTAAAAAATTCAGTAGAAGAATAACAAATATTTAATACATAGAGAAAGATTTAAAGTAATTTATGAAAGATTTAAAAATCATCTGTGATATAGATGGAATAGTTGCAGATTTTATGGGACATTATAAAAAATGGTTTAATGTAGATACATATCCATCTAGATTACAAGAGTATGCAATATTAAAAAACGTATACAATTTAAGGAATAATAAGAAATTTTGGATAACCGTTCCTAAATTAAGAGATATTAATTTCCCTATAGTTGCTTATTGTACTAAAAGAATTAATTCTAAATCTTATACTAAGGAATGGATAATTAAAAATAATCTTCCTGATAAACCTATTTATCAAATGGTATGTTATTCAGGTAATAAATCGAGGCTGATTAAGGGGAAGTGTGATGTATTTATTGAAGATTCTATAACTAATTTTATAGAGTGTAATAAATCCGGAGTGTTTACATTATTATTGACTACTCCAGAGAATAAATATTATAATACTCCTCTTAGAATCGATTCTCTAAATTATGGGGATATATATAATAAATACGAAGAATATAATAAATATTAAATACTATAATTTAATCTTATGGAAGTTTCGAAACTTGAACAAGTAGAAGTTGATAAACTGTACAAACAATTAGCTTACTATAATTGTCACTATGGATGGTTATTACTATCTATAAATAAAACTAATCATAAATTTAAGGAGCAGAATTATTTAAATATTGCATATGGATTAAATCAATCCACAATAACATACTATACACATCCTACTGATGTAGTAGATATAATGGATTTATTTGATAGAAATTTATTCAGGAATATTATCTTTGAATATTTAGATGTTTACTTCGGAGAAAATAATAGAAAGTTTAAAGATATAATAATAACTCCAGAAATTCTTCAAAATATTGTTATCATCACTTTAAATAAAGAATCTAGAGATGAAATAATAAAAGCTCTAGAAGAAATACTTCCAGAGTATTTTGATTATATCGATTTAATTACAGAAAATGAATATTGACAATTATAAAACCTATTTAGATACTACTATTTTAAAATGTCTTAATGCATGTAGTACTTCTAATGAGACAGAGGTATTTTTAAAACTTATAAACTATCTCTTTAAGAATTATAAAGAAGAATTATTTGTGCCAGAGTATTATATTATAAATGCTATTAAAAATTCTACAGACAGTGCTTTAGGAGATATATATGAATCTATCCTTAATGAAATACTTAAAGATTTATTGGGGAATGAAAATATACTAGATTCTATAAGCTTTCATGTCTTAACTACTGATTTTGGATTTAGCCTATCTATAGAATATTATACAATTGAAAATTTTCAATGTGGGAGAGAATTTATCTTTGGTTTGAGAAGAATTATTCCAGACATTATTATATACGAAACTATAGATGGAGTACTACAAAAAAGAAGAACTGATATCTAAGGAAGTATTATCTAAATTTAAGATAAAAATAGTATCAATAAACACTCTAGATATAACTGATGAAGTATATTTTTCTGATAAATATTCTAATTATATATCTAATTCTAAATTAAAACTGATAAATCCTGATGAAGGAGGATCGTTTAAAACATATTTAGAAGGATTAAAATCTAAATCTACCGGATCTCTAGATTTAGGATCGGCGGTTCATGAGTTGATCTTAGAAAATGAATCGTTTGAATTAAATTCTTACACCAAACCATCAGGTAAAATTGGGAAGGTTATAGAAAGTATATTTAAATATAGAAATAGAAGATATTCTATATTAAATTCAATTCAACGAGCTTCGGAGGAAATTTCTTATTACGTATCTCAATTAACTAATACTAGAATATCTAAAATAATCTCATCTGGACTTAAATATTATCTTTATTTATATAAACATAAGGATATTAAATATGATAAAGAACAAATAATCTTAGATGAGAAATCTAGAGAAACCTGTATAAAGTGCGTAGATTCTATTAGAGGGAATATAGATGCAATGAATTTACTTCTTCCAGATGAATTTTCATTAGATCAATATTTAAATAGGAATGAGGATACTATAGTGATGGAAATAGTAGTAACCTTCCCTAACAGTACTTCCGATCCAAATGCAGAAGAAGTAAGTATTTTGTTAAAGTTAAAAGCTAAGATAGATAATTGGAATTTAAATATAGATGAGGGTTTATTAAATCTAAATGATTTAAAAACTACAAGTAGGATGTGGTATATGTTTCCAGGTTCAACAATTCAAGAAACTGGAGAATTTGTTGAGGGTTCCTTTCAACATTACCATTATTATCGTCAATTAGCAATGTATTATTGGATGTTATTATCTTATTTAAATAGAGAAGATTATAAGGTATCTAAATCATATTTAAATATTATATCAGTACAAACTATTCCAAATTATTCTAGCACAGTATTTAAAATTCCAAATAAGTGGCTACTTAAAGGATTAAAGGAATTTAAAACCTTACTATCATACGCTGCTTATGCTGAATATAATAAAGAAAGTATATTATCATGATTCCATACAGAGATGATGTTTTAATATCAAAACAAATAGTACAAGATTTAGTTAATCAATTTAATAATTTAACTCAAGAAGAAAAGGAAAAATTCTTCAAGAAAGTTTTATGTATAGGCTCTTTAGCTGTAGACTCTTTAGATACTGTTACAGCTTTAATATCTATACTTATTGCTATATATAGAAAATATTCCGAGAAACATCCAGATGTTCCTATAGAGAAGTTTACCAAAGCGTTTTTAAAAGATATATCTACCTATGACGATTCATGGATGGAAAATTTCTTACCTCTATGTAAAGCTATCACTGACTGTAAAAAAGTAAACCTATGTGGGGCAAAGAATCTTGAGGAATGTAAATCTAAGATAAATAGTGTATTAGATAAATTACTTCCATTTTAATATAGGAATATCATCACTTTAGATAAAAACAACACCTCACTAGAAATTATTAATAAATTTTTAGTGATTAATATTTTGATAACATTAAAAATCCCCTTATCTTTGTGCTATCAAATTAAGGGAAAATATAACAACTTAAATATTTATTAACCTATAAAATTTTTAGAATTATGGCAAAATTGTTTATGACCAATGTAAAAGGATTTAGTAAAGAAGAAGCAATGTGTGAACTTCCGTTAGAAATTAATCAAAATGCAACTGCAAAATGGCGTGCTGCCGGGGAACCTACTTTCGGTTCAGATGATTTCCGAGCATTCGCTGAGAACTTCATCAGCAACAAACATATGATTACTGGAGCTGGAGCTTATATTCAGAAAACTTCTCCGGTTGCTGATACTCGTACGAAACCTTATAAAATTGTAAATTTCAAGAAAGAAGGTAAGACTAAATGGGAAACTGTATATAATGTTTGTGAAGCAGAATTTAACTTGGATAAAGAAGGTAAATTTAAATCAATCGAATCAATTGGTATGCCTGTAGATCAATCTGCTGTTAATAAGGCTGATGCTGAACGTAAAATGCGTGAATTGATTGCTCAAAATAAACGTAATTATGTAGTAAGAAAGACTAAAGAAGTTGTTGAGGATGAAGCTTCTAAGAACGGAGAAATCTTGTGTGCAGGTGTTTATACTCCGTCAATTACTACTAAACAAGGAGAATTTTATGTATTTGGATTAGTTAAAGAATAATCTTAAATATAATATAATAAAATATTTATACAAATATATAATTAATTAGAAGGGGTGTAATATTAATTTATTACACCCTTTATTTTTAAAAACATAACAGTAATAATTTTAACAGTGTCGCTACTTAAAGCCGTGATTAAATATGAAACTAGAATTATCTAAATCGATCTTAGAATCTATCTCAAGTAGAGTAAATAATGATATTTTTACATTTGATGATGTAGAAAGTGAATATAAATTGGATAATATTCAAGAAAAGTTATATAATAGATTATATAAAAACTATCAGGATTTAACTCCACCACAATTTGATTTAGATACGTTTAGATTTACATATAAAATACTTTGTCAAAACTCTGGAGTAAAAAAGACCCCTCAGAAACAATTAAATAAAGTTAAGGATAGAAAAATTATATATGATGCTACTACTGATGAATCTTTCGAAAGTAGAATTGTTGGTTCATCTGTAAGAGATGAAGAAGGTAAAGTAACACATTATGAATTTAGAATCCTTATTAGAGATAAAGAATCTTTTGAAGGTACTCTCACATTATCTGAAATGCAGGATATTTATGTTGGATATTCTAATAGAGGATATAATTTATCAGCTAGGAAATTGTCTGAGAAATTCCCACAATATGATTTGATTCAATTAAAGAAAATTTTAAGAGCATTTCAGATTACTAAAGATTGTTACCCATTTGCTCCGCATATTGCAGAAAGTAAAAGTAAAGAGGAATTAGAAAGAATGTTATTGGATTTAAAATTACATTCTGCTTCTAAGAATGCTGATAGAGATGAGGTACAAGATAAGAATAAATATATCTTAGAATTAACTAAGGAACTTAACAAGTATAGGGATAAAGAAACATTTGTTAAGGATTTACTTAGAATTCCTGTTAAATATAATACTCCTATAACTCCTTTATATTCCGATGCTAATGAATATACTAATACGTTAGTTATATTCTTGTCTGATATGCATATTGGAGCTTATAATCCTAAATATGGATTTATACAATTAGAAGATTATAATAAAGAAGAAATTAGTAGGAGATTAGATAAAGTATATAATTTTATTATTAATAAATTATTTGATAATTTAATTATCTGTAATTTAGGAGATAGTGTAGATTCTTATAAAGGTGAAACTGTTAGAGGTCATGAATTACCTACTACTATTACTCCAAAAGAACAATCTAAGATGTATTTAGATGTTATGTTAGAGTTCTTTAATAAATTACTTGATTATGTAGAAAATTCTCATATTAAATATATTTGTATTGGAGATTCAAATCATTGATTGTATTTAAATACAATTTGTGCTAATAATAAGAAATTATTATTTGAAACTAGGTTAACTGCTGGGACGCCTGAGATGGTAATCAGCAACCAAGCTACAGATTTAAATTCTGTAGAAGGCTCATCGACTATTCCTGAAATGGAAGTAGAATCAAGCGATTCGAAATGCCTAGCCCTTAGCATTATATCTAACACAGATATAGATGAAGGTGAAGATATAGTCAGTTCTCATATTAATAAGGAAATATGAGGAGGTTTTATTAACCCGTATAAGAGTAGCGAACTTATATGAACATGAAGGACGGTGACTGGGGATGGCTAAATAATGTTGTTCTTGCTTCTAAACTAGAGCAATTAAATATAGAATCTTATATCTCAGATCTCCCAATTGATAAATTCGATGTTGGGAACAATTCTATATTATTCATGCATGGTGATATATTTTTCATATTTTTAATATAATTATTTGGTTTCCATGGAAATAATTTATATATCTGTTAAATAATAATATATTTAATAAATAATAGAATTATAACATGGAAGAATTTTTAAATTTATTTTTGAAGAGTGAATTAAGTTTACTCGACTTTTGTAAACAGTATAACCTATCTAGAGTTGAATTTGAAGGTTATATTAATGATAAAGGGTATTATTGGAAGAATGGAAGATCTGGCATAAAAGTTAACCTATTTAAACTGGCAATAGATGATTATGTAAATTCTTTAGAAAGTGTAGGAGCTTCTGCTAAAAGATTCGGAATTAATTCTCAATCTCTTAGTAAAGATTTAAAAGAATTAGACCTTTATGATGAATCCAGAAAAGGTAAGTCAATAAAAAAATATAATGAACGTATTTTTGATACTATTGACACAGAGGAGAAAGCATATTGGTTAGGATTTATCTTTGCTAATGGATATATATATATTCATCCCCAATCGAAGAGAAAAAATCTAGAACAGATTGGAACTTTGAATTATGTGCTTCTGGTACTGATAAAGAACACATGGAAAAATTTGCCAAGTTTATAGGATACACTAAAGAATTAAAGATTACTAAAGCTGATAATAAAGGAAATACTAGATGTAGGGTATGTCTATCTAGTCAACATTTATGGGAAACACTTAATAGTTATGGTTGTACTCCTAGAAAATCTTTAACCTTAAAGTTCCCAAGTCTAAACATATTTAAGGACGAGAGTTTAGTATGGGACTTTATAAGAGGTTATATAGATGGAGATGGGTGTATTTCATATGCAACTAAAGATCATTCTAAAATGCTCCTTTCATTATTAGGAACAGAAGATTTTTTAAATTCTATACAAGATGTATTTTCTACTAAGTACCCTTTAGGATATAATCATAATGATAAGAATTCTAAAACTAGAGTACTAGAAATAGCTTGTAGACCAGGACTTAACATTTTACATAAATTATACTCACACTCAAAAATATATTTAAAAAGAAAATATGAAAGATACTTAGAATATTGCCGTCTATATGAGGAATCATATAGAGAATTAGAAACCAATAACGGGGAAGGCTGTGATGTCAATCCCGTGATAAGTACAGAAAGTAAAGAGTCTGTGCCATCGTAACGCGTAGAACTTGAACCTCGAAAGAGAATAAAATAGTTCCAAGAGTGGTTTCTATCCCAACACTTTTATAAGTAGTGGATAAAAAGGTACGCTGGACTATAGCAAAAAAGAAGCTATAGAAGTTAGGATAAAAAGCCTAACGATAACAAACTCGAAAGACAGTGATTCTCAATTTAAAGGAATGCCTCTTACATTGAATGATAGAACAATAAATTGGGTAAATGATTATATTTATGATTCTGGATTAAAATTTAAAGACAATCTCTATGTAGTAAAAGGAGATTTACATCAATACGCTATAACTGAATCGAGAAGGTTTCAGTATATATCATGTCCAAGTTTATATGGATCTTCTAATTATATAGCTGCTAATTTTGGAAAAACTAAATGGGGTGTAGCATTTATGGAGGTATTTGACACTCATATCACAACTGGAGTAATTAAAGAGTAACAAAAAAAATATATTTATTATTTAATACTTAACTATAATTAAAAATAGAAAAAATGAATGCATTTATATTTTTATCAGAGGATTCTTCTAAAACTCCTATATTATATTTAGATAATCCTCAGGAAGTTCGTGAATTTTGTAAGAAAAATGATATAGATTTAAATAGTTATACTGATGCAAATTGGGATCTTACTTATGCTATTGAGGATTCTGATTATTCTGTATGTATATCTGATATAACCTCTAAGGAATTTAGAAACTTTTTAAAAGATTACTGCATGAATCTTTGGGATGTAGTAGATTTTATTACATTATCTAAAAAACTTAATGAATTTGATTTATATATCAGTATTTTATATTATAGTGAGGATTTTATAGAAAATATACTTGAAGAATATCCAAAAGCTCTTAAACGATTTATAGGAGCTTTAGAGCTAAATCATAGTACAGAGAGTATTAAAGCTTTAGTAGACCTAGTTTTTAAAGAGAACATAAATACAGATTGTATAAATTATATAAATGTAGATGATATATTAAATGATTTGGATATAGTAGAAACTGAAAATTTAAGTTATTTATTTAATCCAAATCAATAAATATGTATCTATATAAATCGAATTATTTAAATAAGGATATTTATTATATACTTAAATAAAATTTTATATAAACATGGGCTTCGTTTATTTATGTGATACAAAGAAATCAGATACAATTGAAATAGATTATAACTGGTTAGAATCAAATCCTTCTTTCTACTCCTTACTCTGGAAATGTATAGATAGTGATGAAACAACAAATTCAATACGATTTGTTGCAAAGGACTTAAAATACTCTAATTATATTATTACCATAAATCCTAATAATACAAATCCTAATTTATATTATCTGTTAAAAACTAAAGATTGGAGTATTAACGAACTATTTTTAATAGCTACAAATCCATATTATTATTACGAAGAAAATATATTTATAATCATCTTAGCATATATTAACTCTATTATTACTAGTCTTGAGGATTATCAATATGCTTTAGATAATTATATAGGGAAAATACAAAATAAAGAATGGATAGATTTTATGATAAATACATTAAATATTACTATAGATCCTCGAATATATGAATATGTAGATGCATGTACTTATATAGAAGATAATTTTAATTATGCAAGTTTTAATAACTGCTGTTATATATTTGGATATTAATACATGGAAGTAACTTTAGAACAATTATTAAAAGGAAAAGCAACGCAAATAGGAAAGAAAGAATTCTATTCTACTAAAGACTACATAGATCCCTTTCTTCAATCAATGAGTAAATTTACAGATGAATTTATATGTAAAGTAAAAGAGCCAAAACAGATTAGTATTGGAGAAGAAAAAGATATAATGTATAATAGAGTTTATATTCAAGCAGTTTTACCTAAAAACTATTGGGAGTATGAAGATCATCAGCAAGTAATATCTTTAATTTATGGATTAGATTGTAAAGTCCCAGTAGTAAAAATTTTTAGGGGAGGGATTAATATGGCGTGTTTAAATCTTTGTGTGTTTAATGCTACATATTTAAATACACAAGTATTAGAGCCACAAAAGATGTATGATATTTCTCCCATTAAAAATCTAATGAATTTAACAGATGATTTAGGAGTTAAGATTAAAAAATTAAAGAATACATTTATATCTAGAGATAAAGTAGATATGACTAATACTCTGGGCAAATGGGTAGATTTTTGTATTAAATCTGAGTATAAAAGTGATTTCGGAAAAGCTAAATTATCCCCAACCACAGCTATTTCAGCATATAAAAATCTTGTTTTAAATCCTGATTCGGAGTATTATGTTTCAGAAGATGAAGAGATTTCCCTATTTACTGCATATAATGCATTTACTGAATTATTAAGAGATGATAAAGATGTTGTTAATCCCTTCGAAAAAAATCTTCTTTTAAACAATTTATTTGAAATTTAATATGTACAATGATCAATCAAATGCTTTAGGAGAGTTTATATTCCAATCTAAATACGCTAGATATAATCCAGATCTAAAAAGGAAGGAAACTTTTGAAGAATCTGTTGATAGAATATTTCAGATGCATATAAAACATCTTGGAGATAAATATCCGGAAGCATTAAATAATGCAGAATTTAATAATGATTTCCTAGAAGCTTTTGATGAGTATAAAAAAGCTACAGTCTACGGTTCTCAAAGAGCATTACAGTTTGGTGGGGATCCTATTTTAAAGAAAAATGAAAAGATCTTCAATTGTTCTTATACTTACATAGATGATTTAGAGAGATTTAAACAGATTGAGTATTTACTGTTATGTGGAGCAGGTGTAGGTTGTTCTGTTGAATATAAACATGTGAATCTACTCCCAGAAATGCCTGAAATACTTAATAGCTCTATTGAGGAGTATATAATTGAGGACAGTATACAGGGATGGTCGAAAGCTATTGACCAACTCATTCAGCACTATTTTAATTCGGATATATCTTATCCTAAGTTTGATTATTCTAAAATCAGACCTAATGGAAGTTTAATATCTGGGGGTTTTCTAGCTCCGGGTCCTGATGGTTTAAGAAATGCTCTGAATAAAATAGATTCTTTACTAGATAATGTTCATAAAACTACTAGAAAACTCTCTCCGCTTAACTGTACTGATATATTATCACATTGTGCAGATTCGTGCCTCAGTGGTGGCGTCAGGCGAAGCGCTTTAGCTGTATTATTCTCTCCTAATGATGAAGAAATGTACAATTCTAAGGTAGGGAATTGGTTCTATGATAATCCTCAACGTGGAAGATATAATGCTTCTGTTGCTTTAGAGAGGAGTGATAATAATAAAGAAGTATTTAATAAAATCTTTGAGTCTACTAAGGAGTATGGAGAACCTGGGTTTTTCTTTAGATCTGATTCTGGTGTAGGTTGTAATCCATGTTTCGAGATAGGTTTTAAACCTGTACTAGAAACAACCAAACCAGATGGGGTATCTAAAGAGACTGGAATACAATTTTGTAATTTGGTCTCCATTTCAGGTAAAGAATCAACGACAAAAGAAAAATTCTACCAACAATGTAAAGCAGCAGCTACTATTGGAACAATTCAGGCTACATATAACTCTTTTCCATTCTTAGGAGAGGTAACAGAACAGTTAGCTAAAAATGATCCATTAATTGGAGTATCTATTAGCGGAATTATGATGAATCCTGATATACTACTTAATCCTGATATATTACAGGAAGGAGCTAGGATTATTAAGGAACAAAATAGTAAAATAGCTAAGTTATTAGGAATTAATCCTGCTTCTAGAACTACTTGTATTAAGCCTAAAATATTGGGCATTTAAATAGTAATATTTAAATATAAACACCGTGAATTGCTGGAATGATTTATTTATATATAAACCTAATCAGCAGCCAAGTTAAATCAGGTTCAACGACTATCTAGAAATAGAGTACAGTGTAAGCTAATGACACTGGAAGCGCGGTGCTCCTATTATTTAAATAGGATGATGATATAGTCTAATCTATATGGTGACATATAGCAGTTCATAAGAGAACGTGTATAAGAGTTGCGTCTTATATAGAATATAAATGGATGGTAATATAAGTACTTTAACAGGAAACACTCCGGGATGTCATGGTCAACATGCGAAAAGATATATTCGGAGAGTTCAGGTTAATAAAGAAGAAGAAGCAGGTAAGGTATATGCTAAATATAACCCTAAAGCAGTAGTGGAATCTGTTTGGTCTAATAATCATACTGATAATTGTATTATGTTCGCAATTGAATCAGATGATAATGTTAAAACTAAACAAGAATTATTAGGAATAAAACAACTAGAAGTAGTTAAATTATTATATAATAATTGGATTATTCCAGGAATGATAGATCCTACTAGTCCTATATGTAATAACGTATCTAATACTGTTACTGTTCCAAAAGGACAATGGCATCTTATCAGAGAGTGGGTTTGGAGTAATAAAAACTTTATAGCTGGAGTATCTTTTATCCCAGATAGTGGCGACATACAATATACTCAACCCCCATACACAGAAGTATTTACTTCAGAGGAACTGGTAGAAATGTATGGAGATGGAGTTATATTTGCCTCCGGATTAATTGTAGATGCCGAAAAGATATTCGGAAATTTATGGAAAGCTTGTGATACATTTAACTATAAAGGAGAGAAACTATATTCTACTGTTGAAGATGCTAAAGAATTCATTAAAGAACTTAATGTAACAGAAGATCCCTCTTATCTAAATAAACCTCATTCTGAATGGATAAAGGCTAATTCAATTCAATATAATAATTGGGTTAAAGTATTATCCATATTAGGATATACAGAAGAATTCATAGATGAAATTTTAGATTCTGATATAGAAATTCCAATTGCAGAAATTCAGAAGTATTTAGATAAAACAGCATTTACTAATGTAAAAAATCTAAATGCTAAGAGAGATATAATGCGGAGAATGAAAAAATTCGGAGATATATATTTTGGAGAAGATTATAACACTATGATTGAAGCTCTTAAATATGTACAATTATATCACGATTGGTGTGATATAACTAGAAACTATACTCCTATCGACTGGACTACAGTTAAATGGAAAAAAGTACTGATCGATGCAGATACAACAGGGGCTCAGGCTTGTTCTGGAGGACAATGTGATATAACTAAAATATAATAAGTATATGAAATACAGAATTACTTATACAGTATCTTGTGATTCTACATTTTATGTAGATATCGATGCAGATAATGAAAAAAAAGCAATAGATAAGTTTAATTCTGGATACTGGGATTATGATGAAGAGATACTTATAGACTCTTCTTGTTTAGATCCAGAAATAGAGAATATTCAAGTAGTAGATGAGGAGGATGTCTGATGAAATATACTATTCACAATTTAAACAACGGATTATATTGGGACGATACTTGTGAGTTATTTAGAACTGGAGGATTAGTTCCATTATATAATACAGAAGATGAAGCTAAAAATGTTATAATTAAAAAAGAATTGAAAGAATGTGAAGTACTTCCTGTTTTACTAATTCCAAATCCTGACGATAATGATTAAATCTTTTTATGCTATATATAATCCTAAATTATCTAATTATTACAATCCTATAACAAAAGAGTTTGGAGTGTATAATACTAATGCTATTTATGATAAAGATACTGCTCTTAAATATATAGATCAAGATGGATTAAAAGGTTGTGAGTTAAAAATTATATATAAATATTTTAAATCATGATATTAAATTTTATATATAATAGTCTGGAATCTGATATTGATCCTTTTGAGATTCTTCCTCCTGATAATGATATAGAGAATTTAAATATAAATTATTATGATATATCATATACTAAAGATAAGAAAAAAGGAAGAGCTATATTGAATAAATATGCTGCTAGAGAACTTCCGGTATTTGAATTAACAGATGACAATGGGAATTATTTATATTTTTCTTATGCAGAAAGTAGATTATATAAATTAACTAAGGAATTTATTATATCTAAAGTAAAAGAATACGAACATAATAAAGAATAAATATATTTTATTTATGTTAGCAGAAGATCTCAAAATTGGAGATATTATACTTGTAGAAGGAGGAAGTAGTAATTATAATATAGAAATTTTGGATATATTATCTCCTAATATTAAATATAGATATACTGATTTACCTAAAACTAATAATTGGGCGGATTATTCTATATTTAATAAAACTTTTAAAATACTTGAATTATTAAAAGAAGGAGATGGAAAAAGAAAAGGAAATAAAACTATAACAGTATCAAAGAAATCTAAGAAAAAATGAAAGTAAAAATATATAATAAATCTAATAACGAACTACCTAAATATAAAACATCTGGAGCAGCTGGAATGGACGCAAGAGCTAGCTTTAGTAATATTGATCCTAAGGATTTAATTAAATATGGATCTGTAGTATATACCTTAGATACTACAACTATGAAGATTAAATCTATATCTATGCAACCTGGGTCTAGAGTATTAGTACCTTTAGATATTTATACTTCTATTCCAGAGGGGTATGAGGTTCAAATTAGAATGAGAAGTGGATTAGCTTTAAAGAAAGGATTATTATTAGGTAATGGTGTAGGAACCATCGACGCTGAAAACTAACAAATTTTAACACTTTATCTATTGTTCCAGTCATCTTAATTATCTATATTTGTACATTAATAACTAAATTAATTACTTTATATGGATGAGACTTGTAAACAATGTGGTAAGGTTATAGAAACCTCTACTAAAAAAGTTCCTAAAAATTTTTGTTCATACTCTTGTTATGAACAATGGGCAAAATTTAATTATACTCCTAATTGTGAGTGTGCAGTATGTGGAAGAAAGATGTATATAAAACCTTCTCATATTAAAAAGGTAAAAAATGGAGTAACATGTTCTAAGAAATGTGCATATATTCTAAAATCAGAATATTCCAAAGGAGAGAAAAATCATCAATATGGACTTATTGGAGATAAAAATGCCTCATTTAAGGGAACTACTATTATATCTAATTATGGATATATATTAGAATATTGTCCTGGGCATCCTTATCCCCATGATCGATCAACAAAAGGGACCAGAGTACTGCAACACAGGTTAGTAATAGAACGTAATTATGAAAAGTTTAACCCTGAGTATTTCGAAACTATTAATGGAAGAGTTGTTCTTAGACAATGCTATGATGTACATCATATAAACGAGGACAAACAGGATAATCGTTTGGAAAATTTAGAAATACTTTTGCGGTCAGAACATACTTCACATCATAATCTACAAAAACAAATTATAAGGGACGATTTAGGTAGAATAGTCGGCGTCGTTAAATTGGGCAATAACGGGGAAAGCTGTGATGCTAATCCCGTGATAAATTCAGAGATTACGAAAGGCTCTGAATCATTGTACAGCGTAGAAGGTGAATAAATATAATCCTTCCAAGAGTGCCCAACACGTTATGTGAAAAGGTACGCGGAGCTATAGCAAAAAAGAAGCTATAGAAGTTAGGATAAAAAGCCTAACGATAACAATTATTGGACTATAGAGGAAATTATGGTGTTATCCTAGTAAATCCTAGTTGGAATTCTGCTGTAGATATCGCAGAAGGAGATAGAATTTGTCAATTAATTCTCCAGAAAGTAGAAGTATGTGAATGGGAAGAAGTAAATAGTTTAGAGGATTTAGATAAAACAGATAGAGGAATTGGTGGATTTGGATCAACAGGAAAACAATGATACTTATATTAGAAATATTAGGGCTTAAATTCTCTACCTCGGATAAATCGGAGTGTAAAATATTGTTTGATGAGATAGAAAATGTAGATCTTATTAGAAAAGCTTCTAGATGTATATATAATTACCAGCAAGATTTAAACTTTAAAACATTGCAAAATATATTCTTTTGTAACTTTAATTTAGATCAAGAGTTACTAAATTATATTGAGGCAATGTCAGAAGGTTTAGATTTTATTTCTAATATAATAATACACACTGTAAAACATGTAGACGAAGAAATTATATTTTAATGAAAGATACTAGTAATGTATTCCATGATTTTGAAAATACATTAATACAGGAAAAAGAAGACAAAGAGTTGGAATCCGAAATAAAAGGATTCCACACTCTAGATTTTGATTTATCATGGGAGCAATTATCAGCAATTAAGACTATTATTAAATTTATAAATAGTAATAGAGATAGAGAATTAGATGACGTAGAAGCTAATAAATTATTATTATCCGGAAAAGCTGGAACTGGTAAATCTAGTATTGTATCTCAAGTAGTAGCATATTTAGATAATTATAATTACGATTATGTAGTATGTGCTCCTACACATAAAGCTAGGATTAATTTAGAGAAACTTACTAAATCTGAAACATTAACATTACATCAATTATTATTACTAAAACCAAATCTCGAAATTGAAAATTTAAATATTAGAGAATTGGAGTTTCAAAGTGGACTTAAACATAATTGGAAGGCTAGAATTCCTAGGTTAGTAATAATAGATGAATGTAGTATGATAACCTCTGATTTATATGACTTTATAGATAAGGAGTTAATTATAAAAAGAAACGTAAGAGTGCTTTTTGTAGGTGATTCAGCACAACTGAGAGGAGTTAAAGAGTTGCGGATATCTAAAGTTTTCTCTATAAAAAATAAGATAGAATTAACTAAAATATACAGGCAAAAAGAAGAGGCTCCGTTATTATATTTATTAGATGAATTAAGAACATCTCCACATACCGGCAAATTTAAAGAATTTAAATCTAATTATGGATCTTTACATAATTGTAATAATGTAAAAGACTTCATAATTAAAGCTGGAAGAAATTTTAAAAAAGCTATTAGTGAGGAAGATCCTTATCTGTGTAGGATTCTTACATATACAAATAAGAGATTAAATGAGTATAATACTGTACTTAACAAACTTTTATTTAATAATAATGAAGAATATAATATCGGAGGATTCTTAACCGGATATGATAATTTTGAATCTGATGATTACTTTGGAAAAATATTTAATTCTCTAGATTATATAATAAAAGATATAAAACCTTATATTAAACCTCCATCTGAGTTATTTCCGTTAGAATTAAAAGGATTTATACTAACACTAAAAGATATTATATACGAAGACGATATAGAGATATTTATTATATCTAAATATATAGATCCTAAAACGTTAAATTCCTTTATTTCTTTATATGAACAAACTAGATTAATGGCTTTGAAAATAGATAAAAAAGTAAATCCTAGGTTATATGGAACATTATGGGGTAAGTATTATAAATTGCAACAGTATTTTGCATCTCCAATTGATTTATATTATGATGGAAGATTAATAAAGTCAGCAACATTAAAGCCTGGGTATGCCATTTCTACGCATAAGAGTTAACTTCTTGGCTCTTGTAAAACCTACTTAATTGACGGGAACATCCTTAGAGATTATCCTACTAAATTATAACAGTGATGTATATAATGGTGAGATTAACTACCTCAGTATAGTAAAAAAGGATAATATTGGATAATCCGCAGCCGAATTCCATAATTGGAAGAGGGTTCAGAGACTATCTCGAAAGAGAGTACATTTAAATTATTTAAAATTTATTTGGAAACAGTAGGATATTTAATAAAGAATATCTATTAAATATAAGATATAGTCCAATCTACAGATGAAAGTTTGTAGTATTATTATGCAAGGAAGCTCAATTACTAATGTTTATATAGATATGAAGGACATTTTAAAATGTAGAGATGAAGAAGAATTAAGACAACTACAGTATGTAGCCTTATCTAGAACAAAAAATAACATTTATATATTAAATTGAAATGAATTATAATATAGACACTAACTTTCCAAAAGACGACCCGTTAGAAATTTATACTCCGGAAAGTGAACTACTTACTACTGTAGCTACAGTATACGAACTCCTTTACATTACAAATCAGATAAAACAACAACAATTAAAAGGGTTTTATGTTAAATTTAAAGGATTAGATATAGCAATAGATGATGATGGAAGGTTGGCAACTATGCCAAAAGAAGTATTCTATAATCAGAATAAAGTTAGGCAGGAAGCTTTCGTTGGAATACCTATAGAAGAATATAACAAAGTTACAATAGAAATAGATAAGGATAATATCTTAACAGAAATGTGGTATAGAGGTAATTTTTATAGTATGCAACTTTCTAGAATGAGTGAGTCTGCCTTTACAATAAAAAAATGTCCGGAGTGGGAGAAAATAATTAATTCTCCAGAAACTGAAGGAACAGTTGAAAGGAGTATATTAGAAACGCTTTCTAGTACCATATCTTTTACACCTATATGCAATCTTTTATCAGCAAATGAGAACAACATACAAGAATGAATTAATATCTAGAGACTCTAAAGGAAAAATTAGGGTAGTATATGCAAGTGCTAAATATTATCCTGTGGTTGACGAATTTAGAATCTTTAAGAAAACAGGATTATTTAAAGGAAAGCTTATTGAACAGCCGGAGAAAGTTATTACAGAAGGTAAAGCTAAAAGAACAATCCATCAGCAAGGAGATTTAGAGTATAATTCTGTTATATCTAAATATTTAGATAAAGGATATAAGAGAGTAGAAGAATTATTTACAAAACCTTTAGATAAACTAACTGAGGAAGAGATAAATGAAAAACTTCCTTTAATAAAAACTAATGCTGATAATGTTCCTATTCCAATGGGATGTAAAAAATACACAGAAGTAGCTACTAAAGCTTTTGATAAAGAATATTTAGCCTCAAGAAAGTTAGATGGAGTTAAATGTATCTTTTATCAAAGGAATGGGGAGATTAGGACCAGTTCTAGGGGTGGACGAGATTATAATGCAGCAGCAGAACATCTAATTAATGATCCAGCTATGATAGAAATATTTAAAAAGTATCCAGATATAATGTTAGATGGAGAAATTTATAAACATGGATGGACATTACAAAAAATTTCTGGATTAGCTAGAACTAAGGAAATTACTCCAGAAAAATATCAAGATATTATCCAATTACAGTATTGGATATACGATATTGCTGATGATAAAATGAAGTTTGAGGATAGGTGGGAATTAATGCAGGAATTAGAACCTATTATATCTAAATCATCTTACTTAAAATTAGTAGAACAAACTCCAATTTCTGGATGGTTAGGAATCGATAAATTAAATAAGAAATATGTAGCAGAAGGATTTGAAGGAGTAGTCATTAAACGATTAGACGCATATTATGGATATGGAAAAAAGACTAGCGCGGCTATAAAGATTAAAGACTATAAAGACGAAGAATTTCTTATTGTAGGATGGGTTCCTGGATTGCGGCCAGAAGAGGATATGTGCTTTGTTATGGAAACTAAATCTGGAAAAAGATTTAAAGCAAAACCTGTAGGGGATAGGAATACTAAATTAGATTATGTAAAGAATATATCTAATATTATCGGACATATGGGAACTGTTACATATTTTAGTATGTCAGAAGATGGAATCCCAACTCAGCCAGTATTTAAAACTATTAGATATGAAGAAGATATATATAATAATTATGATGAAGAGGATTAAATAATAATTGAATATGAAAATTGGCAGTAGAAAATCGATCTATGATGATCTTCAAAAGTATGATCACTTAAAAAATAAGTCTTCTTTTATAGAAATAACCGAATGGACTAATGGAGAGGGATGGGATATAGCTATAAATGAAAAAACATTTAATTTAACTTATGGAGAACTTGAAGCTATAAATTATCTTGTTAAAGCATTAGATTATGAATCCGATAAAGTCAAAGATAAAGATTATTAATCAATATAATAATCCTCTTTATTATTGGTGGAAAGTTAGAAAAATATTTAAAAGACCTAAATGTCATCTTATACTTAAGAAAAATTTCTGGTTTTTTGGACTTCCTGTTAGAAGAGATTATAATTCTGTTATAGATATAAGATTCTCAGGGCTAGGATGGAAATGGAAATATGATGAAGTTAGACATGAATGGGATCCTTATATTCAGATATGTTTATTTCGGAAATATCATATTATATGGATATTTAATTGGGTAAATAAACATGATAAATTAAATTCCGATATAATAAGTATGTCTACATGGGAAGCTATATTAGATTATTTGTATAATCATAAAACTATACAAGAATGTGTAAATTTTCATACTTGGGAGTATAATAGAGAAATTCTAACTATAAAAGAAAATATAAAGAAAAAGTATTTAAAAACTTTAAAGTAATAAATATAAATTATATTAGAGATAATTTATTTTATCTCTAATATTTAAATCATAATTTATGAAATATAAAAAGAAACCAGTAATCATAGAAGCTATACAACTTTTAAATAATAATTCTTCTATAGAAGAATGTTTAAAGTTTATATATAATGTTTTTATAACTGACGATGATATAGAAACTGTTAAAAATGATAAACATATACGTATTCAAACTTTAGAAGGAGATATGAAAGCTTCTTTTGGAGATTATATTATTAAAGGAGTAAATGGAGAATTTTATCCATGTAAACCAGATATTTTTGAAAAAACATATGAAAGTATTAAATAATATGAGGAAAATATTTATTTTTATAACATTAATATCATTAGTATTTTTATTAACAAAATGTAATGGAGACATATATAAAAAGAATAAAAGTGAGTTAGTTAAAACACTTTCTTCTATGGATTTATATACAGTTCCAGTGAAAGAAAATTTATCTACTATAGTAACATTCGGAAAGGATACTTTAGCGATAACTAATACTCCTATAAATATATATATTCCAAATGTATTAAATAGATTTGATAGTCTTAAATTAGATACTATTGCTGTAGATACTAATAACTTATTTAGTCAATATACTCAAACCATATTATTTGAAGATATAGAGAGCAAAGATTATGATTTTAACGATCTTGTGATTTATATTAAAAATAAATGTAAGTATTTAAATAACAAAGATTACTTCTTGCAATCTATAGAAATCCAACCTATTGCTCTAGGAACTAAACAGAATATAAAATTAGGATGTGTATTAAGTAACGGTTCTGAGTATATTATATCTAATAATGTTAGAGAAGAGTTATTTAATAATCATAATGGATATATAAATACAATATCAGGAAAAGAAAATATTAAATTTAAATCCTATTTAGCACTTGATAGTATTAGATTAAATAAAGACTCCAATCCATATATTGCTTGGTTTATTGAAATAAATAAAGCTAGATATTATGCAGTATGTTCCGAAATAAATTACGAAGAGTATAATATGTTTGGAGATAAAGATATTCCGTATGGATTAATCTTTTATAATACTTTTATATATCCAGAAGAGGGGAATCCTATATATGAAGTATATAAAGACTTCTATCTTTGGAGAGATGGAAAAAGATCTTCAATAGGGAAATACTCTGATTCTAAATGCTATAAGTATTAAAAATATCATTCAAATAAATGAAAGATTTATATAACACTATAAATAAAGTAATTAATAACAAATCTTTAAATTCTGAGGAAGCAACTAACTTAGTTCATATATATATTACAGAAGAGTTAGGAAAAGAACCAACTTCCGAAGAACTTACAGAAGTATTAAAACTACTGCAAAGGGGTATATTTGATTTTGAATATATGTTGGATATCATGTTAAAGAAACCCCATGTATATGGATTGTATACTTGTAATATTTATTCTCCGTTAGATGAGAATGGGAATAGAAAATTTATAAAAAGAACTCTTTATAGAAATTAGAATGGAAACTTATATTGATTTTGATGAACCTTATACATCGGATGTATTTGATGATGTAGATCCTTTATTGGAAGTAGAAGAACTTCCGAAAGAAATTAGAAATGAATTATTTAAAGAAATCGAAAAAGAATTTGAAGAGGAAGAGGAGTCCGATTTATTAAAAGATTGATTATGAGAAATTTTAAAATTGCTTTATCAATCGAAGAAATTATTTCAGAAGAAGAATTACTTGATATTATAAATTATTGTTATGATACTAATTATTTAACTTTTTCTGATATCCCAAAAGAACTAATAAAAGAATATATAATTGATGAAATGGGAAGTATATTTTCTTTCGAAACCTCTAATATAGATATTAAAGAAGTACATTGTGAAGAATAAATATATTGATATTACTAGGGAAGATTGGATTAGTCTAATCTCCCTAGATAAAAATAATCCAATAAATAAAAAATTGGGAGCAAAATTTATTTGTCAAGAAGAAATTAAGAAGACGGAGGAAACTATTTTATATAGAATATGTATAGAAGATATAAAATCAAAACGATTATTTTGTGTTAAATATATTCTATTTAAAGATTCCGAAGGAAAGCCTGATATAGCAGTAAATACTGAATATACTGATAAGTTATATAAAATCTAATAAGATGCTTACATATTATTTAAGAAACTTCTGGCAAGATTGTAGAATAGATTCAATTCAAAGAATTCGAGAAACGATTCCAAATATAAACGATGAAACACTTCTAGAAATTTTAGAAGGTAAGAAGAAAACTGTAACTGAGGATGGTATACATTTTACTATAGAAGATGATCATGAGGAAGATGAAATGTATTTAAGTAGAGATCGTATACAAGAATCTTTTGAATATAAATTTATGGACTTAGCTTCTCAGGTTATGGGATATTCAAAAGGATTGCATCTTGATACAGATGAGGATAGAAGACATTATTACTCTCTTTTAGAAAATACTTTTGAGAAGATTCACAAATTAGAGAATAATTGGAAAGAGTTTTGTGCTTTGATAAAATGTAATATAAATCTAAAAATTGAGGATTATCTTTATGACGAAGATTCTTTGGAAGTAGATGATGTTGATGTATTTAATTATGTCGAACATTTAGATTCTCCTAATAAAGCTTCTTCTTACAAGAACCTTGTTTCTGAATACCTATCCACACTAAACTTTAGTTTTAAATATGCTCTAGATTATTTAATAAGAGAACATAACTATCAAACTATAGAATTATTAAAATTAGATTTATCTAACGGATTAAAATATATCCCAGAGCATAAAAAAGCCCAATCTGAATTAGACACCCTTAGAGGAGATGATATCTTTCCAGAAGATATTCTTGAATGTATATGGAATAGTGGTTGGTTATCTCCAAATGGAGAATTATATGGATGTCCAGATTATGATCATATAAATTTCTCTGATAGATTAGTTAAATATTTAAATTTATCAGGAACAAATTCTGATAGAATATTAGAAACTAATGGATATATTAAATTCTCATGTGGAAGATGGTTATATATGGAGAAAGATTTTACTCCTACTATAGCCCAATTAGAAACAATTTTAAAGTGGAATAAGGAAAAGAATAAAAGTCTTAAAATTTGTATTGGAGATGGATCATCAACGGTTAATGTAGATATTATAGAATCTAGATTAAATTCTTTAAATAAATAAAATGAAGGTACATAATTTCCAAATAAAGAAAAGAATGGAATTATTTAATCAGTGAGTTGAGAAAAGAGATGATAATGTCAATGAATATTTTTATGATGGAGGTAATGATATATACATAACTCCATATCAATTACAAGATCCGGATTATATCATCCCAGAATGGAATAGTACTATTCCTTCGGGATTAAGAGAGTTATATAATAAAATAGGAAAATTATGTAAAATCGATGGTGATGTTATTGGATATTTTGCTGGGATAGTATGTGATTATACTGATTTTTATTATAGAATAGTATTAGAAGATGAACCTAGAAGTATTTTACATTCATGTGTTGGAAATATAGATTTTATTGATTAGTATTAACATTTTAAATATATTTATTATGAATTATTCAGAGGTTATGGAATTACTAACTGATGAAATACTTGAGTTGTACAAAATAAAAAATAGTGATTACGGAAATTCTTTTTATAAGCAATTAGATGAGGATGGATTATTAGTATCTAAGATCAGATTGCAGGATAAATTAAGTAGATTTTCATCTATTATTAAAAAAGATACTATAGAAGTAGAGGATGAGAAGCTTAGAGACACATTAATTGATCTTGCCACATATAGTATAATGACTGTTGCATGGATGGATAATAAGTAGAATATGAAGAAAACATTTAAAGAGTTAAATTCAGATGATATAATATATGTTATTAGTTTTAATAAAATTGTTGAATATAAAGTCGACTATTGTAGACCTTATAATGGCCATCATTGTTTATTAATTAAAGATTTCTTCACTTCTAATGAGTATCCCGTAGATTCTGATAAAAGTATTGAATATATAGATAAATATTATATAGTACTTAATGAAGAAGATATTCATGAATGCCAAATGAAGTGTCTTATAAAGCGAAGAAACAAATTATATGGATTACTAAATGGAGTAAGAAAAGCAGAACGTACTTATATAAAACAAATAGATGAGGTTGAAGATTTAATAAATAAATGCAATGAATAATTTTGAAACTGCTATAGTTAAATATATTTGCCCCATATGTGGCAATGTTGTCGAAGAGAACATTATAATGAACTCCAGATTAACGGAAGAAGATGCTTCTAAGGTACGAGAACTCCATAATAAAATTGTAGGTTATTCTGATCATGCTTGCGAGGAATGTTCTAAATATAAAGATGATGTGGTATATTTTATCGAAATAGATTCAGAAGAGTCCGTTGGTAATGATATGCATAGAACTGGACGAATTAGTGGAATTAGAAAAGAATCAGAATTAGTTACGGCTGCCGAGGAATATATAATTACTTTAGAAGATGGAACTAGGTTTTGTTATATAGATAAAGAGGAAGGAAAAAGAATTGGAATGTGGAATGATTAAATTTTTAATGAATGAGACTAATTAAGCCAAGTGTTGAAATATGGGATCAAGAAGAAGGTTTAAATGGGGTATATAAAAGTATTGAACGTGCGGGACGTATTTGTTATAAAAGTTCTGATAAAATAACAGAGGATTCTGCTGAACCTTTTGTAGATAGAATGATTAAATCACTACATCACTCTATGCTAGAACAGGGTACAGTATATCTTACTATTCCAAGAGAAGATATTAACTACCATATTTATTTGAGCAAATATAGAGATGATCCATATTCAGAATGTAGAGTTGCTCAAACTTTAGAAGGTATACCAGTTGGAAGTTTATATATTACCACTAATTATAGAGTAATTATAGAACATGACTGGACAGATGATTTAAAATATCTATGTGAACCTACAAAATTTCATGAACAGAGAATTACTGTTCATTTTACATTAGACAGGGCTGTATCGATGGAGGTTTTAAGACATAGAAAATTTAGTTTTGCTCAAGAAAGCACCCGTCAAATAATAATGGCGGCTTAAATAAGTAATTATTTACGAATAATCCAGTGAATTGCTGGAAGGCTAAAATTTAATACTTTTTAATATATCATATTTTTTAATTTCCTGGGAATTTCATATATTTGCATGAATAAAAATCATGTAAAATTACGAAAAATTAACTTGTGAAATTGGAGATTTAGATGCTGATAAATTTGGCAGAATATGGAAAAGAGCTAATTCTAGTAATATTCCATTTTCTGTTACTATAGAATATTTATGGAATCTATTTTTAAAACAAAAGCAAATATGTGCTATAACAGGAGATTATATTCCAAATATAAAGGAAGCTTCTCTAGATAGAATAGATTCAGACAAGGGTTATATAGAAGGAAATGTCCATGGATTACTAAACAAGCTAATCTTAGTAAGCATATTATGACAATGGAACAATTATACAAATTTTGTAGAAAAGTATTAAATCATGCTAATCAGCAGCCAAGCCAACCTTTAACAAAGTTGGAAGGTTCAGAGACTAATTGATGAAACTATGGTAAAATATATACTAAAATATATATTGTATCTAATTCAATTACCTATATATATATTACTAATGTGTTGTGTTTTTACAATATCATTAGTTGGAATAATATGGGATTTGAATTAAGAGGTCCACAGAGACCTTATAGAATATAATTCAAACACGAGCGCTGGACATCCTGTAAGGGGATGATGATATAGTCCGATACTCCTTGGAAACGAGGAGAGTTAAGGATAAAGAGCCTTAACATAACAAATGTATTGTAACTATAGCAAAGATAAATTCAATAATGAGATTACTTATATAATTCCAACATGGTTAGATATTCCAGAAGGAAAAATTACTATTAAACCTCACATTGGGGGAGATTGTATTAAATCAACTCCATTTATTGATGATGATTCATTTATATCATATCATAAAGAATATGGTTCAGATAAACAAAGAGGAGGATATTATATAAATGATTTCCATTTAAGTGATATAGATAATTCTCCTATATCTCTATTTATTAGATCTTTAGAATTTACAGAACAAGTATATTTAAATCTAGTTTCTTCTAATTGGACCCCACAGCAAGCAAGACAAGTACTACCTAACGCTCTTAAAACAGAACTTGTAATGACTGGATTTATTTCTGATTGGAAACATTTTATAGATCTTAGATATAGAGGAACTACTGGAAAACCTCATCCAGATGCTTTTTATTTAGCTGAGAAACTATATAACTTATTTAAAGAAAAAGGTATTGATATATAATGAAAGAATATATTCGATTCGGAGAGATTCCTGACAATGAACGTTCTGGTATATATAATAATGAGGGAGAATTAATTGGAAGAGAGCGTGGAGTATCATGTTATGAATGTATATGTTTTAATAATCAATATAGAGTCCTATTACCATATAGACCTACTAGATATACATGTATAACATTACATAATCTATATGAGCAATATTTTGACGGAGATATTAACATGTACATTGTAACAGGAATTGCAGTTGGATACGGAAGTGATAATGAACCATTATTAAGAAATGTAAAAGTAGTAAAGAAACTTAATATAAAATCTTTTAAATCTTAGTTTTTATATATTAAATTAAACATAATATGTCAATAAAAATAAAATCTAAAGTTTTAAAGGCTTCCGAATATACTCATTCCTTAATATTATTCTCTGATAAATTCTTGGAAAATGAAAATTTTACTTCAAAAATAATATACTATACAGCTAAAGGTATCTTAAATCTCTTTTCAGTATCTAAATTAGGAGATTTTTTATCTGGATATGTTCTTCAAAAAGTATTTAAACATAGAGGGATATTTGAATATTGGGTAAAAAATAAATGCCAAACTAAAATTATATATAATATACCTCGCTACCAATTAGACACCCTTATCGAGCGTTGTGATAAAGAAAATATTCCAACCTATCAAGATATCGATTTTAAAACAAAAGAGTGTGTAGGTCTTTATATAGGGCCTTATTGGACAAATAAATTATATTATGTCTTAGATAACAGAATCATCCAAGAAAAATTTGAATCAGATTTAGATATAAAGAATGATGATAAAAATGTGTAAAATAGATTTTAGAATTTAATATGAATAAAAATAAAAATCCTTTCGTATCATATTCGGAGTTTTTTACTAAATTAGATCCTAATACAGAGAAAGTATCTCCAGAAATATTAGATATGAAATTTAAAGATTTAACAAATGATAGAAACAATATTTCTAACAGCCCTAGCAATAATGATTCTGGGGTATCTACTAATAGCAGCTCCGATAATTTTAATTTTACTAAACCAGCTGATTCTAGCAATTTGGAAACTAGTAGAGCCAATATGGGACAAAATCAAAAGAATGAATTAAAGAAGCAGATTACTTCTTATATAAATTCTTTAGACATAGAAAATGATTATAAGAAATATTTAATTAGATTAGCTGAAAGAGAGAGTAATTTTAATCCAGAAGTAATAAATGCACAAGGATTTAAAGGATTATTTCAATTTGGGGATGATGCTTTAAGAGATATTGGGATGACTACTTCTGATTATATGTCAGACTGGAAGAAGCAGATTGATGCTGTTATTAAATTTACTAATTTAAATAGAGAAAGACTTAGAAATACTTTAAGAGGAACTAATGGAAAAGATATAGATGGGACTAAAATAAATGAATGGGGCTTATTAGGAGCTGCGCATTTAGGTGGTGTTGGAGGAGTAAACAAGTTCCTGTTTAAAGGATATAATCCAGTTGATGCGAATAATACTAGTATAAAAGATTATTTAATATACTTTAGTAAGTAATGAAATATAAAGATATTGTATTAGTATTCTACTGTTTATTAATTATAATATTAACATTTGGAATTGGAAGAATCTCAGGAAAGATATCACATCAAAGTGATATAATAAAAGAGAATTTAAATATACAAAATTATCTTCCATCTATAGATATTAGAAGGTATTCTCCGGTGAAAGAAACTGAACAATCTTTATTAAATAAAATGAGTAAAGAAGGTTATTGTTTAGTTGATGTAACAACTGAAAATGGAAGAGTATTCTACTATTTCCAGAAGATAGTATATAAAAAAGAATTTAATTTAAAATAAAGAAACCCTAGCAGTGCATTATGCATTGTTAGGGTTTTTTCTTTTTCTACTTAGCTGGATATTTTTTATTAGATATGTATTTTAAGAATTTAAATTGAAATAATCTCCTAGTATTTAAATATTCTGGATTATTTTCATTATATCTAGCCTCAGTTTCAAAACATATATTTTTATACGCCATATTATATGGAGGTAGAATTATTTCTATAATCCAACATATTACATATACTAATAATGGAAGTAAAGGAGTAGCTAAAATCCACCATAAAGAGAGATTAAATACTAAACAAGATAGAACTGCTACAATAATAGATGTAATCCAAATCTCAGTCTGTTGATATACATGAATTGTTTCATGTCTAAAAAATCTTTCATTAAGTCTTCTAGTATCACCTTTATATTCACTTCTTATCCATAAAATAAAAATAGTTACCATAGCAAGAAATCCTTTAATTGGAATTAGCGAATTATATATTACTAATGGTAAAAGTTTATGTTTTTGTTTTTGTTTTGATGTAGTCATATATAATAAGTATTTATTCTTCCGAATTTAATAAATTAAACACATTCTGAGTTTGTTTTATTACATAAAAATTCTTAGGAACCTCTTTTCCAAAAGAACTTTCTCCTTTAGCTATTCTAATAGTAGAGTCTTTCAGTCTTTCTAAAAAACTAAGAGCTACCGGAGTATCTAAAGAAAGTCCTAGAGGAGCCCAAAATACAAGTTCATCAGTGGAATTTAATAAAGTTTGTCTTAGAATATTCTTAGTTAAGGGATCAAATTCTTCTCCACTTTCTTCTTTATCTTCCATTATTAATCTAAATAATAATGCAAGTAAAGCAGCCCACATAGAATCTATTAATAACTGTTTGGCATTTCTAATTCTATAATCTTTATGTTCTAAAGTAGCATCAGTATCTTTCTTTATATAGTATTTAAATAAATACTGCATATAATAGAATGTACTATTTACCATTCCTTCTATAAATCTTCCAGTCCATTCTTTAGCTGGAATATCTGTAACTTCTGTAGTTTCTATTAAGTGAGATTCTCCATTTTCATCCACTATAGATTTTAAATAAAGTAAATTTCCTTCATCATCAGTCTTTTGCCTCCACTCCCCTTTAGGAGTTTTATCAGTTCCACCTAAGAAAAATCTTTCACGAGTAGACGAGAAGTAAGATTTAAATTGGAATAGTATTTTACCAACAAATTTATGTCTAGCAGCAAATGCATTTTCATGATCCATATATCCGAATAATGAATCGGCAGAAGATTTTATATTTCTTTTTTCTGCAACGGTATATGCGGAAGGTAATGCTACTGGATTAGATTCATTAAATTTTAACTCTTCCCAATCAAGATCATTCTCATGTTCAATATTAAATTGAGTTAGATGTGCGATATAATCTGCTTTTTGTTTATTATATAAAGGATGCGATTTATCTCCAGATGCGAATATAGAATATCTCCCATCTTTAGTCCAATCATATATCAATTCTCCATCTTTAGACATATGGTGAGCTTTCAAACAATCATCATGAATCATTTGAGCTACTATAAATACCATTCTATTTAAAAAATCTGGAGCGGTAGTAGCCCAATAAGCACCTCTTCTTAATAATCCTTTATAACCTTTTCTATCAGAATTTAATTCATACGCTAAAGAATTAGCATCCATTCTAGTCATCCCATAAAAATGGTTTAAAGCTTCTACTAAAGTCCAATTATCAGAACTTACACCGGTATTTCCCATAACTATACCATAAGCTTTAGCAGCATCGGCAGTAGTAAAACCATTATCTCCTAATAACCGTCCAGCAGCTCTAGTCATTAGAAGATAAAATCCTTGAATTGGCTCTCTAACTAATGAATTAAGATTTAATGCCAACATTGAAACTCGTGCAGCAGTAGTAATAGGTTGAAATACTTTATAGAATTTTTGATTGGATTTTTCTATAGAACTTTCTCCGAATATAACAGTTTTTAAATAAATATCAATTTGCTTATTTAAATTCTCGAAATTAATATTAGTATCATAAGATTGTAAATAGATAGCATGTCTTATATCATTAATAAGGGGAAGAATAGTATCAAAAGAAGATTTCCTTATATAAGCATGAACAAATACATCCTCTAATAACTCTAAGTTAGTCTCCCAATAAGAGGTATCTTGCTCTGAAAGATATTTTTCTCTAGTAGTTGGAGAGACGTTTAGAAAATTATACATTGTTAAATAATCATTCTTCCCAGCTTCGGAATCCTGTTCAATTGTCTCTTCTTGTGCTTTAGTAGCTCTTCTTATATCAACTTGTTCGTTCCATTTATCTTGTATCCACGAAAAGAATCCTTTACTTTTCAATTGTGAAAATGCCGTACCTCTCAACAATGGGATATCAAAATAATGTCCACTTTGAATTAATTCTTGAACTGGAGTAGTTTTTATTGCTTCTTCTTCTGTCAAATTATAATCAACTCCGCGCTTTATTCTATTTACATTCCATAAGAAAGATTTCAACCATTTTCGCTCGGCTTGAGAAAGATCATTTGTCATGTCATAAGGATTCTTTGTTCTAAAATTACGAGCTATTCTTCCAGTAGAATCTCTCTCAAACATATTTTTAAATGCGTTAGTTGAATCTTTAAAAGTCCATCGTTCTACTTGAGTAAATCCTTTTGATTTATATAACTCTAACACTCGTTGTAAAGATTTCTCCTTATATTTCTCAAACCATTCACGCATCTTCTGGAATTGTAATTCAGTTAAATCTACTATATCTTTCATTAAAGGAATCATTTCTGGATTTTCTACATAATACCCTCCTAAGGTCATAGTTTCAGATATATTTTTGAGATTGAAACTTATTTGACTTATATCATGATCTGAATCGAAATAGATACGTTTATAATGTAGAATAGTCCTAGATATTTGGGAATATAATAAAGATAATCCAGTTGGGTCAGAATCATAATTATTATCTGCTCTAATAATTAATCTATTTCCAGCTACTTCCCTAATAATCTCTTGTAGTTTTCTTAATTGTTCTATTTTATACTTTCCTGTCTCATTATCTAATTTATAATTATTATAGAAATCATAAATTAAATCAGAAGCTCCTTTTACTAATTCTGTTCTATCTTGTCCTAGAATAGTTAATAGTCTTAATTTTAAAGCTTCTATCCTATCTGCAATTATTAATTCTGATTTAAAGTAATTTGTAATATCTAGTTCCTTAGATAAGATATTAAAATTATGCGTTAATTTATTTATATCTATAGGATAAGATTGTCCTTCTTTATAATTAATTACTTGAATATTTCCTATTTTAAAGTTACTAAAATAATCATGTAATTCATTTATAACTAACATTGTCTCTAATAACTTAGCGTTTCCTACAGTATTGGATAATAGATTTTTTAATTTCTTATATTTAGCCTCAGATCCTAAATTTCCAAAGATATTATGAGATCCATTATTCCAATTAAGTTTTTTTGTTAAATTTATATCTGTCATAGATATAATATCTACTATATTATTGGCTACATCTCTAAACGCATAAATCCCTATCTCCGCTAATTCTGGAAGGTCTAATACTTCATATCCCGGATTATCTATGTAATTACAAAATACTCTAGTTAGATATGTATTTGCTTTTTGTGGAAGGTATTTAAATTTATTTTTATCTTCTAAAGATTCAGAAGTCTTTTTTAAATAATCAAACTCTTTCCATAAAGTGAAATAGTAAGATTCACTTTTATCCTCCATTTTTTCTTGATACTCTCTAGCTTTTTCTAATAATTCTTCTTTAGTTGGAGCTTCTATTACGGGAATATCTTGTCCCTTTCTTTTAGATACATAATCATTAAAGAACCATACTTTTCTATAATTATCATATTTAGCCACCCTCTCTACAAATTCTTTTGGAGTTTCTTTAGATAATTTCCCAAAAGCGATTTCCGAGTATTTAGCCACATTTTTAGTAGCTTCTGTATTATAACTTACTTCTGATACATTTGCTCTAATATGTTCTTGTACTATCCTAGTTATATATCCATTAGGATAAGATAATCTTTGCATAGATTTTCCTTCGGTAGTTTTGTTTATAGGTTCTTCAACTTTATAAGATGTAAATGTCTCATTATTATAATCTATATCCGATATAATAATAGGAACTATATTTAAAGAAGCTAACTTTACCCCAATTCCATTATTAGCTAATAACGCTCTATATGCAGCTAATTGATAATCTATTGTTAATTGTTTAGAAGAATACCATGTTTCATATGGTTTATTTGAGATTTTAAAATCATAAATTTCTACATTTCCTCTTTCATCTATAGCTAATAAATCTAATCGTCCTATGATAGGATCAGATTCATCATCAGAAGTTTGTAATGTTAATTCCGGGATAAATTTATACTTTTTTCCTTTACTAATTTTAGATTCTAAATTCTTAAATGTAAAATATAAATTTTCGATTGTATCATATGGAAGATCAACAATCTGAGATATTATATTTAAATCCTGATTTTTGAAATATAACTCAGCTACTTTATGTACTTTATCTCCAATCTTTGCTAGATGTCCCCAATTTTCTATATCAAATTCTATCTGTCTCTTTGCGTCTTCTTCTGATAATCCTTCTTTAATTAAAAGTTTTAACTGATTCTTTTTATATTCCTCTACTTTAAATTCTGGAATTACACGATCTCCATTAGAATTTAGCCAAGTAGTTATAGCTGTAGTTACTCCTAATCTCTTAGGGGTAACTACTTCATTTTCTTGTGTTGATTGATTAAATCTGGACTCTTGTACAGTAGAATTTAACGCTAAGAGTTTATTATATATAGAATCCTGAATAGTATTACTTTCATCAAATACCGCATCTCCATATTTATTATAATAGAGCATATTTCCATAATTCTTGGCTATGAAAGCATCTAAGTCTTGTTCAGAATTAAAGGAATGCTTAGATCCGTTTATTGTTAAAAAATATTTACATGCCATACTGTTAACATTTTTCTAGTAATTGTGTATTTGGATTTTTAGAATTTAATAAACTACTTTTTATATTAGTAATATTCCTGTTCTTAAACGCTTCTGATACATTTTCTGGATTAAATAAAGAGAATCTCTTATTTCCGGCAGAGAGTAATAAACTATTAAATTCTGTTATTATTTTTTCAATTGGCATCTTACTTAATTCCCTACTTAAAGTTTCTGATGTTTTTTCTGGAAGAGTATTTAAATCTAGAGACAACGTAGAATCTAATACTTTTAAATATTCTCCAAAGAAATCTGTGGAAGATAGTAAATTATTTATATTAAACTCCTCGCTACTAAATACTCCACTTAAACTATCTGCTATAAATTCTACGAAAGCTTCTTCTTTAGCATCATTTAATGTTCTATTAGTAAGTATATTTCTAAATCTCTCATTAAATTCTGGGAGAGTAGCAACTTTATCTAGTAGAGAGGAATATAAAGAATAATTCTTACTTCTTAACGCTCCCATTATTAGATGCATTAATTCATGTAATGGAGAAGAGATATCAGCTCTATTAATATTTACATATATTTTCCCATTCCAAATAAACGCTCCTGCTCTAGAAAACGAATCAGCTAAAGTACTATTTAGATTTTTAGAATCAACCAATTCTTGAATTTTAGCATCATCTATTACGTTAATAATATTATTATATGTTGAATTAATATTTTCTATAACCCTATTTAGAATTTTCTTTTTATCAAATTTATCATAAGTATCAGTAAAGTATTCTACCTTTTTTATTTGAGGAACCTCATCTGTTATAGATAAATTCTCTAATTCTTTTTGTCTAGTTTTATTTATTGGATAATATAATTCTGAAATAAGATATTTTCCGGATTTAATATCATTAAAATTTATATACCAAGAGTTATTATATATCTCTCCATTTAATCCTACTATTTCAGACTCTAAATTGATTCCTTTATCAGTTATAGATTTAATTCTAAGATATTTAGTAAATTTATCATTATACTTAATCTTTACAACATCATTTACTTCTATGATATTAATAACTTGTTCCGGAGAACGTTGATATATTCTAGGATCGTAATAAAATCCAGTCGAATCATTTACCTGAATTCCGGTTCTTATATTCTTTAATCCATAAATTTTAGTATCTTTTACATTATTAGCTTTTATATATTCAGAAGTGAGATCTATCAACTCTCCATTTTTAATCATATCTAATATTGTTGGAGTTAATAGTGTTACTCTACCATGAGGAAGAGTTTTCTTTTTTGAGTCCTGATAGCTTTCTTTAAATTCTCTTTCTGTAATATTTTTAGGAATTACATACACTGCCTCTTGTTCAATTACCCAATCTTGGGATTTGTTCAGGAGGCTTTTCTTTTTCAAGATTTCTTCTAGAGAATAACCATAAGTGCTATGATTTAAATCATATAATCTACTTAAACGTTTTTTATTATATTCAGAAATCTCTTTATGTCCAATTATTCCTAATTCATAATTTGGATTTATAGCAAATCCGATATATTCTAATTGCTGTGGAGATACTATTTTCCTAAAAGATCTTCCTTTTAAATATCCAGATCTATAACTACCCGGAACAATAATAGTTCCTGTTATAGGATCATAATTAGATACTACTCCAATAAATGTTATATCATTTTCTTTAAATCTAATAATATCTCCTCTTTGTAATTTAGCAGCTTCTTGTTCTGCGTTAGAAGAGTCTATATTTATAATGTGATATAAATCTTTTAAAGGAATATAGTTAGAATTAGGATCAAATACTATTTTATCATCGACTCTAGTAAAAGCTTTACTAGCATTCTCTTTTTTAATATTTAAATCTTCTACTAATTCTAAATCGGAAGTATTATTATAATGTATAGCTGATAGTGATGGAATATTTATTCTCTGTCCTTTAGAATTTTCTGATAATGGAAATTCTGTTTTTAAATCTACAAATCCTATTTTTGGAGCAGAATCATTTGTTGTTCTATTTAAAAAGTATATTCTATCCCCACTTATCCCAACTACTATATGTTTACTAATAACAGGTGATCCATCAGTTCTTTTTAAATCCCATTCAATAGAAACAGAGTCACCAATACGTAAAGATCTAACTTTATCTCTTCTATATTTAATAACAGATTCCCTATCTAAATTATCAGAGAAATCTCCTTCTAATTTCCGATAAGGTTGTTGGTCAGATTTTAGAATATTTAAATTGAACCAGATAGATTGATATTTACTTTTATCTTTAGTATTTAAAGAATAAGTATCATAATCATTAATGAACTGATTATATATATTATCTAAATCCGGATGATTTTCTTTAGTAAATATCACTGTCTCTATATTCCGAAAGGGAATTTTTTTAGTAAAGTATTTACCATCTTTATTCTTTAAAGCTACTTCTACTATTGTACCTATAGTTCTAATTACAGGAGCATAATATGTAAAAGAATCCCATTCACTATTCTCATCCTCTTTATTCCAAGATCTTAATTTAATTATATCATTTTGACGTAATTCTTGGGTTATAGTAGCATTAGTTCCGTTAGAAACATCTAATTTAAATCCTGATTTTCCTACTGTGTAATACTTGAATGAGAGTCCTTTTCTGTCGAATCCTATAGATTTAATCAGTGGTTGATTATTATAATCTTCTGATTCAATATTTCTTTCATAAGTATCTCTTACATTCTTTATTAAATCTTCCGGAAGATTTGGATCTTTCAATGCTCCATATAACTTTCTAAATACAATTTGTTTGTTTTTTTCTAGAGATAATTTAATTAAATCAGTATAAGATATAGTAAAATGTCCTACATTAGATCCGTATTTATTAACTAATGTAATAAATGTTTCTCCATTTCTATTCTTCCAAACAGATTGAATTGGATGATATTTAGCATAAGAAAAATAATCATCATCAAATTTACCGTATATTATATTCTTATCTCTACTAAAATTTGGGATTAGTAATAAATCTCCTGGGATTAAAGAATATAATTGAGCTTCTGTGGTTAATTTAACAGGTTCTGAGTAATTTAAATTATATAAATCCTTCTTAGGATTACCTTCCGAATCTAATACAGTTGATTCATAATTCTTCCAGATTATCTCTGATATTTGTTGATAAGATACATTTTTAGATTTCGGGATTTCGAGTTCTATATAATAAGAATCATTTTTACCAACAAAAGGAGGTTCTTCATATTCTTCTTTCGTATTAGATATGATTTCTAAGTTCTGATTTAATTCTAGGATAAAAGGATTAATATCCATAGAGAATAATCTCCCAATAAATTCATTAAATAAATCGGAATTATTTATATTTAAAACATCTCTATATTTAGGTTCTGATACTAAATATGCAATAAATTCATTTAAATCATAACTAGATCCTTTAGATACTTTATTAACAAATTCTTTTATATAAGGATCTTTATCCTGATTCTGTTTGGCAGTAGTATATATATTATAAGCTATTTCATTTATTCTCTCAAAATTAGGATCATATTTATTTATTTTAGAATAATATAAATGAAGTAGTTCGTGATATAAATCTCTAAGAGTAGCTTCATTAAATGTTCCATTAGTTTTTAAGATAATAAATTCATTATTTAATAAAGTCCCTCTAACATCTACATTTCCATCGATATTTAATGATTCTATATCTTCATCTAATAATAATATATTTGGTTGAGATGGATTAATAGCATTCATATCTATTAATTTATTAATTAATAGAAGAAAATCTTCCTGTAAAGATTTATTAGGTACATAAGAAACTAAAGACCTAATATCATTTATAGTAGCGTTTCCGATTAAAGGTTCTCCATTAGAATATACTACTTTAGTAGATAAAAGATTTAAATCTGAAAGAGTACTTAATAATGTATTTAAAGAATCTATATCTAATCCAGAAATAGCCTCACTTAAACTAACTGCATTAACTTCGTCATATGAATTTAAGTTGGTAGGAATAATCCCACCAACTTTTTCTTCTCCATCTACAATATATTGTATTTCTATGTTACATCCCATATTTAACAATTTATAATAAGTTTTATTTTATTAAGTCTCATTAGATCATTTAGAAGTTCAACTGTCTTAATAGCTTTTTCAGATTTATTAATAGTTTCTTTTAATTTATAATTGTAATTACTTCTTATTAGATAATATCTCTCATCTCCTAAAAGTTCTACATCCTTATAGCTCTTATTCTTATTATCATTTCCTAATCTTTCTTGTAATTGATATTTACCTAAGTTCTCATTATATACTTTTACATATTTATTATTTGAAACAAGAGCTTCGAAACTATCTTTAATTGGAGCCATTCTAAGAAGAACATCATCTATATTAACATCATCCATTGTTACTCTATCACTTTTTGAATCATAAATTACTCCCGGAGTTATAGTATTTAAATCTAGTCCTCCAATGTATTTAAAGTAATCTACAATTAAACTTCCCGGATTAAATACTGATCCTTGTAATACTTTTAATATACTATCCTGTCCTTTTCTTCCTTTATGAGTAATTAGATTATATATAAAAAACAAGTCAGATAATTTAATACCTCTAAATTCAACATTTTCAATTTCTCCAAATGCTGAAACTTGTTTATCAAACTCAGGATTGTTTATAGTAGTAACCATATTTATAGATGGTCTATAATATATATAATTAGATCCATCTAATTTAGAAGTATTATCAGTTATAATTAATCCATTTAAAAATGCGTTATTAACTAACTGCGATCCAAAAGTCATTACTCCTTTAGAATTAATTGTATATCCACTCTTTAACATTGGGATTACATAAGATTCCATATATAATTTAAAGGATGCTAAACCATCATCATTAGATAAGGAATAAGATGTTTGTTCTGTAGCTGTAAACATCTCCCCATTTAGGAAATAATTTTGGCCTTTAGGAACTGAGATAGATAAGTTTTTATTTCTTAAATACTTTCTAATTATTAATTCATCTATATAATCTCTAACAATATTTAATTGAGATTCAGATAATTTATTAGGCATAGTAATCTTACCAATTCTTCTTCTCATTATTATATTTTCCAAAGTATCTATAATAGAGTTTGATAATGCATATTTAACACTTCCAGATTTAGAATTTTGTTCATTTATATAATAAGCATTAATAAACGCTTTATAATGTGGAAGAGAATTTATTAAATCAAATACATTTATTACAGACTTTATTAAATTATAAAATTTAATAACAGATTCAGCATAATCAGGTTGTTTTAAGAATTTAGCTATATCAAATTTCATATTAGAAAACGTCTTGCTTGGAGATGTTTTATCTAAAACATTTGTAACTATAGCTAACAATTCCTGATCTGTATATATACTTTCAATATTAGGATTATATGTCTTTAACGCATTAATAAAATTCTCACTTGTATCTCCGGTTATCTGGAGTTTATCTAATCCATTCTGGATCAAAGTATTAAAGGATTTACTAAAATTATATCTATCATATTGTTTAGTTTTTATTCCTCCATTAATTCCTAAAATTTGGCCTAATGTGGCTATCTCTTTTGCTCCAATATAAGCCTTTACAAAGGTAGTAAAATTTGTTTTAGATTTTACTGATGAATTAAAGAAATCTTTTAAATCTTTAAATTTCCTTACTTGTTTGAAATATCTAATTAATCCCTGTACTACTTCCTCAGAAGATTTAATCAATGCTAACTCATCCCATTCTAACATAGAGTCTAAGAATGTTGAAGCATATTCATCATCAAGAAATCTTTCGTTAACAAAATTATATTTAGTACTCTCAAGGTCTTCTATAATTTTACCTATATCTTCTGTTGTTAATTCGTTAAGTTTAAATGCGGAAATTATCCCAGAATTATATAGGGTATTTAAGTATAAGGAAACAGATTTTACATATCCCTTCCCAATAAAATTTGTAAGTGACGGTCCTTTTTCTATATTTCTTAATGTTGAATCTATAGTAGCGTATTGATCATACATTCTATTAACTGTAGCTGCTTGAACTATAGCATTAACCTCTGGACTAGTCATGAGATCTGAGATATTATCAAATGATAAGCCTTGGATTAATAAGTACACATATACCCCAGCTAGGTCTGGACCAGCGTTAATCTTTGATAGGATTAATTCTTTAGCATTATCAGTGGAAGCCGAGATGAGGGCACTTATTACAAGACTTACGTCGTCCTGAAATCTATTTTGTGTAAGATCTATTGCATCATTCACACTAATACTTTTATCTCTAGCCTCATTTAAAAGATCATATACAAACTCAATATCATCAAGATTAATGTTAGCCAAACTATTTGTGAATAATTTAACGAGTTCCCCATCACTCTTCCTTTCATTTCCAGGAATATTTTTATAAATCTCAAAAACATTATTGAAATATAAATTAGATTTTAATAAATCTTCTACAGTTAATCCTTTATCGGCTAATTTTCTTATCTCCTGATTAAAGTACTGAGTTGCAGCTAAAAATACTTTTTGTCCTACAGCACTTATACCAATAACCTCTTTTCCGGCCATATTCTCGAAGAATAAGTTCCATTTAACAGATGGGCAAAAATCAGTAACTGTTTTTGCGTAAGCTCCAGCCTCAGATTTAGCAGCAGCAGCTTGTGGGTCTCCCATACTAATAGGTGATTCGGCAGCTACAAGATTCTTAAAGTTATCAGAGATTTGATAGATTTTATTATATACAAAATTCTTTGTAGCGGATAAAAGTTTATTTGGATTTATTTCTTTTAGATGTCTGGAGATATCAGTATCTAAATCCTTTATCATATTAGATATAAATATTCTAGCACTTTCTATATCTTCACTCCTTGATTTATCATCAGGATTTTCTTTTATATAATTTAAATTATTAATTAAATTTGGATCATAATATAGCTGTATATTATTTTGTTTAAATCTATCTATCTTATTTAAGACATCTACAGCTAATTTTAATCTAGTATTATCCCCATCATATTCTCCGTTTAAGATAGATAGGATTTCAGGAGTTATATCTATATAAGGTATTTCCGGATTTATTTCAGAAGTTATTGTATATTTTAAATCTGAATTTGGAAATGGTAATTGTTTTGAGAGTTCAAATGATTCATTATCTCTATAATTAAATAACGATGACCATGCTTCATAAATTCCATTTTTATTTATTAAAGGCATTGTCATGTAGACTTTATCAATATCCGTTTGACCTTTATATTTTCATATAAAGACTGACTATATCATCACTTTTAAAGTGCCTCCCGCTTCGGATTATTTAAATCCTACTCTACTAAGTTCTATTTAAATATTAAATAGCTTTTCGATAGTCGATGAACTCTTCTCTTATATAAGAGACTTAGCTGCGGATTACCCAATCTTAACACTTTTTACTGTACTGAGGTAATTACTCTCACCATTTAAATATTACTATTTAAACTTAGTATATTAAGCTCTAAGGGATTTCCCGCAATTCAAGAGGTTTAATGACTACAATATAACCTATAGTCCGATCCTTGGCTGAGACTTATTATCTTATAACTGTTTATGTTATAATTCTATGATTTCATTTTGTTATATTCATAGTTTAGACTATATCTTCATGAATTACTCATGTTGGATGCTCGTGGGAGAGATTATTGTTAGGCTCACTCTCCTAGTCGTTGAACCTTCTAGATTCTTTTAACCTAAATCTAGCTCGGCTGCTGATTGTCCACTTCTGGAGTTCCCAGCAATTCTTCCAATTTTATATGACCCCTAAGTATTTAAGCCATATCTGATACAGATTAACATAAGCTTCATTACTTTCTGCATCAGAGAATCCTACTACATCCATTGTCATAATAGACTGAAATGCTTGTGCAGGAATACGATTTGCTGTTATCTTTAAACTCTCAATAAATGATCTGTATATTTTCTTAGAATCAATCCCAATTCTCTTATTTATATATCTATTATATTTATCTCCTAACTCCTCTATATTACTATTATTTATATCTAATTCTTCTCCCAATCTCTGATTAGTCATATTTATATAATCTCTTAACTCTTTAATATTATCAGAATTAAAATTATACCATATTCCTATATACTCATCAGAAGAATTAAATACATTAACTAAATTCCCTAAATTAGAAGGATCTACAACAATCACTTCTTGAACTATTCCATTACTAGTATCTTGATAGAAATGAAGTCCAGATGTTTTATATACAGCTTCTCCATTCTCATTTAACCTCCATTCCTCTCCATCTATAACTTCTGTTAATATTTCCATTGGAGTTAATGAAGAGATATAATTTTCAGAACTAGGTTTATTTATAATAATTCTAGTATTATCTAAACTATTCTTTAGAAATTCTATATCATTAGGAAGAGGATCTGATTTAGCTTTATTATATGTTCTTAATAACTTCTGTCTAAAGTATTCTCCATTGCTATTAATAATATTCGCAATATTATCTCCAGTCCGTAATCCGAATATAGATTGATATACTTTAGATATTACAGCCTGGGCTCTTTTTATATTTAAATCATGTATTCTTACTCCTCGAAGTCCTTCCCCAAATTCTATTATATCATTATTATCTATAATTGTTTGATATTCAGGCATTCTAGGATCTAATAACATAATATTCTCATCCAACAATCCAATGTATCTATTAACAAAGTGTTGAAGTGCTAAAATTTCCTCTTTAGATGCTTTAGACTCTCTTAATCTAAACATATCTTCGATTATCGGATGGTCATAAATATTATATTTCTTATTTACCCCATCAATACTCCAAGTAGCTCTAAAAGGTTGAAGTTCTTTTCTGATTCCTTTTAAATTAGTTACTGTAGTATTTAAATTCCTATAATGTTTAAATTTATCATAAGTATTTATATCCACCTGTTTTCCAGTAGTAGGATCTAATACAATATCACCAAATTCTATTAAATCCGTAGATATTTCCTGTGTTAAATTTCCTGTTTCTAAATATCTATCTAAACTAGATTTAAGAATATTTCCATTTTCATCAATAATAGAATAATACCCAGCTTCATTGGCTATATGTATTAAATCCTCTTGGGAATAATATCCTTTTAAACTATTTCCATTAGAATCTAATAAGTTCTCAGATCCATCAAAGTAGTAATGTTTTATAGACCCATAAGAAGGAATCATTACAGCTCCCATTCCGGAGAAAGTTCTTTTAATACTATCAGAGTTCATTTTTGAAGCCAACATAGTTATAAAAGAACTATTTATGCTTCCAGAACTAAATGGGATTTTAAATTTTAAATCTCTGGCATTAAATAATTCATTATTTAAATTCTCTTCAAACTCTTTTGCAGCTTCCTCTAAATATCCAGTAAGTACTCCATCTCCAGAACTTCCTTCAAAGGCCTTAATAGTTGCTTTAGCGAGAAGTTTATATAATAATGTTTTATTAGCTTCTCCTAATTCTGTAAGAGTCTCTAGATTATTAGTCTGATTATGGGCTTCAAAATATTTCTTTAAAGTAGTATTTACTACAGAACCTAAAGCTCTATAAGCCGCATCGGCTAGATTTGACGTATATCCATTTGCTGCTAAAGTACTAATAATTTGAGTAGATTCAGTAACAGTGGATAAATCCGCATGATGATCAGCATCCATTTGAATACCCATAAACTGTGTACCAACTCTACCATAAGATAGAGGAGTATTATCATACCTAGCACTAGAGGGATTTGTATTAAATGCACCAACTTTTATTGATGTTCCATTTGCTAAATAATGTATATCTGAATATTTAAGTGGTTGATATACATAATTTTGATCTAATATTACTTTTAATTTTCCCTGTTCGTCTAATATATAACTAGAATCTTCTGGAATATTGTTAAATGTAAATGGAAGATCTTGTTTAGATATAATTGTATTTAATAAATCTAAATCTCCATCAACCATATCTAATAAATCCCTCTTAGTTATATAATATCCGGTTTTATTCATAAACTGTACTGTAGCATTTACAGAAGCCTCTCCTTTATCTCCAAAATTACTTAAATAAGGATCTAAAGGATTGGAATTATTCAATGAATAGGAATACTCTCCACCTAAAGCTTTCCATAATTTATAATTACTATCTATTACTACAGTTCTTGTTACATTTCTACTATTCTGAGTATCTCCCCCGTTATTATTAACTCTTCGTTCTATAATATTATAAGTATTATTTCCTAGAGATTCTAAATCGATTATTCTATAATATTCTCCATCATTCGTATTATAATAATATAAATCCTCGGATATAATATCTCTAAGATGACGCTCGTTACCGTTAAAATCTTGCATTAAATTAATAATAGGAACATCCCATTTTCTATCAGTCATTTTTTGCAACAATTTAACTTTCTCCGGAGATTTTCTCATTCGATAATTAGTTATAGAGAATATAGCACATTTCATTAATAACCCATTACCAAATTCAGGATCTACATTATATCCAAAATTCTTTCTATTATATCCAGCACTAGAGCTAAACATTGAATTGTTCTCTAACACATTCTGAAATGGATTACATTCCATAGAGCCATCTAATACCTTTACATTATCAGTCTCCCCAGAAGGATTAAATACAGGAGCTTCTATATCTTTGATAATTGCTACATTTATAGTTGGAGTTGTTCCTTCTAATGCTTTTTGATAATAATTGTGTATAGTAGCTTGCATAGCAACCATACGTTTATATTGAGCTAATAATCTATTAGCATGATCCCGGATAAAATATTCCGGATTTATAGATCCATCGGAATTTAAATAATACACGCCTCTTAATTTAGATGGATGTGCATAAGGTTCTCCAACACTTACTTGAAGGAATTGGTTAGATAAGAACCCATCTAAAAAGAAATATTTTTCTAATATAGGATTCAATTTCCCATCTTTTTCTAATATCATCATTCCATCCCTACCAATCCAATTTTTTAGAGAAGGAATATCTTTTAAGAATTTAAATACTTTAGTATCTACTTCAATACCTTTAGATTTTAAATCTTTTTTAAATATTTCTTTTGATCTATTTATAAAATCTTTGTAATAAGAATCGTCTACAGTAGATACTTGATAGATATTAGCCATATTCTCTATAAATGGATTTAATCTAAATACGCTATTACCTTTAGACATTTCCACTTTAGAATAATGAACCTCTTCTATAAATTTAAAATTAGGATCTTCTAAACTTAATTCTCTGGCTATTTGAGAGACTTCCTTCCATCTAGTAGATAAGAGATTATTTATTGCAATAATATTATTATTTATAATCTCAGCTTTTTCTTTCTTATTTTTAATTTTAGGTATGGAATCTAATAAAGAAACACCTAGTCTTTCACCTATTTTATAATAAGATTTAAATAAATTTGATAATAGATTAGTATAATAAATCTGTTGACTATTAAAATTCTCTACTTCTATCTGAGCAGTAGATGCAGATTTAATATTCTTCCCATCAAATTTAATATCCTTAGATATTTTAATAAGAGATTGATTAGATTTATCTGCGTATACAGTTGGAAGAAATTCTATATAATCAATTTGATCATCCATTAGATTTTTGAAATAATCTAATATTATAGATGATACTCCGTACTCAGAAACATTGAATTTATTCTTTTGTACTGTTGTTCCATTTGGAGATATAAATTCTGTTTTTAATCCAATTCCTTTTAAATATTCTGGATTATTATAGAATATATTAGATTCGAATATATTAGATATATTAGAATGTTTTCTAATATTATTCTGATAGTCTTTAGTAGTATATATAAACTCGTGTATGTTTTTAACTAAATTCATCAATCCTATAGATGGTACATTATCTCCGTCAGAGTTTTTATATGTACTTGGACTAGCTTCTCTATTTAATAAATTTATAGAACTAACTGTGGCTTTAAATACACTTGATCTATCTCCTTTAGAATTTAAATTAACCTTTAATCTTGGTCTAGTTTTACTTGATGTAAAGAATTTATTAAAAGTAATATCCTTCATTGTTTTAAATTCTGGAAAGGATTTTTTTACTTTAGATTTAAATTCTCCTGGAGTAAGATTAACTTTATTAGAATCATATTCTTTATATATAGAATCTAGAGTATCAATTGTTTTAAGTGTTCTATATAATAATCCCAAAAGATCTCCTTTTAGATTAGATTCGGATTCCGTTCTATATTGTGATTTTAATATAGAATATAATTGCCCAGAACTATTTATAAATGGAAGATCTGTAGATAATTGTAACAATTCTAACAACCTAAATCCATTCATAATAGATTCTGATAAAGTTTTACCATTTATAATCGCACTAACTTGTTCTGGATTTGGGATTGTAATACTATCTAATAATTCTTTATTTAAATCTTTTCCAGTTATAGCATCTTCGTTAGCAATATTTAAATGATCATTAATAAATAATGTTCTAGATCCAATGGTAATAGAAATAGAATTATCTAAGACCTTAACTCTAAATTTATTTCGTAATACATTTAAAATAGTATTATCATAATCGCCATTTCTAGCTATAGAATCAACGTATTCAGTTAAATTTCTTTCTTGTCTAAATAAAGAGGATTCATAAGTTAGATTTGAGAATGTATTTACTTCATACTCCCCACTCTCTGAATTATATTCATATGATATATATTCTGATCCATCCTGTTTATTCATATAAGCTAAGACATCCAAGAAATAGTTAAAACTTAAATCTCCTTGGTTATCTTTAATTATATTATATAAAGATTTAGCTTCTGGAGTAGAGTCAAAGATGTATTTATATATAGACAATAATGCCTTTTTAGTATCTAAATTAAAGTCTAAATTCTTCTTAAATTTATTTATTTTTGATGGATCAGTTTTTCCATCTGTAACAAATAAGGAATTAAAAAATTCTATATAAGCTACTGTAGGATTTAATTTACCTAATTTTAATGAATTATATTTATTAGAAGATTTAATAACAGGATCTCCGATTCTAGATATGGCATTATTAAATTCATTGACTGTCATATAAGATATTCCATCCCATTTCCCATCAGAATCTAATAAAGGAATATTTTGTATAATGGCTTTAGTTAAACTAGTAGTTTCTCTATTTATATCGGAATCCTCATTAACTCTAAAATGTTGTCTTAATGCATTTTTAGTGAACGGAAGATATTTAATTTCATTTCTATTAGTAGATTTAATTCCTAATTTAAATGGATCTATTGAAATTAATCCGTCTGTTAATAATACTATTAAATTATCAAAATTCTCTAAAGTTACTAAAGCGTTATATGCATTTAGATAATCTTGATTAGATTTAGATAAAGGAGTGTATAGAATATTATTGATTGAATTTAATTTTGATGTAGGATTATGTTGATCATAATATTCATTTAATCTAGATATAATAGTAGTAAACTCTGTAATATTAAAAGATCCATCCTGATTATATAAAGGAATGATATCTTTTTCTCCTAAAAATTTTGTTATATGATTAAATAATATTTGTTTATATTCTGCAATATTATTATTTAATTCTGAATAAGTTTGAACAATTTTTCCAGAATTTAGATTTAGAAAGGAATTTTTAAATATCTCTCTTTTAAATGTAGAAACAAATCTATTATATAAACTATTATTATTTTGAAATTTAGTAATTAAATCTCTATTAGTCTTTATTTCTTCGTTATAGGTAACGTTTTTTCTACTTCTATTTAATTGTTCTACATATTCCTTCGTAGCTAAATCTCTATCCTCCTCCGTCACAGATTCATCTTCTTTTATAGTCTTTACTTCATTCTCTAATGTAGTTACTAGAGGATCTGGATTTTTATATTCTTCCGGAGGTAAAGTTTTTTCTATATTCTTAGTTAAAATTTTATCTAAGGAATTATTAAGTATTGTATTTAATTCCGTATTATAGGAAAATAATCTTATGTATTCCTTTATTGCATCTACTAAATTTTTATCAGAATCAATGATAAAATCTTTTTGCAGAGAATTTTTAATATTCTGAAATTGTTGATCTGAAATAGTATCTCCCTGAAAATTAATCCAGGGAGATAGGTTTATTAAAAATTCTGGGCTTCTAGTGTTTGAATCAAAAAATTTACAAGCCATATTTAACAAATATTATATTTACTTCTTATCTTATTTATATCAGATAGTATTGTTTGTATATTTATATTAGATAAAATTAAATTTACTGTATCAGGGGTGATTTCAGATTTAGTTACATAGTTTATTAATAAATTATTATTGTCATAAGTCAATAATACTTTTGTTATATTTTTTAACATTTCTAAATCTTTAGGATCTGATACCACATCAAACATTTTCCCGAATATCTGTGACAAAGATATATTATTTTCCTCAGAAATACTATCGTTTTGTTCTATATTTTCTATAGGGCTTGAATATATCTTTAATTCATTATTTTTATATTCTATATAATCTACTTCTGATATTTCGTCTACTTTTATAAGTTGAGTTTCTAATATAGTATTTACTATATCTATAGTGGAATTTATATTACTCTCCACATCTCTATCCATCGAACCTGTTATAGTTGCTAAGGAGATATTATTAATAAGTAGATAATTTAAATCTATATTAGAAGTTGATAATTTATCTTTTATATTATTATATAATTCTGCTCTATAAACTTCTTTACTCTTTTGTTTTTCAACATCTTTATTAGATACCTCTCTATTATTATTCTCTACTCTTGCGATTCCGAAATCATTTGGAGAGGCTAAATCCTTAGATGGTTGAAATACAAATTGTGGAGTTTGAATATCTCTATCTATATAATATTGTCCTTCCGGATTTCTTGCTTCATAGAAATATTCCCCTCCAGTATAATCAGTTTTCTTATCCGTTAATTCATAAACAGGGAATGGGAAGATTCCATTTTTAAATAAAGGATTATAATTAGGAGCTTCTATAGAACTAATGCTTCCGTCAGGTTGTTTATAATTTCTTCTTCCTAACATAGCAAATTCCATAAAATCAATTATATCTAAATCGGTAATTCCATCTTCTTTGTTCCAGTCTTGGAATATTCCCCCATTTTCCTCATTTATAATTGGAGAAGATACTAATAATTCAGGATGGAGTCTTTGATTTATTTTAAATTCTATAATTTTATTTATGAATTTAAGTACATCATTCCCATTAATAGAAGAAGAGTAATTCTCCATTTTCTTAATCTCTTCTGGAGTAGTTTCTATATGTAATCTCTCCATTATCCTCAGAACATGAGGTAGTCCAAATTTAACTTTGGCACTAGGAAGATCAAATGGGTTTTCCGCATTTCCCTCTTTAGTTGAAAGTGAGGATAGAGAATTAAATAATTTCTCAGCAATTTTGATATGTTTAGAGTCTGGCTTCCCGTTAGCTTTTAAATAATTATAATAATTATATATAGATAACAATGTATCAAATCCTATAAAATCTCCAAAGTAAGATTTATAAAATTTACCATTATATTTAGCTACTCCAGAATTCTTTTTATATGAATTTATAAATTCTCTATATTTAGATATAAAGGATTGGAATGTTTGTCCTTCCGGATTTAAAATGATCATTCTAATTTTATCTCTTCTATCTGGATCATTATCATATTTTCCATTCATTTGGTCTATGTAATAATCTCCATACCGATCTTCTGAGATAATATTATCATCCTCATCAAATATATATTTACTATGTGTAGCAAATACTACTGCTTTGCCTTTGATATTATTCTTATTTATTTCAGCATTTAATCTCTCAGATTTAGATTTTAATATAGGTTCTAATCTAGATTTTTGAGTAGTATCTGCTTTATTATATTCCTCTAAAGTTTCATAATAATCATTATATAGAGTATTTAATCTCTCGTTACGTTGAATTAATAACTCATTCCGATTAGATTTACCGTATCTAGTATTAGTTACTATATAAGGCTTAGAGAAGTAAATTCCTCTAAATTCAGATTCTTTAGACTCAAATGGAACATGTGCAAATTTTTTCTTATCTGATCCTTTATATATAATACTATTAGTAATTCGTTCTAATTCGAAATCATCTCTAAGCTGGAAGTATTTATTAGATTTCCCACTTTCATCTAAAATAAAACTATTCATTACTTGTCCATAGAATTTTTGATATTCTACAAACCATGCTTTAGAAGCTCTTTGTTCTGGAGTATCAGAATCTTTAATTCTAAAAGATTCGTTATTAATATTCGGTAATTCTACTATATAAAGCTCTACAGTATTCTCTTCTGTAGAAGAATTTAATATAGGAATTTCATATATAATTCTAATAACAGAATCTTCTTTTCCTATAGATTTATTAAAATATTTAGTTGCTTTTAATACAAACTTCCCGTTAGATAAATCTAATGTTCCAGTATTTCCAGATATGTCATTATATAAATTAGATAAATCTTGTTCAATATTATAATCTTTAAATAATTTATTTCTTCTGGATTTTGTGTAATTATATAATATACTCTTTACTTCTAATATCTTTTCATCAACTCTTTCGAATTGTGTAGGATTTAAACCATCAATTTCTCCATTAAAGAATGCTCTATGTTCACTATTTGAATCTAATCTTAGCATTATAGCGGAATCTTTAATGCTATAAGTAGTTATATCTCCATTAATTTCTGCTTTAGGTTTAATCCTTGTTCTATAAGAATAACATATAAAACTATCAGGAGAATGTTTCTCTGTTTTAGATTCTATTCTTTCTAATTGTTGAATTTCTCTATTGGCTTCTGGAGAATAGCTAAATGCAGCATCTAAAACTTTTCCTAATTCTACATTAGGTTGGGGTGTTGAGACTGATGTAGTAGAAGATTCTTTCTTTTGAGGTTCTATAGTTTTATTCTCTAACGAAGCATTAAGAGCTTTCAATCTTAATTCTGAGAAAGATTTAGCAGCTTCATTATTTAATATAGAGGATTGTGTATAACTAATTCTTTCAGATCCTTTAGTAAGTTTAGTAGTTAATCCATTATTTATAATAATAGTACCTTCTTTAGATCTAGTTATAGCAGTATATAAATCTCTAGTAGCTTTTTCTACAAATTCTCCATGAGATCCGAAATTAAATTTCTTATCTACTATAAAGTATTTAGCTTCTGAACCTTGTACTTCTTCAAGTTTAAATTTCCTTATTTTTCCAGGATTCTTTTTTATATAAGTATCTATTAGCTTATATGTATCAGAATTTACATCATCATATATAAATCCTACTGGCTCTTCTGAGTCACGAACTAATTTATCTAAATCAAAGGTAGAAATAGATCCAACAATTTTATCTCCGGAGAGTTTTACGTCGTCTTCATAATATTTTAGACTAGGTATGTTCTCATAGTTAGATAACGCTATTCTTATTCCCTCTTCTAAATTAAATTCTCCTGTAGTATAGTAATTATCTACATTTCTAACTCTACCAGTTAATACTCTTAAAGAATCTAAGTTATCTTTTTTATGAATATTAGTAATTCTTAAAGATGTAGCTAAAGTAGGTGTGTATATTAAATTAGTATCTACATCTATTCCTAAATATGCTCCATCACTTCCAGCATAACCAGATTGTAATAAATCGCCAGAAGTAATTAATATCTTATCATTTTGTTGAGCCCATGAAGATAATAATTCTAATTCAAATTTAGATAATTGTGTAACTTCATCAATAAATATCAATCTCTGATCTTGGAATATTCCAGATTTAAAATTAGAAGGAGTTAAATATTTAGGGTTTATTCTAACAACTAATTCCTTGTCTTGAGTTTCTAGTATATCTATAACTCTCTCATTCTCCGGAATGGTTTTAGATTGAGAATCATTAAACTGTTTCTTGGCCTTTTCTATTATTTCTGGGGATACTAAAATAGAATTTAATAACATATCAGCAGTAATTACTGTTAGTTTTTTATTCTTAATAGCATCATTTATAGTATTTAATCCTTCCGTTTCAGAATAAGATTCTCCAGTAATTGAATTTAATAAATTAACTGTTTGTTGTACCTTAGGTCCCGATATAACAGCACCTTGTTCTCCTAATAATTTATTAGCTAATTTAAATACTAAAGAATCAACACCAGTAGTCTTACCTACTCCGGGAGCTCCATTTATAAATACTGTATTTTGTAGTCTAGATATATAATTCTTATATTTATCTCTAAGTGCTGGATTTGTAATACTATTCTCAAACTCCTTAGTTAACTCAGTAGAGTTATTCATGAAGTTTATATCTATAATACAAGCTAACGCAATTCTTGCAGCATATTCTTGAGAAAATATAGGAATTATAAGTTGTTTATCTGATCCCAATGATTCATTCACTATATCTCTTAACGCATTATTAAATGTAGATGCTTTTGTGGTTAATATAGTATGATAATAAATAAATAAATCGGAGGGAGACATCTCAGTTATTTCAGAATTTAAAGGAGCCGGATTATTATAAGCTTCTTTCATTAATTTAGAATAATCATAATTCTGAAATAATTTAGATATTAAATGTTCTTTAGATACTGTATTATTTTTAGATAACTTAGTAGCATTATCATAAATTCTATCTTCTACTTCTAGAATAAGTTTCTCTAATGAAATATATTCTTCATCGGTTAAATCTGAATTATTTAAACTATCTAAATTATAATTAGATAATATATCATCCACTCCTTCAAATAATTCAGGAGCTCTATTTTTAAATAATTTATCTTGATAATTCTTTATAAGAGCTTGTCTAGTTTTTATAGCTGTAAGCTTATGCTCTTTAAGTTTATTACCTTTATTTTGCTCAGATAATTTTTTATAAAATCCTAATTTATTCTTTATCCTCTCTAATTCTTGTATAACTTCAAACGCGGAATTAGATTCTATTTCTGGAAGCTTTTCTGATACTCCTAATTTTTCTCTTATATAATTTAAAGTAGAATTAAATCCATATCCCCCATTTTCAATAGTAGAAGATTGCATCGAAGATACTACTGATTGTAGTGCATTAATCACATTTATCGCAGTATCAAGTTGTTCTAATTTAACTTTTCCTTGCAAGACATAATCAGAAAGTGTATTAGTAGATTTTAATAAATCACTTTCATTTGATAATAATTCAAAGATATTAATATTTCCAGCAGATTCATCTATATTTAAATATATCTCAGACAATAAAGTATTTAAAGGATTCTCTACTAACTGAGAAGAATCTATCGAAGCTTCTGATAAAATATTTATTTCTGATAAAGATGATTTTGTTTTAGATTTATTTGAATCATTTATACTTTCTATAATGATCCTTTTCTCTACATCATTTAAATTAGAATTTTTTAATAAATTCGCTACTTCAAACCAATCTTTTACGTTTTTTAACTCCTCCGATATTAGTAGTATTTCCTCTAAATTATTAACTCCAATTTCTTCAAATCCTTCTTTTAAAGCAGCTTGAAAATCCGGAGATTGGGATTTTATATTTTGTAAATCGTAATTAACTAATTCCCCAAGACTCTCATCTACATAAGATAAAAGATTAGATACATAAGAAGAGTAATCTAATTCTACTTTATTATCAGATTTTAGATATGTTTTTATATAAGAATATAAATCTTTAGTTAATTCTATTCCCTCATTTCTAGCACTTTCAATTAGATTCATCATTGATCTAGTTCTAAGTTGGGGAATTAGATTAAACTGTAATAATCCGGATAAATTAATAAGAATCTTTCTAATATTAGATATTGCTTCTTCTGGAGAATTTAAATTAGGAAGATTTAAATTATTTTGTATATAAGATTTAACTATAGAATTAGAAACGTTATCATTTAAAAATTCTTCTATAGATTCTCTTATTACGAAATTTTTATCTAAAGTAGGATTCGAGTTTAATTTATTATTAATAGAATTAGATAAGGTATCTATTTTCTGATCTATATTAAATATTGTATCAAATATATTAGATATAAATTCTCCAGAATTCTTATATGCAGAGAAGATATTACTTACATCAATTCCAGATCCATCTTGATTTATTGAATTAAAGAAATTTTTAATTATATTCTGAGTATTTATATCAGATAAATCCGTATTTCTGTATTCAAATATATAATCAATTCCTCTTTCTACCGGAACTCCTAATTCAAGTCCTAACTTTCTCGCTAAATCAAAATTACGTTTTGCATCTTCATCAAGATTAAGTAAGGCCTCTTCATCTATTCCTGATAGATATCCTTTTATTTTATTTAATAACGGTAACTTAGATACTATATTTATAATATTATCACCATATTTCTGTGATAATGACGTAAATATTTTATACGCTTTATCTAATTTCTCATTATTATCTTCTCTATAAGCTTTATATCTAGATTTAATTTCCTCTCTTTCAGATTCTGATAAAGATCCATACGATTTTCCGAGAATATTTTCTGTATATGTATATATATCAGAAGAGTAGATTTTATTAGATATCTCGCTTATATTAAATAAAGCTCTTTTTAAATACTCTTCGGATTTTCCTCCTCGTAATAGTATATCCTTCTCTGTTCTTTTTTGTTGAAGTTCTTCATTTAGTATATTTAATCTACTCTCCAACTCTGTTTTATTAGGAATTTCTTTATTAGGAGCATTTAATTGATTCTCTATATCTTTCTTCTCCAGGAGTAAGTTTCCTATTTCTTTTCCTAATTGATTATAATCCCTAATAATATCTAATCTCCCATCAAATTTAATAAGATCTTCTACTCTCTTATCCCTTAATGCGGATAAAGATATTAATTCCTCATCACTAAGGCGTAGATTTTCTTCATTAATAATAGCATCCCATTGATTTATTAATTGTAACGATAAGTCTATTACAGCATCATTTTGGGAAATATCTCCAGATTCTACAGGAGAGTAATTTATATTCTCTCCTTCTATTGTTCTATTAGTAGCAGAAAGATTTTTTGGAGCTACACCTTGTTGTCTTAATCTCTCTAATTCTGAGATTAATTTAGATTTACCTCCATTTCGTAATATGTAAAAGATATTATCAGTAGCTTGTTCCGGAACTCTTTTATTTATATCAGATAAATTATTAGCAGCTTTAAATATAGCCCCACCAATAGCACCTCCAAAACCAGCCATTAAGTATCTTTCTAATGGATTAGAGGATAAGAAATCAAAAGAAGCATCTTTTTGTGTACCAGAAATTCCTGTAAATACATCTGTAATAGCTTTAGACATATCCATAATAGCTTCTTCTGACATTTCCTCAATTCCCTCGGCTACAGCATTACTAGCTATTCCAGAACCAGAGATGATATTATTTATAGGTTCCTTTACTTTTTTAAATGTATTTATAGCTTTCTTTAATACAGAATTAAATGCAGCTTTATCTTTTGTATTATTTGCAGTATAATGTAATAATTCTCTATTTTCTTCGATAAACTTTTTTCCAGCATTTCTTATAGCAGCTCTTTCACTATCAAATCCCAATCCCTCTAAAGCTTTCTGTCCTATTTCTGTAGATTGTATCATCCAAGTAGTAGCACCCATAGCTAAGCCGGCAGTTAAGGCTGCTGTTCTTCTATCATATCCAGCATCTAAAGCATCATTATAAACATCCATTGTAGAAGTTCCGGACATATAGAAATTAGCCATAAATCTACCTAAGAAATTATTTCTTATATTAGCTTTATTTATTGCATTTATAACAGCAGGATCGTTACGGGTAATTGTATTATATAATCCTCTATTTTGAATTATACTACCATCAGAAATAGCTTGTATTATATCATCTCCATATTTAGCTTTTATAGCTTTTAGAGCAGCCATTTCAGAATTTCCAATACCAAGCCAGTTTGGAATTTGAGCTAATAATCTTTGTTGGAATAATTGACTGCCAACGTCTGAGATTAATCTCCCAAAATTCTCAAAGGTTAATATTTTTTCTTGGGATTTATCAGATACACTAGTATTAAATTGATTGGCTTTGGCTTCTATAGTATTTAATATTCCATAATTAGGATTAGGATTATTATTAATAAACCCATCCATCATTTTATATAGAGTAATACCTAGCTTAGTACCTTCTCGAAGTACTAAAGCTCCAGCATAAGCTTGACCTACATATGGGATAAATAAAGGAGCGATACTAGCTATAGTTTGTGCTATAGTAGATCCGATACTAGATTCTTCTCCATCATTATCAAAAAAATCAAATTTATTCCATGTAGAATTTTCTCTAGTAATTACATCAAACGCACTTAATACTTGTTTACCATGAACTTCTCTATTACCAAGAGTTTCGTAATAAGGCATTCCACTTTCATCTAATTTTATTTCTCCTTTTTTATGTTGTATTAATCTTCCTGTTTCTGGATCAGTTTCTTGTATATCTCTATCATATTGAGCTAAGACTATCGGAGTTTTAGTTACTGTTCCCCAAAATCCTAAATCCTCTGGAGTAATATCCATCCACCTATTATTCTCAGTATCAAAAATTTTATTTTGTTGAGCTATTTCTCTAGTAGACATACTAGTCATTTCTGTCCCTAGTATAGTATTTAATCCGGTGCTTTGAATAAAAGGATTTTTAGTCTTTATTATATCTAAAGAAATATCTTGTACAGGAGAAAGTTGAGATTTAAAAGGAGACATTATATCATATTGCACTTTGGGAAGATCCTCTTCTGTAAACTGTCCTATAGATAATGTGTTATATGAGGATAATGCTTTATTATAAAATGTATCAAATGCGTTATCATCAAATTTTCCATCGGGTGCAGTAAATGCCTGAACAATCTTTTCGTTTTGTTTATATTCATCCTTTGATTTCAATTCTATATCATTAGGAGTAACTCCGTTTTGTAAGAAGTCTATATAAGTTTTATCTTGGTTTGAGTAATATAACCCAAACCAATCCTTTTTTTCTAAATTATCCATATTATTTAAATGCAGCTGGATTTAATCCTCCAGTTTGTTGTGTAATTTGATTAGTATTTCTTATTACATTTTCATAATCTAAATTAGATTTAGTTGTTTGAGGAGCAGTTTTTCCAGTAAATAAGATTGACATTAACTCATCTTGTACAGGTAAGAATATAGAGGATTTATATATATCATCATCAGGTCTATACCAATGTTCTGGAGGTATGTAACCATTAGCTCTCAACATTTTATTTTCTAGATTAGATCTAACTCTAGCATACATATCTCTAGCCTTATCCTCTAAATCATTATTTAATCTCTTAGTAATACTATTTAATTGAGTTTCCTCTGCCACTTCTTCTGGAATTAGAGATGGGATAACCATAAATTGATGCATATAAGATAATTGACTTTGTGCTGGTTCTCCGCCTCTAAGTATTAAATGATCTACATTATGTGCTCTGTATATATTTAATTTCTGATCTTCTGTAACTGTAGGACCTATAGCAGAAATTTCTCTATCTGCATCTTCTAAACGCTTTAATGCTTTTAAATCTACTACTTTAGAACCTGTTTTAGGATCTGTTATATATGGTAACCATGTCATCGCTACTCTATCTCCTTCATATAATATCTTACTTAAATCATTCGGGTTTAAAGTAACTCCAGTTCCAACAGAAGCTCCTGAAATATCTACTAAAGAACCTAATCCTCCGTTAGTAATTATATCAGATAAATAATTCTCATTTAATACTTCTCCTTTAGCTCCTATTAATGGTCTAATACTAGCTTTAGCATCAAAAGAATATTTATCTCCTACATTTACTACATATTTCTGATTTTTAGGATCTGATACATAACTCATTAGAGGGTTAATATCAGTTAATCCTCCTTTACCTCCAGAACCACTTCCTGATTTACCTTCTATATTCTCATCTTTTAATGATTGGGAATAAGAGTGATCAGTTCCGAAGATGAGGATATTTTTAATACTTTCTATAGCATTTTCTCTAGGATCTCCAGTATTATTAATAGCAGCTCTTGCGATTAAAGTATTTCTAGATTGTTGATCTAAATTATTCCATATGTAATTTAAAGCAAGATTAGCATTTTTTCTTTGTGTAGCAACTTCCTCAGTTAATTTAAAAGTTCCGTCAGGAGCGGTATTTAACTTCTCACTTACAATAGCTTGTAATCCTTTTTCTAATTGATTAGCTCTAGCTTTATCAAAGTAATAATCAGAAGATTGTTTTTCTACTCCTATAGATTTAACAACCTCCTCTATTCGTTTACTTATATCATTTATATTTAAACTTCCAGCAACCGTTTGAGATAAGCTGTTATCAAATATATAAGCTTTACTATTATTCCTTAGAGTTAAGAGATCATTATTAGTTAATACTCTATACTCTTCTCTACTTTCTGAGTATTGATCTGGAGTAATCATAACAAGTTCTCCATTAGAGTTTTGTGCGAATAAATTTCCAGAATAATCTATTGCCGCTTCTGAAAGTGTCCCTTTAGATAGTGCATGTTCTTTTGCTTGATCAAATATCTGTTTATTATTCTGAATCTCATTTAATCTAGATACTAATCCTGTATATTGTCTAACGCTAATAGGTTGTCCTAAAAGATCTGTATCAGCAAAGATATTACCAACTTGTTCTGCGAAATAATTAACTTCATTAGTTAATCCTTTACCAACCATTTGACCTATAATATCTTTTAACTGTTTCTGAGAATTATCAATCTTAGTATCACCAGATTTAGCAGAAGAATTAGCTACAGCTGATGTCCCTTCTTCTCTTCCAATAGGTTGAAAGAAAGGAGAATACCCAACCCACGGGGCCAGTTGTCCTCCTTCTTGAAATTTTTTAATATTTAACTTCATATTATTTCTTAATTATTCCTCCGAATCTAAATACTTTAGGATATTGTCCAGATAATCCTAATTTTTGTAAATCTATACTCCTCTTTAATCCTTTAAGTTGTAACTCTTTTTGAGCGTTAATAATATTTTTATATTCTGGATCTAAGAATAATTTAGTAGGATCTTTCTTATATTCTTCTTTCTGATATAATGCGTCTAATCTCCTCTGTAAATCTGATGCAGTAATAGAATCCTCTGTAGATAACCTAGCATTTTTATATTGAGAATCTAAGAGTTGTTCATTTACTTTTCTAGCATTATTTGTATTTATATACTGCTTAGTTTGTTCTGTTACATCATGTAAGAATGTATCCCAGATATTAGTATTTTGTCCTATCTTCTGAGCTTTTAAATTCGCTAAAGTATTTAAATACTCTGTAGTAGCTAAACGATTTCTATTTGCAGCTTCCTCTCTTCTCATTAAATTATTAGCATTAACTTGAAATGCTTTTTCTCTAGACTGTTGTATAGCTTGTTCATTTGCTAAATCTCCTTGCAATCTTGCTTCTGCTGCATTTTTAGCTACTTCTAAATTGTATGCTAATTGTCTATCAGCATCTGAGGTTAGAGGTGTTCTAGTTAATCCTTCTAAATTTGCTGCTTGTTTATAATAAGCTTGTCTAACCCCTTCATTTCCTTGAATAGAATAATTTAAATCTGTAGGGAGATTTATTAAAGAAGGTCTTAGATCTTTTTTTAATGTTTTATATATCTTATTATTAGCTGCTGTTTTTTGTATAGCAGAAGCTAAGGAAGATATAGTAGTTAGAGGAATACTTCCTAATGACGATTTAGTTGGAAGATAATTTTGAGATTCAATATTAGAACCAGTTAAAGATTTAGTGATAGGAGTATTTAAAGAAGGTTTATTCATTGGTTTTAAATTAAAATCAAAAGTATTATTATTTAAAACTCCGGAATCAATTCTTCTTATTCTAGAAGGCGACTTTCTAGTTACAACAACTTCTTCTAATATGTTAGTAGGTGTAACTCCTCCATCTTGGTATTTAATAACTCCCCCATTTTTAAATTCCTTAACTTTTTTATTTGCTTCAATCCATTCTTTAGAGCCTAATTCATATTTATCTCTTTCTTTAAGAAGTTTATTTCGAATAAAAAAGTAGTCTAAAGTACCTCCATCCTTATGTTTTTTAGGTAATCTATCTCCTATATCTTTACTTTTCTTCTTACTTATTGTTTTCTTTTTAGAGAAATGTTTAGATGCGGCTTGATATTCTTGAGCGTTTATACGTTTTCTTAACGCTGCGTCCTCTTCTGCTTTAATTAAGAGATTTAATATTCTTTCGTCGTTTTGATTACTAACACTTTCATTCGGAGTTGTAACTATTCTAGATAAATTTTTATTTTCTTCTTTATATCCTAATTCGTTACGTCTTTTTGTTTCCTGACCTTTTAAATATGCTAATTGTCTACGTTTTTTAGCTTCTTCTAGTTTTTGCTTATTTTTAGCTATTTCTGCCTTTCCTTCATTGCTGTAAATATAAATTTTATCTCGTGCCTTTTTTACATCAGATTTAGTCATTCTACTAGCTCTTCCAGAAGGTTCTGCTAAACGACGCGTTGTTCCGAAAGGTGTAAATTGCATTTGTTCTAGTATAGAACTATTTAATTCCGCATCTGTAGGTCCTTTTGTTGGATTTACAACATTATGTATTAATTGCTCTTTTTGCTCAAGTATTTCAGATCTGGGAGCTCTTAAATTAATTTTTCCAGGAGCTTTTTCAGTTAATTTTCCGTGATATACTACAGTAGGAGTACCTGAAATTTGTCCGAGATAAATATTATTATCCTCTAATTGTTTCTGAATATTACCACGTCTATAATAAGCCTGTTCTGCTACTAATCCTTTCTGGAAGGATGAAAGTTTATTATTCTTAATCTTATCTAAAGTTTCTGGCGTTAATTCTCTTCCAGCTACTTTAGTTTCTTTTACTTTTCCAACTCCACGTGTGAAAGGATTATACCATTTACCTTTAGGTATTTTTATATTACTTAAATCCTCATCAGTTAAATCCGTATATTGAGATTTTAATTTAGTCTTGACAGTAGTTAATTTATCCTCTGTCGACATCTTATTAAATCCCTCTACCTCATTATTCTTAAATAAAACTTCTTTAGTTTTACCGTTAACATTAACTTCTAGAGGTTTAGATAATTCTCCTGCACCAGCTTTTTGAGTATATAACTTCTTCCCAGCAATATTTCTACTAATACCTGTTACAGCATTTAACCCATTAGCTAATAATCTCCAATCATTTATAGTTAATTCCTCCCCAGACATTACTTTACCTAAAGCAGTAAGAGAAGTTCCTAATCCTAATGCAGTGAATGCTTTACGTAGTATTGGAGCTGCTGTTTTTATTGCTTTAGTTACTTTAGCTCCTTTAGCTATTGTTCCTAATCCGGGAATTAATGTTGCTGCATCCATTCCTAGATTTAGTATTAAATTCCCAGTATCACTCCATGACCAATCATCGTCACGTTTATAATCAGCGATGGCAGTAGAAATTGTAGATCCTAATCCCGTTGCAGCTCCTACAGCATTTCCTACTCCTAACGCAGCAGTAGAAGCTAAACCTGCTACATCTAATGCTAATGCTGTTAAATCTGCTTTATCTGCTGCACTTAATGATTCTCCAGAGAATACGTCTGACATGGAAGCAGATTGTTTATCTTGTAGATCTGAGGAAATTGAATTTCTTAATATTCCACCTTCTTGATACATTCCTACTCCACTTGGTATATATCCGGTACCTGCATAGTTACTCATTGGAGCATATTTTAATCCTAAAAATGGTTTAATCTCGTTATCATATAAGCCATATTTAGAATATAAATCAGCCAAAAACTTACTTCCCAAGGTTAAATCTCTCCCTTCAACTGGATTAACATTAAGTTTATTTAAATTAATAGAGGAAATTCCCGGATAGTTTGATGTCGGACTAAATTGTAAATAACCTTGGTTATATTTAAATTCTCCAGGAATTATATCTCCTGTTTTCTTATTAATAGCATAAATACTTTTAGATTTATATGGCCTTCCAGTATTTAAATAACTCTCAACATTTTGAGGATTATTTATTCCAATAAATTCATAATCTTCAACCGCTTGATTATCTCCTATATAAGGATTAAAATAATCAATCCCATATTCTTCTCCTTCCGGAAGATTTAATAACTTAGCTAATTTATAATAAGCATTATAACTCTGTTCCTTATCCCAATCTTTTTTATATTTAATATTCTCAGCATTTTTTCTCCAACTATATACTTCTGGATTATATACATCATTTAAATATTTAACATTACTTCCTACATAATCCTTAATCTTTTCATAGGGTATATAATCAGTATCATACCATCCAGATTTTAACATATATGTAGCTGGGTTAGATTCAAACGGAAAATAGCCTCTTAATCCCACAAGATTCCCAGAAGAATCTATTTCTCTTAACCCTTCTTTAGTAGCTACTATATTTTTTCCGTTAAAATTATAACTTAGAGGAGAGTTTTCTGGTAGATTATTTACTTTCCTTATTTCATCTTCTTCTTTCTTAATTTGTTCTTCGGATTTAGTAGATCCTTGAGTAGAAGAATTTTGTTGATTTGAATCTCCAAAAATATATTTCCATATATAATCACCAAAACGCTGATTATTCTTCTGTTCTTCCCAATCAAATTCTGAATTAGGATCCCCATTTCTACCTTGAGATAAATCTTCTATAAATTGATCGTACTCCTGTATAGATTTAAAAGGAAGATTCTCATATCCCTTAAATGGAGTTTTATCTTCTGATGATAAATACTCATAAAATCTTCCTCTATTATTTTCTAAAGCCCTAATTACATCATCAATCCTTTCAGAAGTATTTTTCCTATTATATACTTCCTGATTAATCTTTCCTCCCCATACGGAATTAATTAATTCTCTAGGATTCCATGATACATCTATTTTATTAGGTTCTTGTAAAGTATTAGAGTATTCAGTAAGATTTAAAAAGTTATTATCTATAGCTTTAGCTAAATAATCACTACTATATTTATCACCTAAATTAAATCCTTCTGAGTTGTTATATTTAATATCAAATCCACTTGGAGTACTATTAATCTCTTGTATATCACCTTTACTTAGAGCGTCTAAAAATCTATTATAAGAAGCATCTACTCCAGATCCTCTTCTTCTATAAGAGTTTTTTAAACTTCGGGAGTCATCAGAACTAACCCAATTCTGGAGTTTTTCTTTAGCTTCTTTTATATCGTATTTTTTGCCGTTAATAGTAATTGTCTTTGTTTCTTGCTCTTTTTTATTATAAAGGTCTTGTAATTCTTGCTTCCTTTTATTATATTCTTCTATATTTGAAGGAGATTTACCTCCAGTTTCAAATTTAGGAACTTGTGCCATAGTTAATGATTAAAGTAAAAAATGGAGTATTATATTTAAATAATACCCCATCTAAGATAATTTATTGTCTTTTCTTTACTACTAATTTAGTACCTTTTCTCGCTAAAACAGGTTCAGTAGGAGCTTCTGCTTGAGCAGCTTGTCCCTGAGTCATTTCGACTAACGCTGAACATACCGCCAATGCAGCTTGACAATCCTGATTTTGAGTTGCCTGAGCAGCTAATTGAAGAATTTGCTGAAAGATTTGTTCTGGACTAGGTTGAGCCTGAGTAGCAGGTTCTGTGGGCATAGTTCCGCCCTCTTGTAAGATTTTTACTTTAAATTTTTCGTTTACTTTCATTTCTTTAATATTTAACGTTAAACTTGTACAAAGTTAGGATTTTGTATATAAAAATCCTATTGTTTGGTAGTGGATAATAATTCTGAATTATTTACCACCTTTTGAGCCTTTACCTTTGGATTTACTTTTTGATTTGCAAGCCATAGTGTTTAAGATTTAAATTTGTTAGATATATAATTATTTACCTCATCTACTCTATTTAACCATCCCTTTAAAAATTTATTCTGTGACGGTTTTCTATCTACAATTGCTTGATAATACTCTTTTCTCTGAGAAATAAATTCTTGCAATAAACTCCTCGAATTACATAAATTAGCCAGTCTAATTGTAGTAGGTCCAATTTTCCCATCCACATTCAAAGAATGTCCTAAATTTAAAATAGCTTTTTGGAGACATTTAACACCATTAGAGACACCCGCATTAACTGCATGATCTAATAGATGGGCAGAGATATAAATGTTGCTTATATCGTCTATTTTATATTTGTTATAAAATTGATCTGCATAGAATTGTTCTACTAAATCTTCTAATTCTTTAACTGTTGTTATTATTTGTCCTCTTTTTAAAGGTTTGAATTTATCAATGATCTTCCATCCTTCCCATTTAGGGAAATTAACTCTGGATATTCCACAGTATGTCTCCTTCCCGAAGTCGTCAGGGTCAAATACATAACCTCCCTCGTTTCTTAAGATCATTGATATGAGAATATGAGATTTATTTAACATTTGATTTTAAATCATTTTTATTGTTGCAGATTTAACACTTTCTTTATTCTTATCTCCTAGTTCTTTATGTAGTAATTTTACTTCGTGATTAAGTCTCTCGATTTCTTCCTGCATCTTATGTAACATTTCATCATGTTCTTCTATTTTCTTTTGATTAAATAATACCGCTTGACCGATTGCTTCTAAGTCGAAGGTATAAACATTCTTCACACATCCAGTTTCTGAATCCTTAGCGTTTGATTTCATTATAGTTATCCAATTATTATTTATTAAATTCTTTTCAATTCTTTTATATGTTGAAAAACTAGTATTTAATATATTTGACATTTCTAAAGGAGTAGATGAAATAGTTCCTCTTCCACTATTTTTATTCATCATTCGTTCCTGAAAAGCTATTAAAGCGCATTTTTCTTTAAAAGGAATTTCTTTACTTTTCATAAATTCGAATGTATACATTTCAAATCCTTTATTATATAAAGAACTGTTTTTATTAAATACATAAGTATTACACTTTTTTTCTCCTTTTATTATTTTAATATGATTCTCTTCCTCTAATATACTTAAATACTTCTGAATTGTTGGTATACTTAAATTAGTTTCTCCTTGAAGAGTTCTTAAAGACACAAAAGTAGAGTATGTATCTTTATTCATATATCTTCTTAAATAAGCATATAGGCCAAGTATTTGATAATCTATTTGTCCTTTACATAATCCATGAGGAACTTGTACGTGTTGAGGTAATGTATTTAATTTTTCTTTTTTATTATTCATATTTATATTTTTGACTGTTAAATTATTTAAACAGTCACGAATATAATAAATTATAATAATATATACAAATAAAATTAGAAAAATTTCATATTCAATTTTTGTACAGAAAAATTCAAATTTTTAACACCTCTCATATAAAATTCGGACTTAAAGTTCACTTTCATTAGTTGTACTTTCAACTATCGACCAAATTTTATACTATACTATATATATAATCGCTTCGCAATTGAACTAGATTTAATGTTTTTATTAAAACACTTCGTGTTTAAATAAAAACTTTGTTCGTTTTATCGCTTATTTAAATACGAATATATAATATATTAGTATCTAGATTAAAATATAATAAATAAAAATATCTATTTATTTATATTTTTCTATTAAAGCTTTTAATTCAGGATTATTTTCAATTACTCTAAGTCCTTTTTGTATAGCTTCCGAATATTTAGTAGGATCAGATCCGTTATCATATTTACTATATGAATCACTATTATACATTTTTGGATTTTCCTGAAAATATTCTAAAGCATTTTCAAAAGGTTCAAACTTCTCAACAAATTTTTGAGCTTTATTTAAATTAGAAATAATAGTGTCTGGAATCTTATTATCTTTAAATCTTTCCTTTAAATAATTAACAAAATATTCTTTTCCTTCTGGAGTTAGGTGATATTCTTCTCCACCATATCCATCATTATGTATTGTTATATAATTAATTCCTTTTTCTCCAGGTTTTGGTTCTGGTATGAGTTTAGTTAATATTTTTATATAATCAAGCTTTCCTTTTCTATCCGGGTGATCCAATCCAACAAGTTGATCTGGAGTATATGTAGTTCTTTCTTTATAATTTTCAATATTATAATTCATGGCATCTGTAACATCCTTTTTTGTAGCATTTTTACCTCCTAAATATCCATATCTAGAAGGATTAACTCCTAGAGTAGATTCATGATATGATAATGCTATTGCTTTCTCAGGTGTCATTCCCTTAACTTTTTTAGAAGCCTTAATTATATCTATTAAAGGTTGTTTATATATAGGAGGAAGATTGATATCATTTCCATTTTCATCCTTAGTTATTCTAATAACGTCTGATTTATCTTTAATCTCTCTAATTCCATTACTTTTAGTATAGAGAACATCTTGGAGATCTCCGAATAGAGTATTTAATGCATCGAAAGCAGCTGTCTTAGTGTCTCTTGGATAATTATATCTGATTGCTATTGCCTTATCTTCTTGTTCGGGTGTAAGTTGTCTATTATCAAAAGCTTCCTCCCAATCCTCATTTATATAACTAGTGTTATCTCTAAGTTCTTTAGTTGTCATAGGTCTGGTAGATCTATTAATAACTAAATCTCTATATAATTTATGTAATTGTTCTTTAGTATAATCACCCATGTTTTTCAGTATTTACATATTCCGGATCATTATTATCTTGAATTTTCATGTATTTAAATACAGACTTACCTAATCTCTTATATGCAGAATCGGTTTTTAATTTCTCTGCTTTTTTAGCTTGGCGAATTAAGACTCTAGTATTCTTCCTAGAAAATATCCTCTCTCCACCTTTTATTTTATATTGTACCTTACCATTGGAAGAAAGTATCTCTAGTAAATCTTCTAGATCATCAATATCATTCTCTATCCTATCTTTAGGAGATTCATCCTCTAAATCCTCTAAGTAATCTAATCTTTCTTCAAGTATTTCATCTAATCCCTCAAATTCTACACTTTCTCCAGATCGAATTCCGGAATTATTAGATACCTCTAATACGAATAATACATTCTTTTCAGATATAATACTTGTATCATTAGGCTTCCCTTCTTTATTAGATATTACTTTAAATTCTGGAGAGATGAAGATTATATCTAAATATAAAGGAGTATCTTTCATCCAATAATTTACTTCTTCTTGTACTTCTGGATATATAAATAGAAGCCCTTGATTTTTAGATAAACTTTCTATATGCATAAATCCATGTTCTCTTTCCCAGTCATCTATAGCAGTATCACAGAGGTACTCTTTATTATGTACTTTAACTTTTACAATTGATTTTTTTAATTCTGACATAATTATATATTATTTAAAATAAGGATCCTCATCATCAGCATAATAATTCTTCATATTATCTCTGAGTAGATAAGATCCTATTTCTGGATTAAATTTAATATCTTCTCTAATTTCCAAGGACTTTTCTCTTTTAGGAATAGTATATTTTCCTGTAATTATTGAGGGAAAGTCGTATGTATCATTCACTTTAATGGTATTATTCTTCTTATCCCATTGGATAGTAAAATTGCCAAAGAGATCTAATCCGGTTGCCCAATGCTGATTCTTATTCGGACGTTCTATATATTTAACAGTTAATCCTTCATTAACTACTTTCGGCTCTCCAGATTCTAGTACCTCTTTTCCAGTTCTATATATTTTTTCTAATCTAGATTTACTAGGTAATTCTGGAAATTTTTCTATATATTTATCATAATTACGTAGAATTTTACCTACATTTAAGGTATCTACCATAGATTGTACTCTACGGGCTACAGGTTGTGGGATTCCTACATATTCAGTATTTTTAGGATCTTTATCTTTGTCAGCATTTATCCTAGCTTTGGAAGATTTTATTAATCTCGAATCCTTTCCTAAATTTAAATAATGTTTAAAGAAAGCCTCTTCAATAGGAGTTGCTAATTCCCTTTCTTCTCGGATTGGAACTAGAGTATTAGTATAATTTAAATATGGAAGACGTATGTAATAAGGAGCACTCCAATAACCATCAGCTGGATTGAGAAAATTATATACTCTCTCTGCTTGAGTTTGTTTTATATTACTTTTTCCTCCATTCTGATACTTTTGTATTAAATAAGAATTTACTCTATTTAAATTTAACATAGCATTATATATAAAAGGCTATATTTAAATAGAATATATTTCAATTCTATTTAAATATACCTACATTATTCAGTTTCTTTAATTACTTTACCCTTATCGATAGTATTATGTAATATCTCCTTAACTAATAACTTTCCTGCCTCAATAGCAGCTTCATCAGTATCTTCTTTATATAATTCCTCTAATTTCTCAGTGACTTCTAATCTAAGAATCAACTCTTCCCGTTCTATTTCCGCTACTTGAGATATCTTATCCCCTTCCTTTAATATAACAGGAATCCCTTTCCTAGATATATCTTCCGTATTTAGATGATGAAGTTCTTTATGTAATTTACCTTCTGGAATTATATTCTTTTCTCCAATCTTACCACCATCTTTATATTTAAGAATATTTTTCTGAGATTCAGCATATTTAATTCTAAAAGATTCTAGGAATTTAAATCCATCTCTTCCGAATCGGATATTATTTAATCCTCCCGATTGTTCTAGTTGTAATTTATTTGCGAACATATCAGAAGAACTTGCTGCTCTTGCTGATTTATCTGATGCATCTGTTAAGATATCATCTATAGTATCTTGGTATCCCTGAGCTTTATCCATTTTTTTATTAGCTTTTTTTCTGGCTTTATTAGAAAAAAGTCCATATTTTTTACCAGAATATCCACCAGCATCTTGGATATATTTACCCGTTCCAGTATAAGAGGAATTGTTAGCGATATTTTGATCTACTGTAAATTTTCTAGTTGTTTTCCCAAAAGCATTATTTATTAATCCCAGAGTAGATAGGTTAAAGAAACTACTTCCTAAAATAGCATCTGCTGTAGTCATTTTATCTGTACCAACTCCTAATTTCTCTAATCCATTTCCAACTAGTTTACCAGCCTTCATTATACCTCCAATAGCAGGATTTATACTCATCATTATACTAGATACAGCATCATATCCAGCATCCATCCCAGCTGTTATATTTCCCTTCTTTCCAGAATAATCTTTTGGCATTAGAGATGCTCCGAGGTCTAATAAAGAAGAAACATTATTTATATTACTAACATTAGTTCCGGGGTTATTAGATAAATTATAAGAAGCTACTGTACCCTTTAATTTATTCCATCCTCTACCTAAAGCTCCAGGTCCGGTTTTTCCTAAAGTAGCATTTTGTAATGCCATTGTATTTAATTTAAGAGGCTCGCTAGCACTAACTGCACCAATTAATGGTTCGCTTGATGTAAGTACTCCTCCAATATTAAATTTTTTCATTTTAATTTATTTAACAAAAACTTATTTCAAACATTGTTTGTAATGCGGTAATAATAACTCTCTTATCTCCACTATATTTAACTCTAATCTTTATATACTTATCTCTAGGTCTGGTTTCTTCAATTTTTAATTTAATATTCCCTTTACTCCCTCTTTGATATTTAAAAGGTTCTAGAGTTACATTAACAAAATCTTCTTGATATCTAGTATTACCTTTAATAATACCACAAGTAGACATATCCTTAATAGGTTGAATTCTTCTTAAACTATACTCAGATAATCTATCGTCATAAAATATAATAGCAGAACTTCCGATGTTATTATTATTACAATCTTTATTATCAATGAATTTTATATAATTATCTACTTCATTTTCTTCTTTCTCTCCCTTTTGTACTAAATATGAACCTTCTTTTAAATCTGGGATGTTAGAGAAATCATAAGCATCACCAATTACTTCAAATGAGACTAATTCTGGGAGGACATTATTTGAGATGATAAAGAGATTTGTGAAGACTTTATGGTATCCAACATTTTTATTTACAACAAATTCGAATTCAAATGGGTCATAGGATAGAGGTACTCCTTTCGAGTCTCGCTCTTTATACCATGAAGTTGGGTAGATTTTTTCTTTGTTGTCAAATATTCCAGCTACTCCGTGTCTCCAGAAATAAGTAGGATTTTCCCAAGTTTTGGAGAAAGTTCTTATATAAACTACTCCAGTATAAATACTACTAGCATCTACTTCTAATTCCTCTATATTTGATGCTATAGACTCATTTCTTCCTCGAATTAATTCTGATCGAATATTTAGATTTATATACTTATCCTTTTCTAAATATTTATTTCTAATAGTACTATCAGATGATTTTAATATTAACCATGTCTGTCTATTTGAAACTTTATTATTTATTTTATCCTCATGAATATATAAATAAAAATCTTCATTATCTGGATAGATATCATTATTTATAAATTCATATTTAGCATATTTAATCCTAAATTTATCAGGATCTATATCTAATTTAACATCTAATAATCCTACTGCAATATCCTTTCCATTTGTAATAGAAGAGGTAAGATCTGGAATCTCTATTCCTTTATATGTAACTAAAGGATTATTAATCGGATTTAATATACTTCCCCAACTTACTTTATTTGAATAAGTAGTAGGATCTCTTAATATAATCCCTTTAGCTGCAACTGAACCCTCCCATGTAACTGAGACCTTAGATATATTCCTAGAATCTTCTTTATTATTTGTAAAGAATACATTAGATATATTTTCCGACATTAATGGAATCCATGAATATCTAGTTGTCCATAGTTGTAATTTTTCATTATAGCATAAATTCCATTCTTTAGTTGTTATAAATTCTCCTACTGGATTTATATCTTGAATATCATCATAGAATGTAAATAATACATCAAATTTAAATTTATTAAAATGTGTTTTTACATTCCGCAATCCTAAGGTAGTGCTTCTCTCTCTTTCAGTAAATGAAATATTATCATTTAAATATTTCTGAATTTTAAAATCAGATATAATCTCAAATGATTTTCCATTTGTTCTCCAAATCTTTTTAGCAAAAGTATCGACACCATATACATAATTATCTGTTTTTAATATAGAGTCCTTCCACTGAGATCCATATAATTTAGATAATAAAATAGGACGTTCTGGGAGAACATTATTGGAATTTAAATATACTGGATTATTTAATTCTCCAGCTGTTTGAATTCTTTCATTTATTGGTACAATTCCAACTCCTTTTTCGAATACTACTACTAAATCTCCATACCATTCTACAATAGATGTAATAGTTCCATATTCTTTATTATAATCTCTATAATTATTTAATTGGAATACTCTATAATTATTTTTAAACGCATCAGATATATATATATCAGAATACATTATTCTATTAGAAAAATCATTTTTTATATATGGAACATCCGGAAGAATAAAATAATTCTTATCTGATGTAGAACTATTATATCCAGAATTATATACTGTACTTTCAGGAATTTTATACTCTCCAGATGCATTAAATCTAGATATAGGATAAAATGTTCTAGGATGTCCATTTAAAGCTGCTTCTGAGGTATTAGATTCATCTTCACATCGTAATGCTAAATTTATATTAGATAAACATTTTAATGTAACCCAATGTCCAATTTGAACTGCATTAACATCTCCTCTATTTATCAGTTCCGCTTTTTCCAAATCTAAAGCTCCATCTTCTGAACCAGTATAATTATCTCTCCATGTATAAGGATCTACAATAGTATCGTTAGTAGGACTTTCCGGATCTTGGAAGTTTCTACACATTCTATGAGTAAAAATACTTATATAACAATCTCCTCTATAACAAACTAATTCTTCGCCTTCTAATGAATCCCACTCATATCTATCACATATAGAATAATATGGAGACATATCACTAAATCTAGCTTTAAAATAATCGACTAACATGCCTTCATTATATCCCGGAACCATTATATCTACTAATTTACAGTATGATTGTAGTCCTTCAATTCCTACATAAGAACCCCAAGATCCCCGTAATAGGTTTTTTGCTTTAGCTTTATTATCTTCTTTACCTAGATATTTAAATTTATATACAACTTCGGCTTCACCAGCTCTAGAAGAAAAATCTTGCGTTCCAGATGTTTTTAATTGAATGTTATCATCAATATAAGTTAAATTTATATTTTGATACCAAGATCTACTACTATTACCTTCTTTATTTTTAAAGAAATTCGGAAATGTATAATGTCTATCATCTCCCCTTTGGGTAATATAATTTTCTGTAGTATTATACGTTAAATATGAATCTCTAAGAACAAATTTAGATCCATTAAATATCTGAGAATATAATTCATTATTTAATTCTGCTTCTGGAACAATAGCAGCATATGGTAGAATATCATTAGAATATAATAATCTATTATTAATATCATTTTCTAAAATACTATCCCCATTACTATTGGCTATGAAAGATTCAGTCATTCCTAACGGTTTACCGTCTCCACGTTTTACTGGAAGAACAGGGATCTTAGAATTTAAATCTAATCCTATAGTTGCTCCTTGACAATATACTGTTGGAATTCGTTTTTGACGTACAAAAAAGAATCCTTTAGTATATTTTTTTAATTCTTTTATTAAATTCTCAGTATCCTTCCAAGTAGGATAATCGGAGTTATTTTCTGAATTCTTAAATATGAATTTAATACCTACTGGTTTATTATATCCATCATAAGTAGAATTCTTTTCAACACTTAATTTAACTACACCTTTAGCATTATCCAAAGAAGATTTTATAAATCCATTCTCTAAAACTTCTATATAATTTCTATCTCCCGGAAGTTTGGTATCTTTATTCCAATTATATATAGATTCAATTTTTTCAGTATTCTCAATTCCTAAATTCCTTCCCCGGATATTAAATACTGGAGACAATGTAAAGTCATTCATTATATATACTATTCCAAATCTATATATATCTTCCCAATATCCTACTCTATGATAGATATTATATACATTATAATACATTCCGGAGGTTTCTCTACTAGATCCAACTGGTGTGTAATACCCATTATCTAATGATATATCTCCAACCTCATCTTCTGTATAAACTTCTGGAATAATACGCAAGGATAGGTCAGCTAATTCTTTATACGGAATAGTTGTTTTATTTACATTACTTAAAAATAATCTATTTTGTACTTGAGCCTGAGATTTAGCATTTTCTACAATACTATATTGGATATTAATATCATCTAAACTAATTTCTGACGTAGGTTCTATACCTGTTATAGTAACAGTACATACAGTATTTATTACAGAGAAGCTATTAACTAATTTATATGCTTTTGTAATCTCTGTTCCATTTTCAGTACTAGTGGATCTTGTATAATAGATATTTAGATAATCATAAGAATCGTCTATATTAGTTATAGTGAATCTAATAGTTTTATACGCATTAGTATCTAATATTCCACCTTTTATAGTTTTTATATCACTAATATCTCCTATATAAACAGAAACAATTCCTGATTCAGCAACAAAATCAGTCTCGTTTCCATCAGAGTCTTGATATTTAAAATAAAATACATAATTTCCAACCTTTAATTCTCCTCCAGATTCCACACCGTCAAATCTAATAATTGGAAGAGTTTTTATAGTTTTATATAGTTTAGTTTCCCCATCTAAGGAATTTTCATCATATATATTAGTATCATTATTCCCATTTCTATCTATAATTTTATACATTCCATTTTCAGTTGGAGTAAAACGGGAATTTATAAGTCTTGGGGGATTTAAATCATCATTAAGTATAAGATTTACGCTTCCATCATACGATTCTTGAATTTCTATATCAACTGGATTATTTATACTAAAATTTAAATCTTTAGTACTAAAATCAACTAAATCTCCTTTTCTATTAGATGTAATCAATCTTCCCTCATTACTGCCTGGATTATTGACTTCAATTTCTCCTTTACTGTTAGTATGGGCCCATTCTTTTGGACTTAATGCTTGTCTTGGTGTATATTTAATAGAGGAATATTCAGCAGCTGCTTCTGAATATATATTTTTAACTTCATCTTTATTAATATTATCGTTATTAGAACTTATTATAAATAAAGTATCTATATTCTGATCCGTAATATAAATTTCTTTTTCTTTAAATATACCACTATCATCTATAGGTTCAATTATTTTTAAAGTAGCAGGAACTTCTGTGTCCCCACTTTTTATTACATATCTTCCATCTGTAGCTTTAAGATATCTATTTCCGGATAATCTTAAATTTCTAAATGGATTATATTCATATGCTAAAAACCCTTCCGTTTGAAAAGTTTTATACATAATATCAAATGAGATATCAAAATTTAAAGTTATAAAAGGAGTCATATTTAATTGGTAACAAGTAGCTGTAAATTAGTAGGTATAGTAAATCCAGTGTCAACAGTATTTCCCTTCACAACTAGTTTTTTATTAAATACCAAATAATCTGGTTTTTTATAATCTCCGGTACAACAATTTCCGGATATATTTCTAAAAGCATACCAATCAAATTGTCTATTTTCCCCATTTCCGAAACTTTGTCCTATTAAATGTATATTTCTATCTAAAATACTAAACAAAGGATGTACAGAAAATGTTCCATCATATTTTTTAAAATACAACTTTTCATTGTTAGTATCATACATATTATCTAAATCCTTAGATATATATGTAGAATAACTACTTGCTTCAAGATATATATTTTTAACTTTATTTAAACTAGAGGAAGACAAAGAAGAGCTAAATGTATATTTATAAGGTATAATAGCTGAAAAAGGAGCTTGTGTAGTTTCTATTGGTACATAATTCTTCAATTTTTCTTTATCTGGATCATTATCTGTTTTTCCATATCCAATATAATACTGTTTATCTTTTAATGAGTCTATATATGTATTTATTATTTCAGTAACTTTACTATTTAAAGACTCAGTACTATTAATGTTAATATCTATTGAAGAAAATGTTCCAGTTAATTTTATATTTCCTTCTAATATAGTATCGTAAGTATTATCGTATTTAATTGTATCAGAATTAGGTATAGTATAAGGATCTTTAGAAGCACCAGATACTTTACTCGCTCTATATAATCCCGAAAATAAATTTTTAAATCCGCTTCTTATACTATCTGCACTTATACTATTTCCAGCTCTACTACCACATACATTTGATACACACATAGAATTATTATAAAATTCTATTATAAAATATGTAGAAGGATAATATGTTTCAGGACTATATAATCTTTGACATTCTCTACCATTCCAATCTTGCACAATTGTATCCAAAGAATCTCCATCAGTATCTCCGGCAATTGCTAATATTCCCACTTTATTATTTCCCAATCTAGATTTTAACTTATTTTCTATTGCCGCAAAAGGAATTGCTGCATTCACAGTTTGACTTTTATCAAATCCTCCTTTATTAGAGTCTCTAATGATCCATTTAGATGAAACATCAGAGTCAGTAGTAAAAATATCATCTAATCCATCTCGAATACAGATCCAGTCTCCACTACCCTTATTATCATGATAATAAGGTATTCCAGTTGCAACTTCAATGCCATTATATCCAAGTAATCCTACAGGTTCCCACTTATTATATTCTATTTTATCTCCTGGAATATCTATAGTATATGTTCCCGATTTTACTTGTTTATTTAAAGTTGCAGTTATAATGAGTTCTCTAACATTTTCATCATTCTGAACTTTATTATCACTTACAACAGCTGATGGAAAAATTAATGAAGTTCCTGTAGTAGTTAAACTATAATTAGATGTATTAGATGAATAGGTTATATCTGCATCTAATATTCCAAAATTAAGTTTATTTATTTTTCTAAGTTTATATTCCGAACTTATTGTAGAAGTATTATTTATAGTTGTTTCGTATTGTATTCCATCATGTTTTCCTTCTAAAATTAGATCAGAAGCTGATGTTAGTGGGAGTGTTTCGGAGACACTTCCACTAATTTTTTTATGAACAATAGTTGGACCAGTAACATTCTTCTCAGATAAATTTATAGCTGAATCAGATATAACTGTTATATAATCCTCAACTTTAAGTGTTGAAAAGTTCTTAGTATCTTCTGTAATAGCAGAAGTATAATAAGAATTAAATTGTCCATTTGTGAAAAGAGTATATAAAGCATTATATTCTTCAACCTCAAATTGGTGTTTTTCTGTATCTTTATTAAAGCTTAATCCACATATTCTACATATATAAAAATTATTATATCTTAATCTAGTATATTCAGAATTATATGCATAGTCAGTCTGAGTACTAAAGTTCTTATATATTCTAGTATCATTTCCTAATTGAGGTTCTATTTTATATATCCACGGTAATCTAGGATTAGATATAGAAGAAACTTTAGTATCTATATTCTCTTGAGTAGTTTCTCCAGATACTATTTTAAAATAATCTTCTAATCTTGAAGAATCTAATAATAAATAATAATTAGTGCCAGAAGATTCTAAATAATTATTTTTGAAATTTGTAATAGCGGAATCTATATCTTCCACCTCCTTCCCGTTTTGATAATAATAAGGTTCTACTTTTAAATCTTTATCAAAACAATCTATAGAGAAATTATAGGATCCTGAAATAGATTTAGATAAAGGATATATAAGAGATGCATTTGCGGATACATCATAAAATTCTATATACATTACATCACACTTATTTAATCCGTTTGATGTTCCTCTAACAAAGAAGTCTGTAGTAATAGTAACCCTTTTAACTTCTCTTCCTTCTATATTAGTAGTACTAGTAGTAGAATATCTCCATATATTAGATTCTTTACTAGTTAATAGATCTCGATAATTTAATACTGTTGTATATTTAAGATTCTCAAACCATTGGAATCTTGAATATGGTTTTATAGTTATACGTGTATCTTTTCCTTTACTTAATTTTAATAGCTCATGTTTAATTGATATTACGGGTTGTGGAATATTCTCTCCGGGCTTTAAAATAAACTCTGGATTTAAATCGGGATCTATTTCTTCATCCTCATAGGTACCTTCTTCATCTTTTTCTATTCTTACTCCATATACATTATTATAACTATCACTTTCACTATTAATAATAAGCTCTACATCATAATCATCCTTACCATTTTCAGTTACATCTCCTATCTCAATATTAAAAAAATCAATAGGTTCTATCTCTAATACTATAATTAAATATCCATTAAATCTAGAACTATATGTATTATATAATGAGGGATCCTGAACTGTTTTTAATTGAATATTACCTCCAAATGCCTCTTCTTCTGTATAAAAAAACTTTCTAACTTCGTTTGTGAATACATTAGTTTGATCTTCTATATAAGTAATGGATCCATTTTCATTTACAGTAGCGAGATGTAATGAAAAAACTCTTCGTTGAAGTTTCCCGTTACTGAATGTAGTATTATAATTTTTATAAGTTTCTATAAAGTCATTTATTGAAGAGCTGTTACCACTAGGAGTTATATAAATCAGAAATTTATCTCCAGGTCTTAAAACCATTCGCTGTAGTAAAGAAAAATCAGCTTTTAAATAAGTAATTTGTAATCCTTTACTCTTCCCTTCTGGATATAAAGTACTATCAAGTATATCAGTATCTATATCATCCATAGATAATTCTTCCGAAGATATATTCCTTTCTGGAGATGGAAATGAACCTAATTCACATTCTCCAGTAAGAGGATTCATCGATGCTATATATATAATCCCTCCATATTGCTTTATCCCAAGAGGTATAAAATCTTTCTTTAATGCACAAGACTCAACTCTTCCATTTCCAGAGTCATTTTGTAATATAAACTCATTACCATCAAAAGTTATAATCGTTCCATTTAAACAATCTGTTAATACTGTATTCGGAACTACAGTATCATTCATATCCATTAATAATCCTCCATTAAAGGAGTTTTGAGCTGTTTCCATATTAAAATTCTGTTAAATCTTCTCTAGTTATATTATCAATTTTAGTAAACTCATATCCATCAAAAGATCTTTTTAAGAAATATTCCGCATCTTTAGTAGAATAATTCTCAAAAAATACCTTATATCCAGGAATTCCGTATAATTTAACTCTAAAGAAATGGTCATAATTTAAATTAAGCAAGCACTCATCGAGCACTCTATATAAGCATACATCCCCAAAATTAAACGTAATATTTCTTTTATTTAAATAAATAGATTTAAACTTCTCCTCAGTTAATCCAAAATAACAATACCCCCACCATTTAGTTCTACGCTGTCTATATAAAAACCTCATCTTAGTAATCATCTTACTAATAGCATATCTAATTTTATGAGCAATACTTTGAAATGTAACTCTTCCAATGAGAAATTTAAACATCTTACCATCTATTTTACTAGATAAATAAACATCACTATTATTAGATATTACATAATATAAATATCTATTCCCATATTTAATAATAGTAGTTAAATCTTCTATACTAAATTCCGGAAATCTTTCTTGTAATATCGGGAGATAATCCTTTAAATACTTAATCTTATTAGCCATACTTATTACCACTATTTACATTATCAAAAAATTCTTTAGTTAAGGAGTAATTTAACATTACTCCTCTAGTTAAAGTTCCTTTTTTACCTTTCTCATAGAATAATTTAATTTGTGGGTATTTATACTCAGAATCAAAATAATTGTACATTGTATTTGTAGAAGTCTTTAGATGATTTAAAAGTTCTTCTCCTTTAAGTATTTCAATCCCTAAAATCATTCTTTTTCTGGTTGTAAATACGAAAGTAGTACTATTTCTGATAATATCCAATATTACTAAATATAAAAAGTAAATATAAATTCTACAACACCATAATCGGAGTTCTGCACCATTTTTATAATTCTTTTTAAGCATTTTTCTAGATACCTCTAACTTCTTTAAATCGAATTTTTCAAATAATTCAGGTGCGGAGAATGTATAACTAATAGAAGATATTGTGGTATTATTATATTTCATTACCTCTCTGGTTTAAATGATTTTCCGTAAGATTTTCTATCAAAGCTAGTCATTACATCTAAAATCCTATTCATATCGTTTTGAGATACTTTTTCCGGAACTCTAGCTCTTTCACATAACCTAGCCCATTCTAATTTTATATTCTGAGCCATTTGATATGTATTAGGATCTCTAGTTCTAATAGCTTGTTTATATAAATCTGTATAAGCACAATATGCTGCAATTGCTTCGGCCTCTTTAGAATTTATATAAGGAAATCCTTCTTCATCTAGAATTTGTTTCCTATATAAAACTAATACATTCTTATAATCTTTATCAAATAATAAAGTATTTTCCCTCATTTGGTAATTTAATAATACTCCATAATCATATAATAAGGATTTATTATATTTCCAGTATTCTATATACCGTTCTATGTAATTAGTAATAACTTGAGGCCAACGTTGTTTATTAGATGTTTTTTGAGAGTCTATAAAATTCCCAAACACTGCTTCGATACTAGTAACATCACATGGGAGTTCTAATTCCCCGTTTACAACGTCTCCAACAAATTCCTTTATCTCAGTTTGTTTATTTCCTATCTTATCATATGCAATCATTCCTGAGGATTCAAATTCTAATTGGTCTATATTTAAACCATAATTAGTTTGAATATATGTATATGCTGTGTGGAAGTTTAAATTCTTCATATGTTAATTAAATTTGGAGTTTCTGAACCTCTATAATATAAAAATCCTTTATATTCGTGATTATTTCTTCCGTTACAATAGGTACTAAAGTTTCCTAAACTATATCCAAGTTCCATAGCAGCTTGTGACATATTATCCCATTCTCTAATAAACTCTCCATTTAAAGAATATTGTTTAACTTTAGCTCTAGCATGTTTATTTTTTATATTAATTGTATCGGGAATATCATCAAAATCTTCTTTATATCTCCAAGTATAATCTCCACAATAATTTCTATATCCTCTACATACTTCCCCTATTGTACTATCTTTCACCTTATAATATACCGCTGCTTTATGAATAGATGGCCATTCTCTAATAAATTTACCGTCTAAAGAATATTGTAAAATAGGTTTTGCTAATTCTGACTCATGTGTTTCATAGAATTTTGTTATTGACTCTGAAAGTTTTTGTTTTGTTTCTTCTGTTATAACATGTGAACATGTATTTCCACCTCTATCACTATTATAACCATTATAAAAAGAGTCAAACATCTCTATATATTGTATTTCTTTCTGATTTAACAAATCTCTAACTTCTTCTTTTACATAAGATTCTACAGCAAAAAGAATTTCATACTCAAAATTTTTTGGTCCATATTTTTTTCTAGCATTATTTATTTTTGGACCTGCATAAATTTCATCTTTTTCATTTAAAAAATCATTTCTTCTTCTTTTCTCATTTATAGTTTGTCCTATGTAACATTTTCCGGAAGGAGAAGTATATTTATAAATTACTCCTCTAATTAATTTATTTTCCATATATTTCTATAATTATATCATGGTTTAGGTACTTGATCGTTTGGAAGTTGTATTGTGTTTAAATTTTTGTACCACCTCACTTTTTTTTCCGTAATCCTTCTCTTAATATCATTAGTCAAGAAGTTCATATTAGATACCTCTTCTGCATTACAACAAGTAAATTGTTCTAATTGTCTAGGATCTTTAAATACGGCTATTATAGATAATGTTTTAATCAACGGAGCATTAAATATATAACAATCATACATCCCATTTTCATTAGGTGCTGTATCTATATAAATATAAGGCTTCCTTCCTAACCACCTATTATATTTATGATACTGATAAGATATATCAGTATAAATTTTAAACGGAGTATTTCTATCAACAGTTCCGAAATACTGAATTGCATCAACTCCTAAATCTGTAACAATTTGAGGTATTTCTACATGAGGAATATTAGTCTCTCTAACATTTAAATTAGAATTACATAAATTACAATTCTCTATAGGTTTACAGTCTACCTCTAAACAATTAATAGATGTAACTAAATCCTTAACTGGGAGAAGTCCTTTTAAAGCATATTCTTTTATTATAGTTAACCTCTCATCTATTATATCATCCTCTAACTGTTCAACAGATAAAGATATATTAGATGTAATACCTCTCAATCCTGATAAAATATCGTTTAAAATCGCAGAGGCTAATTTATTTAATTCCATATAGTATAATATTTAAAAAGGCAGATAAGAATATTATTATCTTACCTGCCTTTTATTAAATAATATATTTTCTTATATTAAGCTGTTACAGTTACATTAACAGTCAATACTGTAGTAGCTCCTTTTTTATAGGTTACAGCTACAGCAGAATCTGTAGTAGCTTCACCAGTAATCTCTGTTCCTTTTACCGTAACCTTGGTAGGATCGGCAGAAGATACAGAATCATATTCGGTAATCTTAATATCTACATATTTCTTCTCATTTACTTTCAATGTCATAGTCTGAGTAGCCGCATCCGTACCAGTATTATCGGAAGCTTTTTCTACATCATCTATAACTACTCCAGCAGCTTTTACAGCAGTTTCGAAAGTATCTGAGATAGAGGTATTAACCCAGAAAACAGCTTTAGTGATAGATACTAATTTCTCACCTACAGCACCCATACCAGTATGATCTCTTTCACACTCATAATCAAATACGTATTGATTATAAGAAGCACCCGGTACAATCTTAGAATCATCATTATCCTGATTAAAGATTCCAGTTCTAAGAGAGGTTTGGATCTGTACATTTTTCAACATCGTCCAATAAGTACCAACACCTTCTTGAGCAATTTGGGTATTAGTTCCTGTTAATATAGTAGTGTATACGGGTTCTTTAGGATAATAATTACCTAAAGCAGCAGTACTAAAATCTTCCAATTTCTGTACTTCCAACACATTAAATAGTTGAAATTCATTAGCAGAAGTTATAGTAATTTTAGCACCTGCAACAGTAGCTTTAAATCGTAGATTATTATAGAAATTACCTTGTTTCTTTATAATATCAACCAATTTACTAGCAATATTAGCAGCAGTATCGGTATTTACTACATCTAAATTTGCATAAAACATTCTCCGACGTCTGTCATCCATAGTTTCAGCAAAATAAGAATCAGCAGATCCAGAAAGCTGCATACCAATAGCTAATCTAATATGATTTATTACTCCAGCAGTTGCAGGTTTAACTGCATCTGTAATAGTAATTTCGGATATAGATACTTTAGGATCTGAGGCAGTTGTTTTATATATCTTACCACCTTTAATATATGCAGTCTTATAATCTCCTACTCGAAGCACTCTAAAACCACTCTCTCCATTTATCTGATTATCGAACTTATTAAGTCCACTAAGCGAATCTTTCGCACTATTAATAATTACTTCATTTACAAATTCAAACATGTTTATAAATTTTATTTATTAGGGGAAATAGGTGGAGCTATTGTTTGATTAACTATAGGATTAGTGTTTAACCTAGGATCTCTATGTCTCTCTAAAAATAATTTCACCATAATATTAATTATCTCGTAACATACATATTTAGGAAACTCTAAGTCCTCCAGAATCTCATCTTCACTCTCTAAATCATTTACAGTTAGACTCAATTCGTTAGGATATTTAATATAATCTATAGATATATCTGAGATATTTATATTCTTATCTTCTCCATAAAACAGCTTTATAATAACTGGAGTTCCAGTTTTAACTTGTCCAGAATCATCATTATATATATAATAATAAGGTGTTTTATATGAAGGTTTAAAGTAATAATTATTTAATATCCCAGGATATTTATCAGATGTTAATCTTCTTGCTCCCTTCTTAATTATTGAATTAGAATTACATTTAGCATTAGGGTTATTAAATGTAATTACACAATTTTTAAGATGAAAATAATCGCTAGGTAAAGTAAATAATGTTTTATCGTCATCTTTACTTATTATATTCCCTCCAGATAAAGTGGCAGTCATATTTAATACTCTAAGATCATCATCTTCTTGTTGGTTCATATCACAAAAGTTATATTTAGTATTTATATACTGAATAACACTTTTATAATAATAATAATTAAACTCGTCTAAGAGCATACTGGGAGCTTTTTGTTTTTCTAATTCTATAAGTACTGCTTGATAGACTTGTTTTAAATTCATATTATATATTATTTACTAGTCTTACTAGTAGGTTTACTTTTATTCTCCAATGGAAGTTTTTCTGCATTTTCTAAATCTTTTAATGTTTCAGAATCAGACTTAGAATCATTCAGAAAACTTTGTGTTGTAGATACCTCATTCTGTGCTTTTAAATCTTCAATTCTTTTATTATCATCAGAAATAGCTTCTATAATTACATCCTTATCCTTTACAGAAATCTCTTGAATTTCTCTTAAAATCCTATCAGTAATAAGTTTATTCTTAGGATTTTTCATAAAATCAATACAAGAATCAGCATCTCTACCTATGATATCATTATCATTATATGTATACAATCCTGCTTTCTGTCGTAAAATACCTTTCTGTTTAGCATATGTAAATGCTATTAGATATTTAGTATCATTACTCTCAAATAAAGAAATAATTTTATCAGCATCTTTTTTAGCAAATTCCGTTAGAAACTCTTCAATTTCCTCATCGTAAGCATCTTTTATATATTTACCTAAAAGCATTGCTCTAATTCTTAAAGCATCCCTTGAGGCATTGTAAATATAATTCAATGCTTTATTTAATTTCCTTGAGGCTGTGTTACGTTTCTTAGTATCCTCAACAATTCGTTCTACATAATAAACTGCTTGAGGTCCGATTTTTTCATTTGGTCCTACTAACATTTTACCACTTTCATCAAATTTCCCTTTACTATCAAAAATAAGATCAGAAAATTTAATAGCTTCCCATTGTTTAGATTTAACAGGATTACTTAGATCAAACTCATCCCCATCTTTAATAAAGAATCTATCAGTAGTTCTAACGAAATAATCCAAAGGATCATCATCTTTACCTAAGATAATATTTCCAGATGAATCCACATTTCTGACACAAGAAGGAAATTCTCTTGTTAATGGATTCTTAACTGGGGAAATTGACATTCCAGCATGATTAGGACCAAAACGGCTACGTAAATGTATTACCGTATCAAGTTCCTCTTTTAAAGCAGTTGTACTTATACCCATATTCATTGATCATTAAATAGTTTAAATTTAAAATAAAGAGGGTTATTAGCCCTCTTTATATTTTATTTATTATAGCGGATTCTGTCTAAAGATAACAGAACGATAGGGTGCGTATACTGATACGCCGCTGTAACCCCAGTAAATCATTTTCTCGAGCCTCCTGATCGCTTTTGATCAAGAATCTTCATGTTTCCATGAAGGATAGACTATATTATCACTTCAAAGAAGTGTCTCCTCTTTCGAACTTATATAAGTTCTATGCCTATTTAATAGGACTTACTAGTCGTTGAACCTTTTTCTTTATTTAAAGAAACTTGGCTGCGGATTGTCTAATATTTAACCTTGTTACTATACCGAAGTAGTTACCTTCGCCATATAATTATTGCTAATTATATTTAGTAGTTAAATCTCTAAAGATGTTCCCGCAATTTAGGAGATTAGGATCCAAAATGATTCAGATCCTGCAACTGGTGTGCTGGCGGTTCCTCCTGAGATACCGTCGATCCCGCCTCAAAGGCTATTTTCTTATATTTTCATATAAGTTAGACTATATCATTAACTTGTTATAAGTTTATTCAATATATTTAAACACAAACCCTTTACAATGTGAAGCAGTTCCTTTAAGAACCTTGCTAACATTAGCATATTGTTTTCTACATTCCCTAACAGTATCAAATGTTTCTAATAAATTTCCTTCAAAATCATATCTTCCTACTTTTCTTTTTTTACATGGATTGAAATTTTTGGGAATTTCTAATTTATCTACTTTCTCCCAAGACCAAAAGTATCCACCACAACTTTGATTTAGATTTATAGCATTAGATAATCTATTTTGTTTTAAATTACAAAATTCCTTAGCTTCTTTAGAATTTTTAAAACTACGTAAAAAATTACCTTCTAAATCATACTGATAGATAGGGTCATTACTTCTTTTTCTTTCTTGAGATTTTATTGGATAAACATCAAATTTTCTATCGGAAATATAATATTTAGATATTTTAGTTCCTAATTTTACAGCTTTCTGTATTGAACTAAGATTAACATCTAAGTATCTAGCTGTATCAGACATAGATTTAAATTCCATGAAAAATACTCCTTTAGAAGTATATAAGTAAGTTGATTCCTTTTGTAAAATAGGTTTGTTAGACAGATCTAGTTTATCAACTTTTATATCAGACCAATAAAATTCTCCACTCATGTGTCCATATAATACAGCATGACTGATAGCTGTTTCGCAGATGTGAATATAATCTGACGCTTCTTTAATACTATTAAAAGATCGTAAATAATTTCCAGATAAAGAATATTGATATATAATTTTATTTAATAATGGAGGAGTATCTCCGCCTAATGTAATATTATATGTATCAGATCTTCCAACGAAATTTTCATTTACTAAAAATCTTTCAATATTTTCTGCTTCTTCTCTCGTATTACATATAAATAATGTAACTCTAGAGAAAGCATCAAATCCGTATTTCTTAACAGCACTCTGAAAAGGAGTTTTTGGATGTAGTATACTAGATGGTTTATATATATTTACCCCATTTCCCAAATATCCATCAAATTTATCAGGATTCTCTGTTTCATGTATTCCAATATAAATTTTTCTGTTTTTATTATTTATTGTTAGGTATACTATAGTTTTCATATATTGTGTTTTTACTTATACATTAAGTTATTTCCCATTTCGGAAGTAAAACTTCCTACGTCTATCCAGACTAGTCGTTGAACCCAATTTTGGAGTTTACATAAGTCTTACATATCCCAAAACCTTGGCTGCTGATTAGCATGTAATATTTATATTATTTAGCTTTCCAGCAATTAGAGAAATTTATTTTTCTGCATATCACTATGCAGCGGCGCAAGCGGATCTATTTACGCCAATTACATCAGTTTTTATCATATCACAGCCTTTGAATGTCCAAGATTCAATAGCTGGTTTTCCGTTAGCTAAGTCCGGAGTTAAGTCAAGAATAAATCCAAATGCTTGATCAGGATATTCTATATTTAAAGCTTTATCCGGCATGAAGGTGATCGTATTACCCTGATATTCATAGCTAACAAAAGTATTACCTACTTTAACACCATCAACCGTTTCACCTACTTTCTTCTTCATACCAGAAGATTTACTATACATCAAAGTAGCAGTAGGAGTCCACCTTCCAATTTCATTCATCAAGTTATCACCAATTTGATTCCAGAGTAAAGAGTTACAGATTAATACGTAATCATTACCTGTCAAATTCTTTGATTTAGAGGTCAAGAAACTTAATGCTTCTTTGAAGTGTGAAGTAAGTAATTGATCGAAAGAAATTAAGTATGCATATCTTTCTATTTGAGGAATTATCATTTGTGTTAACTTTATATTACTATAAAGATCAGACTATATCTTAATCTTATATAATTCAATTATTAAGATTCCCTCCATTTCGAGAATTATTTCTCTACTCCTTACGGATAGTCGTTGAACGTTCCTTTTATTTAAAGGCTTCGCTGCTGATTGTCTTTAAATATTTAAAGATGTCCCAGCAATTAGAAGGGTTTTCAGTACTTATTACTAAGTAGAGCGGCAAATTTCTCACCGTCGCCTATATAGCAAATTGTTATCATTATATCACTATAATGTTCAGACTATATCATCAACTTATCTATTTAATAAATATTTTATTTATTATACTAAGTTGTTCCCTGCTTCCATATTAAATATGTACGTCCTGTTGGACTAGTCGTTGAACTTTCATTAGATATTATTATATTTAATGCTTAGCTGCTGATTATCTCCAAGTAGCAGATTAGAGATGTTCCAGCAATTCAAGGAATTTATTATTTATAACATCACTGTTATACCCTGCCTATATTAAGAGGCGATACTTAAAAATTCGACAGGTCTCTGCGTTTGCGGATCCACGATTGTAGCTTTCCCGTTGGCATCCACGTTACTGCGTGCCCAAAGATCGTGTTTAGCTTTAACTTCTAAGAAATTCTCAATAAGAGTCTTTTCCATTGAAGTCATAGTAAACAATTTCTCACTTCCTTTAGTTTCCGTATCACTAATTTTCAAGAATACATCTTCATTAGCTAAATAAGCCTGAGATGCATCAATATCATTTCTATGTAAGGTCAAGTAATTACGATGAACCTCCATATTAGATTGATATTTTGTAGCGTTAGTACTTTATATCACTATAAAGATTAGACTATATCTTGATCTTATTATATAAGATCTTCTCTGCTTCGGAATTAAATATTCCTACTCCATATTGGATAGTCGTTGAACGTTCTATATTGTATTTAAATACTCATATAGCTTCGCTGCTGATTGTCTTTAAATAAGATGTTCCAGCAATTCAGAGAATGTTTCAATATTTATTACTAAATAAAGGGGCCTACAATTTAACCCAAAATCGTGATAATCAAACGGATGAGCATTTGATAAGAAGTGAGTAGTCATACCCGGCTGACATGCAGAAGTATCTAAGTATGACTGATAATCATTATCAATCAATCGAACAGTATATTCATAGAATTTATTACTCCTCCAAATTGGACGAGAAGTAACATAACACTGTTGATGTGATTTATCTATTACAAAAATATCATGTTTATCATAGTATTTTTCCTTAAACAGCATCTTAATTTCTGTCCCTCCAATTCCATCACCTTCGGGAACAGCGTAAAAAGGAATACGTTTAATGAACTATTCTATTTAAAGAATTTAGACTATATCATTTACTTATTTATGATATTTAAAGATATAATCCTTATAATATTTATCACCCATCTGTATATTTTTTAATTTACTAGATGGGATATTGTATTTTTCTCTTACATCTTTTATATTATCTAAAGTCTCTATATAATTTCCAAATGTATCATATATATCAATCATTATTCCTTTAGAATAATATTTATCCGGAATATTTATTACTTCTGTGGTTGATATATAATAATCTTTATACCATCCATTATTATATAATATCACATTCTTAATCTTATTCCAAGAATGGAGATTTATAACCTTCATCACCATCTTACCCTTAAATTGTCCTATACAAACTCCATCTTTATTATATACATGATATATTAAATTCTTATAATTTGCTCTAGTCTTTGGAATAAATTCATCAACCAATTTATTAGATATATAATACTTATCTAACACCAAAGATTGATTTTTAATAGCTTTATTTATATCTAAATCTCCGAGATATTTAATACATTCATCCTTATCTAAGAACTCATCTAATAATTTCCCTTTTTTAGTATATAAATAAATAGTATTATTTAATTTATTTAAAGAATATTTAATAACATCTATCTCCGGTTCTAATGACCAATAGGAATTAAGAAATTTAGATTTATTACTTATCGCGAATTGAAATTTTTTAGGAGATTCTCCATAAAAATCATATGCTTCTAAGGAATAATTCCATTTCTTCTCTAATTCTCCAGTTGTATTAAATTGATATAAAGGAGATATGTTATTTACACTAGAACAATAATTATACGTATGATCGGAATTTAAAAAAGTATCATTAACTAATTCTAATTCCTTTTCATATGCCTCTTCTGGAGTATTAAATATATATAATATAGTCCTCTCAAAAGCCTTCGTCCCATATTTTTTAACAGCATATTGGAACGGAGTTTTTGGATACATAAAAGTACTTGGTTGATTTATATAAACTCCAGATCCTAAATACCCATCAAAAATATCCGGATTTTCGGTTTGATGTACTCCAATATAAATTTTATTTAATTCTCCAACTTTAGATTTTAAATTTTTAGTAAGATATACAATATATTTCATAAGTAATTCAGTTTTTCAATCTTATTTATAAGATTTACAGGTTTCCCTTAGTCGTTGAACACTACTTTCATCAAAGTCATGCTGCTGATTGTCTCTAGTAGCAGTAAAGATTCCCAGCAATTTAAAGAATTTATTGTGAACCTCATTGATTCACATCCACGTCCCATTCAATAGCAAAAGCATCAATACTCTTACGTCCGGGCTTAGGAATATCTTGATAAACCATATTTTCAATTCTCTCAGTTAAAGCTGATACAGTATGTCCGGGACATAAAGATGCAGCTAAACCTACTCTATGAGTAATTCGTCCCAAGAATTGGGAGAAATCATGAAAAGTTCTTGAGCCATTCATATTGGCTCGATTTGAAATGTATTCTGCTACAAACATTTTAAATTAAATTTAGATCTAATCCTTTAGGTTAAGAAAACTTTTTAAATCTGAATTTTCTATTTTATTATCTTTACCTGTTGATAGATTAGATGTGTTATTACTACGTTTTTTATTTTTAAGTTTATTTAATTTCTCTAGTCTATTCTTTAGGTACTCTTCATCGTTAAGTACATTATTATAATGTTCATGAATAGCTTCAATTAGTTCATCTCCATGAGTAGCATAAAATGCTAATTTAAATAATGTATCTGGATTATCTAAATCACTTGCAAGTTTTGTCCTTCCCGTAATCTGGGGTTTAGTTATATAATCCATTGTACTATCTATATCTGATTCTTCAAGGTCAAAACCTCCAATAGTCTTAATATTTTTTCCAGCCTCTCTAAGAGTACCTATTATCTTATTTAATTCTTCCTCAGATAACTGAGAGTCTTGTTCTTCTTTCTGTTTAGCTTCGGCAGCTAATATTTCTTCTTCTGCTTTATATATCTCACGTAATTTATTAACCTTTTTCTCAAAAGATTCAGAATTTTCTTTAGCTTTATTTACTTCATCAACTAATTCATCTTCTGTAAAAATATCTCCATAATTGTTTTTTATATATAAAGCATATATATCTTCATCTGATAATTCATCTACCTTATAAACAGTTTCTTCATTCGCCAGATACTCTTCAATCCCCTTCTGCTTATAGTAATTTACTAAGGCTTCGGAATTTAAATTATTCTCGCGCATAAAGGTGAGAAGGTTTATCTCATCATCATCTAGATTATAATTATCTTCTTCCAAATTAAGAAGTTCTATTTGCTCTTCTCTACTTAACTCATTAAACGGGATACTGTGGATTACTCCAGTTTCAGTATCTTCTATTTTTATATTATTATAATCTATCCCTCTGGATTTAAGAACAGATTCTAATAAGGTTTCTTCGTTTATATTAGAAGAACCATTATCATTTCCATTGTTTATATCTTCATCTTGAGATGGATTTCTTTCTTCAATATCCTCCTCAGAATTTTGAGAACTAGAAGTAGAAGTATCCTCCAAAGAATTGAAGATATCTAAATCATTACCATATTCCATAATCTCTTACATTAAAGATGTTCTATATATTCTCCAAATTCAACTAATGATGCCTTTCTAATATTAAATGGAGTAGAAGAAATAGTATCTTTAAAAGAGGCTTTATATTTATCATCTAATTCAAATGATTCTGATTCTAGATTATCCTCTAGAATTTTCATAATTTCTAAATCCCTCTTAATTGTAGCTAAAGTTAAAGCTTTTTGGCTAGGAACTTCGTAACAAAATAATATTAAACTTACATAATTAGCAGGACGCTTAGCATCCACTTTAATGTCAATAGGCCTGTTTTCAATAATCATAGTTCATTAATTTTTTACATTTCATCTACAAATGTAGATAATATTTAGATGTTATACAATAAATAAATAAAAATTTTATTTTTTAATTTTATACGATTGTATCTTTATCTTATCTTTAAAACAATCAGATGTTGCAGTAATTTTACTAATATAATGATTCCGGAATCCTATTGTATTATATCCGAATTCTTTTCTTTTCCTAAAATTATACCAATATATAATATCTCTATAGTCTATTATAGTTATATTTATATCAAAATCTAAAGAATCTACGGTAAGATATAATTTTTCATTATTTATTTCTAATGTTTCATGTAATGTAATACAATCAATAGATTTAATTACCGGAATACAAGTGTCTTTTATTACTTCAATATTATTTAATATAGTATCTCTAATTATTTTAGTTGTGTTTATATTAGCTTTAATTACATTGTCTAATTGTTTAATCTTTAAATCTTTTTTCTCTAATTCCGATTTGAGTAAAGAATCCTTTGATAAAATTATTCTTTTAAATTGTTTCTCTGTTACGATATGTACTTGTTGAAGAGAATCTATTGTACATAATTCTGAGGTATGAATATCTTTTAAATCTCTAATTTCTCTAGATTGTTTATCTACTAGTTTTATTAAATATATTAAGGATATGATAAAGATTCCTAATGTAATATATTTAATTAGTATTGTTTTCATTATTATTAGATTTATTTACATTCTTTCTCCATATAGATGTAATAGTGTCAGCTCCTAATAGAGTAGTACTACATATGAAGAGCATATCTACTATTTCTGGGGATTCTATCACTTTTATTGTGCACCATACACATATAAATAAACAAACTACCCACCCAAAAAATCCACATACTCTCTTAGAACTTAATCCTGAATGAGCTGTGAACATCTTAATAAAGAAATTATTACAGTTCATCTTATTTATTTAATAAAGTATTTAATTTAGATAGTATAAGAGTTAATAATTCATTATTCTCTTTTACATAATCTAATATACATAGTATTTGTTGGGATTGAGGACATTTATCACATCCTTTACATTCCCTTAAAGAATCTTCCATATTATTAAGCGTCTATTGTTAAATATTCTATAACCATTCTAGGATTATTATAATCTATATTACCTTCTTGTATACCTCCAATTTGTAGTCCAATAGAATCTAATGGAATAGCATTAACATTTCCAAAATCCCATAAAAGTACTCTTATATTATTTGATTCATTGATATGATATAACTTATTATTTATATATTCTATTGTGAAAATATTAGCTTCTCCCATATTTCCTCCATATATTATAGGATGATTAATTGGATCAGCATTTCCATTAACGTCTTGTACTACTATTTTAGTTGTTGAGTTAGTAGTATCTGTACTTCTTAATATACTTAAATACTTTCTATCATTAGTATCTGATACTAAAAGAGTTAATAAACAATTATAAGAATTTTCAGAACTTCCAATAGCAGTAATAGTATATCTAAAAGAAACTCTCCAATTATTTTTTCGATTCTCAAATAGATTAGCTATTGATATAGATGAATAATCTTTCATAAACATAGCTCCATAACTATTATGCTGAATTAATCCTAATTCTCGAATAAATGAAGTAACAGAAGATGTAGTTGTATTAGATACTCCATCATATAAAAAATCTGAGATAATATTTTAATTATATCATCATCTGCTGGAAAATCATATAAACTATAACTACTAAGTGGAGTAGGATCGGCTCCAGAGAGAATAGCTCCATCTTTATGTATAAAATTCATATTTGTACTACTAGGAGATCCTAATCTATTAGCAGCATCTTTAAGAGTTAAAAAATCCTTACTCATATTTCTAAGTTTTAGTTCCGAATACTATCCAATCTATAGTTTTTGGATCTTTTCCTCCACTATACAATTCTATATATGTCTTTGTTACACCCATAACATTACAAGAATATCCAGCTTCATTATTTCCCCGAAATGAACATACAGCAGTTCTTGGTATATAATCTCCTTGTAACGATACTCTAGTTTCAGTATGTCCCTCACATAAAGTACTTCCTATCTCAAATACCAAAGGACCTAATGTCATGACTACATGACCTGGTCTAGTTATATCATGTGTAGTCTCTAATATATTATCTAATTCCGTTATAAACTCCGCCATAATTGATTATTTACTGATAATCCTATTATTAAAAATGTTACAGTTTTATCATCTTTTCCCCCCAGAGAAAATGTTACTCCTGTAGTATTTAAACTAGATATACTTATAGCATATCCTTGTTCATCATTATTTTTTAATGAAGCCATTCCGGTAATTATCCCACTAAATCCTTTTAATGGTACAGAAACAACATCATACCCAGGACAAGTAGTAGTTCCATAAGCGATTCGTAGTCCTTTATAATTTATATATGTAACAGGATCTACCATTTCCACGGAATAGTCCTCTAAATTATCTTCTGTTAAAAATTCAGCCATATTTAATCACTTTCTCCTATTATTAAATAATAAAATTCTTTAGGATCTTTCCCTCCGAGTATGAAAGTAGCCGAGGTATTAGTATAAGAGGATAAATTTACTGTATAACCTGCTTCATTATTATTTTTTAAACAACAGAATACTCCATATACTGATTTAAATCCGGAATAAGTAATTGTTATACCTCTACTAGTTATAGAAGAATATCCTCCAACCATTCTGAGTCCTAAACCTTCAATCCCTCCAGATCCAGTAGAATCTAAAGCTCTATCGTCTACAGTTAGATATTCTGCCATATTATATTATTTTAGCTCTTTGTTTTAATCGATGTACATCATCTTCTAAAGATTGGATTTTGTCTTTTATTATATTTAATTCTAAGGAATCTTTTTTGATAAAGATTCTATGTAAAAATGTTTTAATTTTATTTAGTAACATATTAATTTAATTAATATCCTATAGCTAACCAAAAAAATTCATTTCTGGTATTTACTGGAGCAGTTCCTACTAATTCCACTGTTAGGGAAGAATTTGTGAAGGATTTAATAGTTAAACATCTCCTTTGGCCCAGTGGCCGTAATAGTTGTTAGGAGTAAGTTGTACCATACAGCACTTGGTAGGAAATGTTTTCGGAAAAGATACTACTACAGTCATGTTACCAGTATTAAAGTTACTAAGTCCTGACTGTATCAACATCCCCCTGAATAGTATCTGCTTTTGTAGGAGCTGTTTTGGTAAACAAACTATTTAAATTAGCTTCTGTAATAAATTCTGCCATTACTTATCAAATGTTTCTATTTTAAACTCATTTACTATCATCGCCGGATTGGAAAAACTCCATCCTCCTAATATAACTTGCTGATTTCTCATAGTTGTTATAGATCCGTTTGTATTATATACTACTCCCGCACTATTATCTGAATAGGAGGAGTTATGATATATATTACCATCACTTTTTAAATCTACTATAGCAGTAAATCCTTGTGTGGCACTAGGAAGTTGAAACAGGTCTATAGTCAGGTATACGGTAGCAGTTAAATTGTTTTTTACTCTGAATGTAACCCACCATGTTCCGTCACTCTTTCTAATGACATCTATACCACAAGTTCTGACAGTACCACCATAATATGCTAAGATAGAGCACATCGGATAAAAATTAGGCAAGCTGATATCAGAAGGGCCTGTTATCTGACCTCGAAAAAACAGTCTGAAAGTAGACCAATTCTTACTAATATTATCAGTAGTAATTTTATCTATGTTATATCCTGCATTCACAGAAAATGTTGCTCCCAGACTCCCTGCTGTAATAGTACCTTTTTTTGTAGCACTTACAGCTCCCTGAGTAAAAGTATTTGTAGGACCATCATACCTGAGAAGGAGAGTCGATCCTATCTGAATATCATCATCCACAGGAAAATCATTATATCCGTATCCGGTGAGAAGATCAGGATCCGCTCCGGCAGTAATAGCTGCTCCTTTTGTTATAAAGGTATATGTGTTTGTACTGCCCGGAAGTCCCAGTTTATTGGAAGCATCCATGACAGTCAGAAATTCCTTACTCATAACAGTTTCTGTATTAGCTTTTTCAAATCTTCTAATTCCTCTCTCAGAGAACAAATCTCTTTCCTATACTCTTCCTTCTCTGCTTCTCTTAGCATATGTTCCTCTTTAAGAGCTTCCTGTAATATAACAGTATATCTCTCATATGAAAATGTTAAAATAGAATTATTTATTTCTCTTACAAGTTCTGGATAATATTTATTCCAGTATTGAGCTGAGGTTCCTATACATAAATCATTCTCGTCCATCCAATTATATTTAAATCCGGGAGAATTTAGTACTAGAGGTAATATATTAGATAAATTCTCTATATTATGTTTATATCTAATATCAGATACAGAAGTTGTTCCAGCTCCGTTTGTATGAACAGTATGTTTTGTGAAAGTGATTTCATCAAGACTATTAATTTTAGCCATTATTGATTCAGGTGTTTCTCCTGAAGAATTCATTAATGTATCTACATCGGCTCTTAAACTAAGAATATCTTGTTGTAATGGAACTAAATCAGATAGATAAGATATTTCATTATCTCCCCATGTAATCCTTCTATTAAAAGTGCTAGGTATATTAAATACATTATTAGTCCCCTCTTTATTTGGAATCCATACTCGAAGATCGGTATCCATACCTAATATTGACCAGTTTATTTCTCTTGTAGAAGATGCAGATAATTTAAGCATTCCATTTATTTCACAATCTCCTTTTAATCTTATGTACCTACAATATACTTTTTCAGAATAGACTCCGTATATATCAGAACTTAATAAAGTATCAAAATATATAGGATCTCTAATACCTTCTAAACATCCTAATCTTAATCTCGGAGATAAGGGTGCAACTTCATCATTTATACCTAAATAGGATTTATCTAAACATTCTCCAGTTTCAGGGTTTGTTTCTCTAATACTATGTAAATACAAAGAATCCCAATTTCTAAAATATAAAACATCACCAACTTCTGGAAGTTTTTCTAACTCTCTCTTCCTTTCCTCATCAGTAGTTTCATCTAAATACTCTTCTAAATCCTTATCTAAAACATTTTTATCAATAGTAGCAACTATATTACATCCAGAAATTGTAAAAGTATCCTCATCATAAATCCATTCTAATTCTTCAATCTTAATCCTACCTTTAGATATTATTTTAGTAGTAGGAATTAAAGTGCTTACATCAATCTCTTCCTCAGAATCTTCTGGGATTTCTACATTATATCCATAAGAATACTTCTCAAAATATAAATAATCTCCTATTTTTATATTATAAATCCCATTTATAGATATCTCGTATTTAATAGGAATAACTTCCTCTGTTTCTCCTCCAGATTCTTCTTCATCAGGAACTATTTCAGATATACTAGATACAATTCCTTGTGGTTCAAAGAAATAATTAGTATTTAATCCTTTAGTAATAAAATCTTTCTCTTTGGATAAACCATCCCCAAATGGACCTTTAGCAGAATTTCTCACTATTAAATTATCTACTTCTAAAGTCCATTCGGAATTTATATTCGCTAATCTATATCCAGCCATTCCTTCTATGAAATAATCTGATATTATTCCAGAATTAAGAACAGCTTCATCTTTTATATACATATTCCCATCTACTTCAAAATTATAGTTATAAGTCGGAGGGTATCCTATAGATATATAATTCCCATTTATATATGTAACACCTTCCTTAGAATTAAATTTAATACCAGAAGTATTAGTATCTAAAGTTACTCCACTATTATTAACTATTATATCTAAATAATCATTCTGATTTTTTATCTGCATCCCATTTGATCCTATTACATTAAAATCTCTAGGTCCATGGAGATTGTTTTCTAAATTAATAGTTACTTTATCCTTAACTATTCCTCCGGAATTAAGACTCAAATATAATTCTACTAAAGTCCCATTATCATTATAATAATGAACTTTATCATCTGAATTAAAATAAACAAAATCAATAGGTAAAATTGCAGTATTATCTTGATTATTAATAATAACTTTTAAATTTCTCTGAGCAGTTCTAATCTGTTCTAGAGTAAGATCTTGATTATAATTAATAGCTAAATAATCCTCAGAATTCTCTACATCGTCTCTTTTAGATAGTACTGGATATAATACTCCATTTATTTGAAAATAAATAGCATCTTCCGATTCTACAAAATACCAACCGTCAGCAGTTCCTATATCACTTTTATTCTGAACAATATTTATACTCTTATCATTACCATCAGTCTTAGATATCTTTCCGTTAGAAATAAGATCCAAGAAAGCATTTCCGAATCTAACTTTTACATTACCTTTTCCATTAAGAATTATATCAGTATCAGCAGATCCAACCATTAAATATGGCTTTCCTAGAATCTTTTCTACTTTAATAAGTTCTCCCATAAAAGTACTTTATTATATTTTACAAATATAATAATTCTAGGCAAAGAATCCAATAATTAGTATATAATAAAAAAAAGAAGAGAATCTCTTCTCTTCTTTCATTTTTGATAGTTAATCTCTATCTTCCTTATGTTTATGTTTTAAATGCTTCATATAATGATAGAAAGCTTTTCCTTCTGGGATAGCTTTATCACACAACCACAAATATGTAAGTTTGGCGCACATTTGAATATCATCTTTACATATATCTTTAAATAAATGATAACAGATATTTAAGGCATAATGCCAATCATATTCATTAAAATCCTCAAATTCAACTCCGAACTTCTTAGCAACTTGTTTTGCCTCATCATATTGAAATTCAGCTTCTTTTACTTTATAATCTTCTATAATACATTCAAGAGCTTCTTCACATAAATCTTTCGTAAAGTGAGGACCATTAATCATTTCATAAAGTTTAAATTTAATTACATGATACATTTCAGGACATTCTTCTTTTAAAGATTCCATTGCATCGATAAATTTATCTTCTAAACCTTCGAATAATTCAGAATCGTCATCTTCATCATCTTCGAATAATCTAGATCTTTTATGTTTATATTTATATTCTTCCTCGTCCTTCTTAAACTTTTTATTAGTTCCTACATATTCCTCATCACTTCCCTCATTCTCATCATCTTCTCTAAATCCTCTATATTTCTTAGATTCTTTAGCTTCGTATGGATAATGTTTCTTATGGGATTTCTTTTTATTTCCCATCTCCGACATTTCCCTCAGTAATTTCTTCATTCCTTCTATTGATTCCATTAGATGTTATACTTGAATCTGATATACCTTCAGTAATATAAGTTGGAGAACCTTCTATAAATCTATTAGTTAATCCGTTATAATTAAGAAGTACTCCAAGAGCTGATTGTATGCTTACATCTGGCACAAAATCTTCACTACTATAACTAGAAAGTAGATTAGATTTTGCACCTAGATTTATTGCTTCAGTCTTAGTTATAAATTCAGATCCTTCCCCCCCCTGTTATAGAAGTGCTTAATTTACTAGCTGCTTGTGAGCGCGTTAAAAATTCATAACTCATATTAATTTCTGTATTAATAGGGTTAGATCATTTAATCTAGTATTTAAAGAATCAATTTCTTCTTTAAATTTCTTTCTTTCTTCTTCTCTTAATCTATGTTCTTCTTTTAAAGCTTTTTGTAGTACTACTGTATATCTTTCATATGAGAAAGTTTTTGTTCCATCCTCCATCTCATGTACTAATTCTGGGATTTTATCTTCCCAATATTGTGCTGAGGTACCGATAGAAGTAGTTTTTTCATCTTTCCAGTTATATGTAAATTCAGGAGCATTGAGGACTTTATTTAAAGTATCATCTGGTAAAGAATTAAAATTAGATTTGAATCTTATATCTGATGTAGATTGTAACCCTGCTCCAGCTGAACATACCACATGCTTCGTAAAAGTAATCTCGGATTGAGAATTAATTTTTGACATGATAGTAGCAGCTGTCTCAGCACTTGGAATAGAAGGCCTGTTTCTTAAATCATTATAACTTCCGGATGTAGCTACGGTAGCAAATGATGGTTTACTTGTAACTTCACTCCAAGATGGCCATCTGGTAGCTGTTGCAGGAGCTCCTGTGATATTACCCCAAGCCATAGAAGTTGGAATTTCATCAGAAAATGCAACACGTTTCCAAGATTTCCAGGTAGAAAGTATACCAGTTCTAAAATAAAGGCCATATGTAGGTACACCACCATTCCCATTATATCCTACAAGTTCCCAGGAAGAATAGTCTGTACCCCATCCATGTACATGAATACCACCCCAATAATCAGAGGTAGGCATCATGTTATTAGTAAATATGGCTCTCAATACCTTAGTCCCTACATTATTCGGGTACAGTGCAGTATTTCTGGTATCCTCTATTAACAATCTGGAATGATCATGTGAACTTGGAGCAGCCCCAATAGCAGAAGGTGTTATATTTACAGTCTTAGCTGCATTGGGAGCATATGTGGTATTAGTTGTGCCATTAAACTGAATGGTAAGAGATTGTATATTATACGTATCTAATATAGTATAGTCTGTACCATTTCTTTGATGAAGAAGATTGTTCTCTCCAGAAAGAAGTTTCGTAGTTCCATAACCAGTTCCAATAAACATATTCCTAGAATCATATGCCCATAGATACATATCTTCTGTATTAGTAGCAGCAGCTCCTATATATCCACATCTTACACTTCCTCTATAAAAGTCTATATAAGCTTCCTTATTAGTAGAAGTATTCTGAATAGACAATGTAGGTCCCGATGTCGTTCTGGTAAGAGTACCACCAGTTAATGGAAGATATTTATCTAAATCAGATTTATAAGGTATCTTACCAATTAAAGTTCCTGAATTAGTTCTAATTTCTGGTCCATTTTTTAAACAAAATACTTTATCGTTTACGTCATCTGATAAAAAAGCACCAAGTGTACCTAATTCAAATCCAACACTACCCTTAATACTGTTACCAATAGAAAAAACAATATCGACCGCAGGCACAGAACTTGGTGAATTAATTCTTAATACAATTCTATCACTACCACTTAGTACCCCCCCACTCAAAGGTAAATAACCACTCAAATGAGTAGTAGTAGCTAATTCCTTCCAAGCTGTGTGTTCATTCTCATTATTTGATGCTGGTGATCCAGTTCTAACAAACCATCTGTTAGAATTAAAAGTTCCATAAATTTGACTTGAACCATTATATACTCCGGGAATGACGATAAGAGATCCTGCTTGCTGTATTGGGTATCCTCTGTCTGTAGTAGCATCCCTGTTAGCTGGTTGAGCAGCCATCATCGGAAAATGATTAAACGAACTATTTAAGCTTGTAGTTCCGAGATTCCTTGAGAAATTATAAGAATCAAATATCAGACAATGCACACCATCTCTATAATGTAGTAGATCAGAACTGTTTGATCTAAATACCAGTTGAGAGTCTGATGTGCCTACTCCCACTTGTGTATTACTTACTCCAGTCCAATCTGTTGGATGATAACTCAATAATCCGAATTGCTCACGAGTAGTCGATATTGAATTTACATTTAACTTATTATAAATAATTACAGGAACATTTGTACCTGACGGCCCTCCTACTACAATCCTATTATCGGATCCCATGTATATCCCTTCCACCCATTCTCCTCTGGTCTGCTTAAAAAGAATCCCATAAGTATTAGATAATACAGGCCTTCCATCTGCACTTATAGACATTTGCCCTCTGCCCTTATAAGGATAGTATACAGTACTTAAATCTGATATATCATCTTTAAAAGCTAATTCTTTATACCAAGTAATCTTTCCACTGTCCCCACCTCCAATAACAGCTTTCATAATATTACCTTCGTGTGCTACACTAAGGTAAGCATGAGTATCCCCGATGGCCCATCCTAAAGAGGCAGCATGAGCTCCGGCAGTTCCTGGGTCTGCCGAACCACTTCTGAAAGGCACTACCCAAGAAACACCGGAATTTGACCCCCAGATAGTTTCTGGAAACTTATTTATAAGATTATCCCCAAAAGATGAAGAGGAAACTGATTTTATTCTAGTAGCTTTAGGAGTCCCTATAATATTCCCCTCTAAAGTGTAATTTAATAAAAGTTCTTCTACATTTAAGTTACTAGTATCATAGACTGTGTACTCAGCACCATTCTTATAATGTTTTATATCATTGTCTCCTATAGTATGAATCGTAGTCTGTGAATTCTGATCATTTCCGGAAGTAATTATTCCAGATTTAATATTTCCATTAACATCAGTATACCCTAATCTAGTGACATAACTATTTCCGGAATTATCTATATTTAATAATGCAGTATTGCCTAAATCACCTCCTATTAAAGTTTCATAATCCCCGAAGCTTCCTAGATATAAAGAAGTACCATTAGTACTATTCCCCATAAATAAAGCCCATGCATTTTCTCCAGTATCAGTCTTATTTACTAACGCGGAAGTTGGAGAAAAATATAAAGGACCAGTTAAAGCATTTGTAGATCCAGCACTTAAAGGTAAATAATGACCAACTAAAGACTCTACGGTAGCGAAGGGTTTTCCATCTTCATCACAGAAATTTCCCCACATTGGGAAATTAACATGTAGTGGAGTATATGTTGAATTAAGATTATATATAACACTTCCGTTAGATTCTACAGTCTCACTAAGTTCTAATGTATTCTGTGGAACTCCAGATACATCACTACTTGAAGTGATAATAAATCCTCCTTTTGTATAAACTAATGTCACTTTCTTATTAGGATCGTCTGGATTAACGGCTACAAGACTATCGTATCCATCTATAGAAGTAATAGTATTAGTATTACTATCCCAAGTTAAATAGTTCTTATTTAATTTAGAATAATCCGCAAATAGTATTTGAGAACGATCTGAGGTTCTAAATCCTGTAGGAATTATTATATTAGAGCTAAATGCTAATTCCGGAGATGATGTATTAATTATAGCACGTTCAGGAGATGGGATAAGTGTTATAGTATCATCATCCATAGTAAATACAAAACCGACACCTTGATTGGAAATTCTAACCCCTTCCCTTTGGAATCCTATATAATACTGTGAGTTACCTATAATAATAGGATTGCCAAAGGTAAAAGCTTTGTGAGTATCAGTATATATAAGTAATTCAGAATTTTCATCAGGTGTCAGATTATCAGAAGATATAATAAAGCTAAAGTATGTCTGTATATCTTGCTCAGTTGTATAATTTTTTATTCCGACAATACCTAAATCACCACCACTGTTTATTATTCTAATAAAATTAGTGTCGCCTTCTAACTCAGCAAAATTTAAACTACCCCTATCAGCATAAATCATATTAGAAGAATAAATCAATTTCTTATCAGGATTATACTGCAAGAATTTCCTATCTTCTATATTTGTATCTAAATAAGCTGATTCATATCCATCATCTCTTTTAAAAGCTGGAGCCCAAATCTCTTTATCAAATACATATTTAGTAGCAGAAGGGCTTGATTTAAATAAAATATCATCTAAAACCCTCAAACTTAAATATTTATCATTAGTATCTCCATATTGTAGATATAAATCATTATCAACTCTTTTAAATATAAGATCGGTATCTTTCTCAGATAAATTCTGTAATGCAAATCTTAATGCTAATTGAATTGGAACCGTGCTAGTAGTTTGTGCTCTTTTAAATGTAGAATTCCAGGTTAAGAAAGCACCATCTACCATATCAGGTTCATTATCCCGAAGCATTAAAGGGAATTGATTTCCCTCAGTTCCGCATTTAAACCTATCATCGGATTCATCAAAAATAATAAAATAATTCGGAAGTTTTCCTCTATCAATCTCCAATCCAGAGATTCCTTTAGTAACGCCTTCACCTTGTTCCCCACTATTTAATGTGAGGATATTATCAGTTACTTTTACTTCTTCTGTATCAATAATAAAAGCATCTCCTCCAAATACTATATCCTCTTTAATAGTTAAATTTCTAACTATTAAATCTCCATATTCTGTATCATCCTCATTTCTAACACTAAATCCCTCTTTCTCATTCTTTAGTATCTGATCTCCTACTTTCCATGTTTTAGATGGTGTTCCTTCATATGTAAGAGGAGTTCCATTAACATCCTTTAATCCTTGTATTACATTGAAATCTGTTGAAGTAATAGATCCGGCAATGGTAGATGTAGCCATTGGGAGAGAATAATATTTATCTTCGTAGGTATTTAAAAAGGGATTATATGATTGATAATGTATAATTGCTTGAGTTGCAGATGTTGTGTCGGTATCTATTAAATCTGTTAGATATTTAACTACATTATCTAGTTTCCCTTTATCAGATGAAGACATTACTCCCGCTTTTTCCGAAGTGGCAGATTTAAATACTATCTGTACTGGTTCTTCTACTCCAGTTTGTGGGTTATTAGTAACTAAATTTAATATAACAGAATTAGAGTTGTACGTATTATCAGATACAGCTTGGACAATAGAAGAAATATTTCCTAATTTATTCTTCTCCATTGCTGTGATTAATCCGGCAGTAGATGAGGTAGCAGCATCTAATACTAAATATTTAGACGTTACTTTTTTAGATATAGGATCATATATAGGAAATATTATTTGTAGATCTTGTCCAGTATATTCTTTAGTAGTATCCCCTGTATAATAACTCTTTAAAGAATCTATATAATCCTTATATTTAGGAGACATTAATCCGGATATCGCAGAAGATACATCTGGGAAGCTAAGTATTTTAGAACTTGACTCTCCAATAGTAGGATCTTTAGTAGTCACTTTAAGAGAAGCTCTATTATTAGCCTCAGCATACTCTACATTTTCTACATAATCAAAGATTTGATTTATTTTAAATATCTGAGAAGTATCTAGTAAATCTTTTCCAGGGGCAACATCTACTTTTTTATTTAATAACTCCTGTACTTCTTCTTTCGTGTAAATATTATTCGTGACAGTATTTAATAATCTAGAAAGATTTAAACAAGCCTCCTTAGACATTAAACCATTCTGATTTATATTAGCCTCCCGAATTGGTAAGGATTTAGTTCCATCACTACTAACTATATCTAACACTAAAGTATCAGCTCCAGAAAATGATATTTCTTTTACATATTTAGTAATTGAATCTAATTTAGTTTTATCCTCCTTACTAAATAATCCGGGAGTGGTTGGTGAAGCGACAGGAAGTGTAACACCATCCCCAGAAGAATTTAATATCTGAATATTATCTTGATTTATTTTCATACTTAAATGGATAGTAGAAATATCTACTAAAGCTCCATTATTATATCTATACTCTTTTGAATCCTTTTTATTAAAGAACTCATATCCATCTTTTAATTGTATTCTATCCCAATATTTAAGAGTATCTCTCCAAGTACAATGATAATATTTATCCTCTACTCTTAATATATAAGATACTCCACTTTCAGCATTGCTTGGAATATTATCTACTATATCTTCTACAGGACTTAAATGTGTAGGTTCTGAAACATCATTTAATTGAAGAATGTCTGTGGATATGACAACATCTGGAGATTGTTTGATTATAAGTTTTTTGGTGATAGGATTAAATTCTATTTCCTTAATTCTAAAATCCTCTACCCTTTTATCAAAACAAGATTCAGGCGTTATATTATATACTTTACTTTCACATCCACTGGAATTTTGTGCTTTGGTAATCATTATTTAAAAAATATTCAATGATAGAATTAAATAGCGAATCTTTTATGCAATCTATTTCATTATATTTAAGGAATAAAACTTCTTCAACTATGAAACTTTCATCTATATAATTACCGTATTGATATTCTTCTATTAAGGAGTGGTAGTCCTTAATTGCTTTTTCTAGTAATTGATTTATTTTATCCATAATTAATATTTTACGTAATATTTATCTCCATTCCTCCGGGATATCATAATAATTTGGTATCGAAGAACAATTCTCAAAACAATGTATTCCATTTATTATTCTAGGAAATTCATCATAACTTGTACGTTTCCATAATTCTATGTTATTAATTCCAGAAGGAGTTATTAATATATTACATTGCTTAAAACAACTACCAAAATTAGCTATCTTAAAGCAATTATCAAATAAATTATTTGAAATTTGAGAAAGATTATAACAATAACAAAAACAATATCTAACAGTTTCTACTTCTGGAGTATATTGAAACAAATCCTCAGGTATAGTTTTTAAATTAGAGCACATATACCAACACTCCTCAAAACTAGTTATTTTATTATTATTAATAAATAATTTTTCTGGAATATAGGTTAATGAGTCACAGCCAGCAAAACAGCCCTCTATATATTTAAGATTAGGGAAATAAATAAATAGTTCTTTTGGAATCTCGGATAATAGTTGGCAATTTCTAAATATATTTATAATATTAATTACATTTGAACAACCTTTAAATAAATCCTCACTTACTTTATATAAATTAAAACATCCATAAAAACATCCAGTTAAATTAGTCTGTAATGGTATAAATTTAACATAAATTTTATGCCTTCCAGGATCTTTAAATATTACATCCAAAGCAGAAGTATTTGACTTTTTATTACTTAATAAATCTCTTCCTTTATCATCATAAATATACTCAAAATACTCCCATCTATTAGTTATTCTAATAATTTCATTAGAATTTACCGTAGTATATATCAAAGTAGAAGAATCTTCTGGAGGGGACCAAGATACAATATGAGAATTATAATTCTCACACTTATAACTTTGCGATCCTAATATAGTAACTACTTCTGATTTCTTCATTATTTTCTACAATTGCAAGAATTAAATCCAGAGGAGTATTTAAGATAATCATTATTACAAAATCCTCCACAAACCTGAATCTCTTCTATAATTCTCTCAGCTTCGTAATAACTACATTTATCTATTAATCTATGGATCAATTCTAAAGCTATAAATACCATATTCCTATCTCTAAATACTTGAGAAATATTATTATCATTTTTTATATTACATCTAGTATACAATTTATTATAATAGATATATTTTAATTTATTCTCATAACAATATTCTAAATTCCCTAAAAGAAATGTCTCTTCTTCAATCCCTATTATATTAGAGTTAGATTGATTACTATATAAATCCATTATAGATACTTTCTTTTCAGTATAACTTCCGGATATAATAGTTATTTCATAGATCTCTACTTCTCCATTTGAAAGTTCTTTCGCGGAATAGAATATTTCCCCTTCCATATTTAAACTAGATGGAGATACTCCATGAACCCATTCATAATTAGGTAATGCTAAATGATCTATTATATGCCATCCATCTATTTTAGTAGAATAATTTAATTTATAATCAGTATATTCTTGATCTGAATGACATACATAATAAAAATCAGATACTTTAGGATCTTCAATAGTATTTAAAGTAATCAAATCAATAAATACAATATCTTTTGTTCTTAAATAATTAGAAGATATCTGAGATACTTCTGGATAGATACTACTAGTACTTATACCAGTAGTATCCTTTAATGTAAATCCAGATATTCCGTATTCAGTTAATGAAATGCTTAAATTTAATGAAATATTTTTCATTTTCCAAAATTTACTTCGTTATTTCTAGGATTGTTATCAAATAATTGTGCCCATTCAATATTAGCTTTCTTTTCTTCGATCTTATTCCTCTCTTTATCATTCTCATCTTTAGATTTAGCAGTAAACCATTTAATAGAGGAATCTTGTTCTTTTTGTTTTAGATTTTCTACTTCTTTAATAGATTTTTGCAATTCCTCTTGAAGTTGCTGTATCTGTTGTTGAGCTTCTTTAAGAGCTTGATCATATTGCTGTATCTGCTGTTGAGCTTGTTGTATTTGATTATTCTCCTCTTTTTGACGTTTAATTGCGTCTAATGTTATTTGTTTATATTCTGTGATACTCTTGCATCCAATAGCTTGTACTAATACATCAGCTGTTAATTGTCCCGATTTAATTAACTCAAGATTATATGCTTTTATAGTTTCTAAATCCTGTAAAGCAGATTGAGTATCCGCAATATTTATATCAAAATCTGTTACTGTATAATGTTCTGGAAGTGCTGTGAAAATAGCTTTTTGTTTCTCTCCAAGAATTATAGTTCCTTGAAATCCATCTTTATATACTACTTTAGCTATATTTAAACTATCTAAGAATAATTCTCTTAAAGCTAATGCCATGTTAGAGAAGTATATTTTTGTGACAATTAGTGATTGATTAATTCCGGTTCTAACATTAGTAACAGCATCTCTAGTTTCAACTCCTCCAATAGCTTCTCTAAATGCTCCTGTTATATTAGATGCGAGTTGTTCTATTTTTTCTATAGCTAAATCTAGAGCTTGCATTGATTGGTAGGATAAACTCATATCATATGTATTAAATACAGCATTTGGCATAGATTGTCCAGCCTCACTTTGGGAAGTATCTAATGCTGCGAATCCTTGTTTTACATACGCCATGAATTTAAGTAATCTGTTTGTTTCATCTTCCTCGTCTAAGAATGTGGGGATTTTAGAGAAATCTACTGCAATACCTTTTGTTCCACTTACTGCAATGGCATTATTTCGAAGGAAAAATAGTATATTATACATATCTTGCAAATCTGCTGTAGCTAATACTAAACTAAACGGGATATTTTGTCTCGTTGTCATAAATAACCCATTAACAGATAATGTACATTCCTTAGGATTATCCATAGATCTAACTACATTTAAATCTACATCCCTAACAATATAAATATCACTAGCAATTTTAACTACAGAGTATCTATGCATTACACCATCTTTTCCTGTCTCTATATATTCTACCTCATATACAGTAATTAATCTATTATTATATCCATACATTCCAGTATTCCCATCCCAAACTGGAGTAACTTCTAATCCTCCTAGTATCCCGGTAGCAAATTCAGAATCTTCTGTAGTTGCAGCATTTATTGGCCCAGTAGACCTTATTACATATTTCTGATTATCAGTATAATACGCTTTTTCTAACTCATCTCTAAGCTTTGTTTTATCCGATTCCGTTAATTCTAAGTCGTATTTAGATAGAATCTGATCTACTGTCATATAATATCTACATACAGCTCTAGGAGATTTATTTAAATAATAACTATTAGGATTCTTCTCCACAAAAGTATTAATAGGATTTAATCCTTCTATATCAACATTATTCCCACTTCTAGAAGGTTGTGTTTTAAAATAAAGTGTTCCGGAGATTAATAAATCCGTCATTAACAATCTAGCTTTTATATCTAAATCAATACTTTTAGATTGAGATAAATATGTTATAATATTCTGTGCTGCTATTTCGTATTCAGAAATAAAATTTTTATCTATATCTTCCTTTAATAATTGTAGAGATTTTTCAGTTAAAGGATCTTTTGTTATAGGAGTATTCTGATCTCCGAATTTAGAGAGAATAGTATTATATAAATTACTCATATATAATTCCCTAACTCCATCTAATACTTTAAGCTGTCTCTCTCTATTTATTAAAGATAATGTCTTTTGATCTTTACATGTAATTTGCATATTTAATGGAGCATCTAGAAACTTCCCAACTAAATAATCTATGTGCTTTTTTATAAGTGGTATAAATTGTATTTGTGTCGGAGTTCCTATTCCATAATTTTCTTCGAAATGCTTATATTGATCTAAATCCATCTTCCCGTGATAGTAGTTATAAGCTTTTCTTATTGCTACTTTATCATATACGAGATCAGAAATAGCTTGGTTAGCCTTCTGAATTTGATAGTCTTTTGATCCTCGTTTGTACTCGACGCTCATCCAAATCAATTTTTTGTCCTACGAAGTATCTAGTTAGATTTAAACCTCGAAGGTGTAGTTCTTTCTTTATTTTTTCTAAAAACTTTTCTTTACTATCACATTGGATATATATACATAAAGGAGTTAGGTAATCTTCTGTTATATACATTTTAAGTATATAACCGTCCTCTGTTTTAATTATATCCATTGGTTTATTATATATCGCTTCATATAATTCTAATATGTATTCTTTAATCATACATATTAAATATTCTTTTTCAGTCGTATTAATCATATACTGAATCTGTTCTGGATATTAATACTTTTAAATCATCTGGAATACCATCATCTGTGGGGATTTTCCCGAAATGTTTTACTCCATTAGAGTCATAATAATATCCTATTTTACTTATTTTAACTTTTTTCTTCTTCTCTCCAATTCCTCCTAGTAATCTTAGTTCTTGATCGCCCATTTCGCACATACCGACGGCCGCGATAATATCAAACTTCCTTTTATTCTCATAAGAATAATCTTTTAATTCATTTAGCATCTCCACAGAATCAATTTTATCCCAAAACTCATTGACATAATCCTGAATAAGTTCGAGATAATATTCGATGACTCTTTTTGATGGATAAATACCATACATATTAGAATTTAAAGACTTCTTCTTAGATACATCTGAACTATTCGGAGATTGTAATTTTTTCATTAACAGAGTTTGTTTTCCTTTATCCTGAAAATAACTTACAATAGCTGTTCTAGAACTCTCTAATACTGCTTTCGCTCCATACCATTCTAATAATAAAATGGTTTGATTATAAGCCGTCCTAATATTCTCAGGCCTATCTTTATATATAGCTACATATTTATTTCCATCAAGTCCATAATTCCTCTTCTTTATAACTAAACAGAAATCAGATGTATCCTTCTGCCCAGTAGACTGATCAATACCTTGGTCAATAGAGTCAATTCCAGCAACATAAAGATTAGGTATTAAATCTCCATTCTCATCTCTTATAGGCTCTTCAAATATTTTAACTTTACCATTAGGAGAAGAGATGAATTTAATATTATCTCTACCTCCATCTGTGGCTAAAGCAAGTATACCAATTTTTGGTTTTATTCCGTAGCCATGAACTTCTATATCTGTTAATCTTTGTGCGATTAAATTCTGATTGAACATATTATCTCCTTTCCTAGATAAAGCTTCTTGGAAAGTCCAACAATACTCTGCACAATGTACCATATAAGCAAAGGGATCATTTGAGTATCTTTGACGTTCAATCATTAAAAATTCTTCTGCTTTCTTACGTATTGTAACTCCTCGATTATCTATTATCCCAGGTTGCATTACTATGGCAGTAGATGGGATAAAGTATGCTGTATAGACTGTACGATTATCTGAGGAGTGATTATGTTTATATGGTAAGATTCCGAAGGAAATTGGATCAAGAAACATCCGTTCTAGTCCTTCTAAAGATGGACCACTATCTCCCACTTTGTTATCTCTAGAGCTTTTTATCTCTAGATTCTTACACTTCTTAATTTATGTAAGGTCAGCATATATTTTCATCTGTTCTAGATGTCGAACACTCGTGGTAGGATTATATTTATTCACCTACTATGCGTTACAGTATCAATTAACCTTTCGCAATTTAATTGATTACCTCGGGATTGGCATCACAGCTTTCCCCGATTTTGCTCGATTTTCTCAATGAAGATTCCTCTTCAAGCCGGCAAAATTTTATATTTTCTTTCTAAATAAATACTGGAATATTTACCGGTACCATAACCAATCTTAAATCCAACTCTTTGTCCAATTACCTTAATAAGAGCATCTCCTTGAATCCATTTCTTAATCAACTCGGGGTCAGAACCACATTCTTCGTATATAAGTAATTCACATCGATCACCTCTGACTTTAGAAGGTTTATCCGCTACAATACCTGTTATCATAGATTTAAATCCGGATTCGTTACCTTCTCTATCCTTCTTTGATGCTCTTTTTTGGACCATAGTATTTATCGCTTGGCGTAAATGCTTAAATCCATTCTCTGTTTCTGTATTTAAATAATCCAATTGTACCCAGCATTTCTCTAATGTCTTAGCTAAGAAATCACTAGTTGCTGCGGTATATATAGATTGAGACTCTGGTTCACATGTATACATTGCAACTCCATTATTTGCTCCCATTTCACTGAAACCGCTTCTGTTATCATAAAGACTTTTTATTCTTTATTTCCTGGAGTTTCCTCCTTACTATATTTAGATTTAATCATCTAAAGGATCGGCGCACGTTTTCATCCTATATTTAAATAGGATGTTCCGCACTCGTGGGAAGATTATTACTCTCATTAACGTTCACTTCCTGCGCTCTACGGTGGTCAGAGATGATCTGACTTACCTCGGTATTAACATAGTAATCAAATTTTTTAAATTTTCTGGTTAGATAGAAATTAGAATCAGCATATAACAATTTAAAAATCTTAGATATTTCTTTTTTTGATCCGGTTTCGATTCTATACATATTATCTCTTTTTAAATAATATGTATTTATTTTAATACCGTTCTCTGAGAAAAATGCTACTATTTCGTCTAACAAACTTTTGGTTTTTCCACATATACTAAAAGTACATCTAACTCTAGGATTTTTATTTTTTTCATTTGGAATATACCCACTTATTGATCCATCTCCATCAAAGTAACCTCGGATAAAATGCTTTACAAGATCTTTTGGTATATCTGGAATATGTAATTCAGAATATGTTTTATTATATCCTATTCCAAGATTAACTAAATCATTTACTAAAATAGTACTTACAATATCTACTCCAAAAGATCCATGTCCATTGATTATAGAATTATTCCTTCCTTTTTCTTCTTTAGGTTCTATTGTAAATAATCTAGCATCTGGACTTATAAAATCCTTATACAAATATACTAACTCTTTATCCTGTAATTGTAGTTGTATCCTAAAAGTTTTTCTCTTTTCATTAATACTACCATCAGCAGCATAAAATCCTAATAAATAAGCTTGAATTTCTGTGCGTATATTTTTAAAAAAATCATGTCTTATCCTTCTATTAGATATATGATTAGTATATAAAGGATATTCTGCTTCAATAAATTGTAATTGTTCTTTTTTATTCATAATTTAAAATTTTGCGTGATGTCTCACTATGATTACTTTAGTTTTTGCCGATTTTGCGAAATTTATTACCCCTAAATTACTTTAAGGGAGGCCCGGTATTTTAAGCCCACGTCCCTTTAAAACAAGAGCATCTTTATTTGTTTTCCTACATAATTCCAGATAATGAAAATATTCATATTGTTTTGCTAGAAACATTGGAAAAGATGTAGCACGTTTACCTTTTTTTGTTCCTCCTGTATCTAATATAATCGGAGTTTGCATTCGATAGAAATTTAAATAAAAATAATTCCATCCAGTTATAGTATACCCATGTGAAGTATAGCCCTCAGTACATCTTCTGAATCTCTCGTCCCAGAAATTATTATATGCAGGACCTTTATAAGCATACATCTCATACTTCCCTGTAGCTTCTTTAGTCATTGCATCTTCTCTGAACCAATCAGGATTAAAATCTAATCCTTGTGTTTCTGTTATAGGTCTATACCCAGTAAGTTCATATGAAAGTTCCGGATCGAAGAAATCTACTGGATCTCCTATTTTAACATCCCAATCAGTAAATACTTCTGATTGTTCTAGAGCTTTAGTCTTTAATTTACTATATAAATAATCATCTATTTCAACTTCATCTCTAGCAATTTTATAATTAGATAAATCTTTAGATATATAAGAATTATCATATAATTTCTGCTCTTCCGATTCATCTTCTTTTAGCTTTTCTGGGGTATCATAGGTACTAAGATCTTTTACTATTGTTTCAGTATCTAAAGAATTTAAAAGTTCCTTTGTAGTAGGTTTCTTTTTTACAACTCTTTTAGGTTTTTCTGGTTCGGAATCTACTTTTTTAGGAACATCTTTCTTTGCTTTTACTTTAGATACATTACCTTTTGCTCCATATGTAATTTTCCTAGCCATATTTAATCTCTATATCCAGGTTCATAATCCCCTTTTATTTTAGATTGTTTTTCAATATCTTTTTTATATCTCTCCTCAGCAGCTCTAACCTCATCTAAAAGAGGACCTATCCCTTTAGCTTCTGCGATTACATCTTTAGCTTTATATCTTAGTTGTCCTGTCTCATCATTTACATCACTTAAATCTACTAAATCATTAAAGTATATCGTTAATTTATCTATCACAGTATATACAGATTTAAGTAATTTATATGTTCTAAAAGAATCTCTTAACTCTTCATATTTCCTACAAGCTGTTCTAAATAAAGGATCGGAAAATTCCTCATCTGTTATAGATGCTTGTCTTCTCGCTTCTTTATTTCTATTCTGTTCAGAGAAATCGCATATAGGAGATTGCCAATCTAACATTAAATAAATATATTTAAATTCCCTAAATGCTCGTAATTTAAACCTTCCAGCAGGATCTTCTGGACATTTATTTCTCTCAGACTCCATTAAATCATTAAATTCTTTAAGTAATAGAATCTCTTCCTTATTTAATTCTAAGGATCCGGTTTGATTATTATAATTAAAAAATTTTACCATAGTACATATCCATATTTAACAAGAAAGAGTGACATAAATAAGGAGATTATTTATATCACTCTTCATATCATACCTTTTCTAAATCTTTAGTCGAGAATACTCCTTCGCACATATCTCGATTAGAATTAAACCATACACACCTCATTCCAAGAAATGAAATTTCATTTTCTGATGAATCTACAACTTTTTCCACTATAAGCATTTTAGGCTTAAATGGCATATCGTGTTTTAATTGAACCAAATCTCCTGGTTTTAGAAATATTTTAGGTTCTTGATATTTAAGACAATTCTTCATGGTTATTAATTTTCTTAGAACTACAAGCTAATACATTTTGCTCTTGAATAATCCATAAAACAGTATCTCCAGTTCCGTCAGTATCAATTGGGAGATCTCTTTCACTATTAGCTATATACATTATATCCATTCCCGGAGTAACTGTTTTACAATCGGGACCTACATCTATTACACTACCTACAGAAATAAAGCGTTCATTCCAAATATCTATATCTTCTCCAGAACGAGGATCATGTTTAACGTCCCGTTTTAATATAATTCCTCCCTTAGATTTAGGATTTTCATAAGGACTAGCAGGATATTTAGAGAAGATTAAATAAGTTCCCATTGGTTTAATTTCCCAATTATTTACTTTATCCTCAAAAAACTCTACTTGTTTCTGGAGTTCTTCGTCAGAGACATTTTTTATTTTCTCATCGATTCCTATCGATTTAAGAGCTTTGTCAGTATTTAATTCTGACCTAACATTCTCCGGAACATATAATCCGGAATAATCATTTTTCATTACTTTTCCCATATACATTTAAATTTAACATAAAACATTTACCATTTATTTAATACACAATGATTATTTTTATTTCTTGTCTTTGCCATTAGTCTGCATCCACATCCTTTAACCCATCCAACCATTTCTACATCAGATACCTGACCAGTACGAGGATTTATCCATAATTTAGGATCACAATAGCCTCCATATTTTTCTGAATATAAAGGACATTCTTTACATATCTCCAATCTTTTTAAATATAATTTTTCATTTATATTTAAAAATTCTTTTGCGTGTCCTGATAATATATCTTTAATACTCATGATATTTAAAATATTATAGGTTTATTTTCTTCTTCATATTTCCGGAGAATTAACTGCTTTTTATAGTATTTAAGCATCTTCTCTATATCAGATTTTAAATATTCTAGAACATACTCATTAACTTCGCCATCGTGAGTAAAGTGAACAATTCTTAACTCATCAATAATTAAATCCGGATTTTGTTTTTGAAGCATCCATGCGTAAAGAGATAATTGAAGAGTATAATGTAAGAAGTTACAATCCATTATATTATTTAAAGGATATTTCATCATTTGATACTTCTTCTTTTTAGGATCAAAATAGGATTTTTGTTTTAATTTCTTATTAGTCTTCCAGTCCCACACTTTGATATGATTTCCATTTTTAATAATTAAATCAGATTGTCCAGCAATACGTAACATTCCTTCTGGATCTATATAAGAAATTAACATTTCCGGTATAATTCCTGTATCTATATCTAAATTATGATGATTTTTATATACAGGAATAGTTCCTCCTAAATTAAATCTCTTAATCATTTTCTCAGCATGATTATAAAATCCAGTTTCTTGTTCTGCATGTATCTCAGTACCATACTCACAAGCTATCCTATTTGTTTCTCCCCAATCTTTTACATATTTATTACAAGTCTCTTCAAATACTTCTTTTGTAATACTATCTGGAATATAAGAATCATCCCATTTTTTAGTATTTAATAAAGAACTCTTTACATTAATAAAATCATCTCCCATTAACTCTTCTAACGCCTTATACTTCTTCCAAAAATCTGAATCAAACTTATTCTCGAACTCTCCAATTAAAGTAGTTACAGAAATAAATTTTTTCCCTTCTCCTACTCCCTTTTTACCTACATACACATGTTTCTCATCATTGTATGTAACATCATCATTTTCCTTATCGACGATTAAATCATTACCATCGAAGGAGAAGTATTTAATATCTCCTTCATTCATACTCATAGTCATAATATATAAATTTTAATTTCCTTTCACTATAGCTAAATCTATTATAGCTCTCGCACAAGTTGTTATATAATAAAACATTTGATCATGCGAAAATGGGGATTCTTTTGAATAACTTATTCCAACAAATCCTCTGGGAGTTCCATCAATTTCTATTAAATAAAGAAATAATTGTTTAGCTCCATTCTGTTTTAACATTGTATATAAAATCGGATCTGATTCTTTAATATTCTCTATATCTAATAGATTATATACTTTCTTTTCGTTAAGTTCTACATTAAATCTAAAATTATCAGTACTTTGTTGTTGATATTGTTGTTTAATTCCTGCTACTCCAGAAGCATTTTGTTCATTTCTCATTGTGAAGTATGTAAAGAGATTCCCGCTTAATGAAGTTAAACTATTACCATATTCACAGAAAAATGCTCTATCAGCTTTAAGAGTTTGTTGAAGTTTACGTAATTCATTATCGATTTTAGGAGGAAGAGTTAGTGCGGCATTTACTAATTCCGCATGTTTCTCTGATCTCTCTTTTTCTCTCTGATTGAATACATTACTTATTTCAGTTCTAACAGTTTCTTTTATTGTTTCATTTAAATATCTTCCTGTATAGTTAGAAAAATACAAAGTACATAATATAACAATTATATAAAGTACACATTTAGAATCTTTTATAATTTTAGATTTAATTAAACTATTTATGAGAGGTAGAATTTTGTCCATCATTTAACTTATTTTCTATTTTTAATGCACACTTACTTTGAATAGTGCAAATATATTAATAACTTGCGGTCAAAACAAGATTTATATATTTAAATTTAAAAATATAAGAAATAATATGTTTAACGCGTTAAATTATAGAATATGAAATTTGATCTTAGTAAAATAGACTTTAGTCTATTAAAAGTTCCAGATTTGGATTTAGAGGAATTTAATAATGTTATAGAGAAGTATTTAGGTAAAGAATCTGCGGAATTTCTTAAAAAAGGTGGGAAAATTTATATTAAGAAAAAGAATCGTGGAAAATTTACAGAATCTGCTAAAAGAGCTGGGAAATCTGTTCAAGAACACGCTAGATCGGTATTAAATGATCCAAATGCTACACCTCTACAAAGGAAAAGAGCTAATTTTGCTCGAAATGTAGCTAAATGGAAGCATAAGGATAGAAAGAAGAAATAAAATTTATATATAATCTTATATTTAAATGATATCTAATACTAATAATAATAAAATCCCACCTCTTCCTATCTGGGCGATATTATTTAAATCTTCTCCTAAACCCGAAACTTCCCCCTCCGTCGATTCTCAGGAAACTCAAATATTTGTACCTAAAGAATCTATATATAAAGAAAAGATTCAATCCAATAAAAAATTTGATACTAGAGTTAATTGGGATAATATAAAATGGTTACAGAAATTCTTTCATGAGAATCTGATGGAGGATAAAAATGCTTCATATAACAAATCCTTAGGAATAGTATCTAACATCATAAAGGAAAGTTTCGGAGAGCCTACGACCAAACAAGACGGAGGAGGTCCCGGATATGGTTTACTTCAATGGACAACAGGGAAAGATAGATATAATAAGATGATGGAATATAAAACAGATAGTATTATTCCTGGTATAGATCCAGAATTACAAAGACAAGCAGAATTTATATTAAATAGTATAAAAGATCCGGACTCCGGAGAGTGGCATCATGGAGGTGAGGGAAGTGGATATAGTAAAGCAAAATATGCCCAAAAGGATTTTATGAATCCGAATAATAGAGCTACGAAAAGTTCTGAGATATTTACTAAAACATTTGTTAGACCAAAAGATAAATCGGAAGTAAGGAAAAGAGGAGAACTTGTTCCTTTATTAGATTCTCTATTTAATACTAAATATATGAAATAATTAATATGTTAGGAGGAATTATATTTATATTTGTGGTATGGTTTATTCCACTTATAATATGGTTAATAATAAAAAATCCTTTTAAACAAAAAGCTACATGTGAAGCTGGTAAAAAGGAAATACTTAGAGATAAGAGAATGTTTATATATGCCATGATTTTTGGATTACTTTGTATATTAGCAACAATTCTTCTAGGATAATAATGAATAATATTTAAACAATATAATATATGAAAAATTTTTGGAATAAAGTAAAAGGATTCTTTAATAAAGTATTAAATTATAAAGCTGTTAAAGTTATAGTTTCAGTTTTATTATCTGCCGGATTAACTTACTTATTTAAATCTGCATTAGTATTTTTCTGCTTCTTAGTATTATGGTATTTATTATATATCTTAATAGATAAGTGGATAAAGAAAAATGATGATGAGGAATTAAATAAATTACATATTTAAGGTTTATATATAAAAATACCCTATAACAATTAAGTTATAGGGTATTTTCATTTAACATTATTAACACATAAAATAAACACGCAAAGAAGACTACTTGCTTATATTCTCAATCATCTTCTTAATAAAATTAAGAGATTTAAGATAATCGTCATTTGTTATATATTCTATATCAGAACTTTTTAACATTTCCTTTACTATTTCTTCGAAATTAGAGAATAACTCATTTATATCAGGACTAGTACATTTAACCTGATCTATTGGTAACTTATTACTAGCTATAGGTGCTCCGATAGTAACCCCAACTTTAGCATAATTCGGAATTTTATCTAAATCAGGATTATTTAATTTATTTTCTAACTCATCTAAAGAATCCTCTTTCTCATTAGGAATGTTATCTAAAGCTCTATCTAATTTCTCATCGATAAGATCTAACAATGTCTCAATATCAATTCCATCATAGTCTTCTCCTTCTCTATGGAAGTTATCTAATTTAGATAATATCACTTTAAGTCTATCCTCAATCATATCAAAATAATCAGAGAAGCTCTTATTCATTTCTAATAGTTCTCTTAAATTCTTTTTATTCTCACAATCTCCTTCATTAAAATACTGAATAATTTGAACTAATTTCTCAATTCCGATTTTAGCATTATTCATTACATCCATCATAGAAGCATTTATACATTCTAACTCCTTATCACTAATAAGTTTTTCCATAATCATATTTTTAATTTAACATATACAAATATACTAAGATTATAGATCTAATCCTAAGATTAAATGTTAAATTTTATAAATTAAGATTTTTTCTTAATTCCGGAATGATATTATTCAAATCCTTCTTCACAGCCTCTTGTCTATCTAAATATGATAATTCTGGATATTTAATCTTTCCAAATTCATCTATAAACTCTATTGAATCCTGAGATTTAAATTCAGGATCTGATATTATTATTGTTTTTATCTTATTTAAGTTATTCATTATATAACTATACATTTCTAATATATTTTGCATTATATTACCATTCATATACTATTTGTTTAACTCTATAAATTATGCCACTACAAAGATAGTATATATTTAATATTTAAAGAATATATATATTATATAACAATAACATGTGCAATTTAATTTATACTTAATCAGTTGCCCCTCCATTTGCTGGCGGAAGTTCTGGAGAGGTATTAGTTACAATAGTATCTAATTTAGTATTTACCTGAATTAAATTCGTATCTATACTAGAGGTATTCGTATGTATAGAAGTAGTTGTATCCTTTATCTGTCCCAAAGTTTCTTTAACAGGATCTAAATCAACATCAATATTAGCTAAAGATGCTAATGCTGTATCTAATTTAGCACTAAATGTAGTAGTTAAATTCTCTATTTTAGTTATTAAATCTTGTATTTTAGTATTTGTCGTATCTATCTTAGTATTAGTAGTATTTAATTCATTTACTACTGCTGATAATTTCTCTGTCAATAAAGCTATATTCTCCGTATTAAAATCTCCCACTCCTTCCTTAATTCCTTGTAAAAGTTGGAGGTATAGCTCATTGTAATTAGTTGTTTTATAAAAATCGTTTACGTTCATTGTGATATATTTAAATTATAAGTTCTATTATTTTAGTATTGTCTGTATTTAAAATTTCTTTATTTTTGCATGGTTGAAGTTTATATGTATAACTCTCCTCTTCTGGAAGATATTCTGGTTCGGAGATTATTTTATAATATCGTTGTAGTCCTTCTTTTATATAAAAGGATTCTGGAAAAGTTAATGTTATTGGTGCAGATTCAAAAGTTAGATTTTGCATAAAAGGGTTGATTGTTATGATTTACAAAGGTATGTGATTTTTGTGAGAAATCCTAAAGAAGATTAAGATTTAATTATACTATCATATTTAACTCCATTCCAATAAGGATATAGATAATAATCATCAAGTTTAGCATTTCCGATTCCTACATATTTTTCAAATTCGTCTAATTCATTTATTGGAGTATTCTTGAAATCATCTATTAAACGAGTATAAAAATCTAGAATAGTAAAATTATTAAATAATACTGTACTTTCTTTATATCTTTCTACTTTTATAAAACCTAAATCCTCTAACAATTTCTCTCTTTTAATTAAAATATTTTTAGATTTAATCTTTAAAAGTTTTTGTAATAGAGATTTAGTAATAATTAATTTTGGATTTAAGTTATATTGTTTGAAAAATGAAGTTAGTAATAAACATATAACTCTAATTTCTATATTTCCAACAGGACTACATACAATATATAAATCACTAAAATTATCGCAGAAAGTATATTCATAAACATACTCTCCACTATGAGAGATTACATTTTCTTCTGCTTGTTCTTTTGTTTTATCTTCTTCTTTTTTATCTTCTTTGATTGGGATATAATCTTTAAAGATTGTAACAACTTTATCTGAATTAAACCATTCTGGGCGATCTATTCTATATTCTTCACATAATTTATGTAAATTAGATTCATCTTTACGACTTCCTTCTTTCGAATCTAATAATATGGCTGTAGGGTTATGTTGTTTATATTGATCAAATCTATGTTCTAAATTAGTAGTATATCCTATTTTATATAAATTTCCTGATTGAATTAAGTATATCATTCTATTTCGTATTTAATAATAGTGTTAAATTCTCTACAATTTTTTAATGCTTCTTCAATTTGGTTTGTATTTCCTTTAAAAAAATATCTCGGATTTAAATAATAGATTCCTTTATATGTAGGATCTTTAAATATAACATTTTTTTTACATAAGGAAGTTAAACAATTTTTTATTGTTCCTTCTGTAATTCCACAATTATTTATTATATCCGCTTTTAATTTCATATTAATAACTATCTGATTTCCATATTCCTTATCTACTTCTTTTATATATTGTGAATTTTTCCATAAATATAAAAGTACTTTATATTCACTCATCGTTTTTATTCCAAGTAATCCTGTTATATCCTCTAAATATACTTGAATAAATTCACTAGATTTAGTTTTCTTTACTATTTCAAACTCTTGAAGAGTTTCTCCCGCAAAAGTGTTAGTAATTTCTTCTTTAGTTATATTCATAATTATTTAATTTTACATTACAAATATAATAATATAAATTTATATTACCAAATATAAAAGACTAAAATTTTTAATCACTCCCCAAATGACTTATGTCATTCCCCAGATGACTAACCATAATTTGGGGAATTACTAATTCTCTTGTAACTAGTTGATTGTCAGTATGTTATATAAAATTCTCTTATCTAAAGATTTAACCTCAATCATCTCCGATGATTTCGGATCT